TATTACATATAAAGTAATGAAAACCAATATTACAATTTATATGTAATAAAAAATAAAAATTATAAATGGGATTTGATGTATATCCCTTAAGAATATTGCGATTTTTGTGATATTATGCATCTGTTTTATAGGAAATATCATCATCATCAAGAATATCACCACAAGGTATTTCTACTATTCTCTTGGTTTTAAATTTTTCACTTCTTAAATAAGTGATAGATTTGGCGTTTGAAAATTTTTTTTCAATATCTCTTTTAGTTAAATTCATATATTTACAATCTTGACTAATATCATTTTCAATGGTAGAAGTTATTTTAATTAAAACCTTAGTTTTAGTTAAAAGATGTATTCTAATATTTTTCTTTTTTAATGTTAATGTTTTATTATCTTCTATTTGATTAAGATAAACCGCTCTAGGTTTTCTTTTAAAATAGTTATATTTATTTCTAGGATTTTCGTTCAAAATGATAGTTTCCATTGTGTTTTTTTATAAATGTTTTTATTTTAAAATAAATCAATTTTTTTACCACCAATTCGTGTAGTAAATTTGATAGCGTTGTTCAATTTTTTCTAAAGCTTTATTACAAAAATCTAAATCCTCTACTTTTTGTTCTTCATTATCTTCTAATTCCCATTCATCATCAAAAAAGTTATTATTTAAAATTTCATTTTTTAAATCTAAAATATCTTTTTGAGATAACCAAACTTTTTGGCTATTAAAAGTTTTTGTTCCACCTTTTTGTTGGTATAAATCAAACATCCACTCATCTAATTTGTAATGTTTCCTCCAATGAAATAATTCTTTTTCATCATTATTCTTAAAATTTGTTTTAGAATTAGGTTTTCTTCCAATATAGTAAAAAACGAATTGATCTAGTCCCATTTTAACTAATTTTATTATAAAATAAAATATTCAATTTTTTTTAAGAGAAAGATTTGTAAAAAATTTGATAAGAATCATTTAATTTTTCAAGAGCAAAATCACTAAATTTTAGGTCAAGATTTTTTTGTTAGTAAGATTTATGATATATTTTTAATATCTGTTTTCGTTAACCAAACTTTTTGATAAAAATATTTATTAAAGATAGGTTTATCACTTGATAATTTATGCATCCAATCATCTAAAACCAAATTATTTTCCCAAATAAAATATATTATTTTTTTTATAATTTTTTTTGTTTTTCCTATACAAAATAACCATTCTGAGTTAAACTCAGTTTTTTATTATTTTAAAAAATTAATTTTTCAGGTATTTTTTGTAAAATTGATAATCTTGTTCTTCAACAACAGAAAATATAACGTTAAGATCAGGAAATTCACCTGCTGTAGAAACTGCGATAGAAGCGGCTTGTTCTTTAGGAAATCCATAAAAACCGGTTCCTAAACAACAAAAAACAATTGTTTTGAGTTTCATTTCCTGCATTTTAAGGAGAGAGTTTTTGTAACAAAGTTTTAGCATTTCCTCATTTGGATTTCCATTGTTATCCAAAATAGGAGCAACAGTGTGGAAAATAAACTTTGAAGTTTTTATTCCAAAAGATGGAGTAACAATAACTTCTCCGACATCACAACGACCTACATCAACTACCGTTGAATTTTTAAGGGGTTTGACTGGGAATTTTTTACATTTGTAAAGAAGTTCAATACCTGCAGCTTGATGAATTACGAAATCAACGCCACCACCACCTTCTAAGGTTTCATTTGCGGCGTTAACTACGGCATCTGCCGTGATATTAGTTAAAGATTCTTTGATGACTTTCATTTTATGTAAATTAAAATATAAAATAAAACCATCAATTTTTTTATTTACATCCATAATTAGTGTTAATTATTTCATAACTAACTACTGAAGGAACAATAAATTCGTCTAATGCTTTTTGAGTCATTTTAATTTGATTAATTGGATTTTCATCTTCATTATATAAGAAATAATATTCTTCGTCACATTTATTTAGATAATTTTTGTTTTTACTCCATTGTTTATTATTAGGAACACCAAATATTTCTAAATTATCTAGATTTTTAAAATCAAATTTAATTAGAACAATAAAATCTGTATTATATTTTGTTGAACCACAAGCATATAGTTTAGCAGATGCATAATCTTTTGTAAAATAAACTCCTTTACCTAATTCTTGATTTTTGAATGCATAATTTTTAGGTTTATTGTTATTTTTATTGTTATTTCTATTTATTAAATATTTATTGGGTATTTTTAAAGATGAATCAAAATGAAATTTATAAAATGATTCTAAAGATACTCCTCTATAAAAATAATATTTTTTAGTATTTGATGGAAAAATATCTTTTATTTTCATATAATAAATATATATATTTTTTTTTCAAAGATAAAAATATTTTTTAAAATATGGTAAAACCAGAAGAGGATTTTTATGAGTGGGTCAATGAGGATTGGTTAAAAAATAATCCAATACCAGATGATAAGTCAAGTTATGGGACGTTTACGGTTTTAGATGAAGAGAGTATGAAAAATCAGAGAGAGATTTTAGATAATTTAGAACCAAAAACTCATCATCAAAGGTTATTAAGTAAATTTTGGAGAAAATGTGATTTTCAGGATAATCCAAATTTTTTAATAACTTATTTTAATAAAATTTATCAGGAAATTATAAAAACTGATATAGAAGATGAACAATCTAATATAGGGTTTTTATTAGGGAAATTACATCAAAAAGGAATGAACCCTTTTTTTAGTTTTGGTGCGAGTATAGATTATGATGATTCCAAGAGACATATACCAAGTTTTTATTTAGGTGGATTATCAATGCCAGATAAAGATTATTATTTAAGTGATAAATATTTAGATAAACAAGAAAGTTTTAAAACTTATATTGAAAAATTAGGAATGTTTTTTCAACAAGATTTTAGTGCAGTTTATGAAATTCAAAAGAAATTAGCTGAATTTCATTTTAGTAAAATAGAAAAAAGAGACCCTTACAAACAATATCATCCATTGGATTTATCAGAGGTAACTTTGATTGACCCAAGTTTAATGGAATTTTTACATTCATGTGGATATTTGAAAAAACATCAGGAACAAGAGCAGAAAATAAATGTAGATAATCCAGAAGCTTATAAAAATATAATTCCATTTTTAAGGTCATTACCATTAGATATTTTTTGGAGTTGTGTTAAATTTTCTTTTTTCAAGTCTTATGGAATATATTATTCTAAGGAGTTGGATAACTTATATTTTGAATATTTAACCAAACCTTTTAGTGGTTTGAAAATCCTCCCTGATTTATGGAAAAGGAAATTGAAATTAATTAATGGTAATTTAGGAGAATTAGTAGGAGAAGAGTATTGTCGGAAGTTTTTTACTGAAGAAACTAAAGAAAAAGCCTTAGAAATGATTTCATATATTAGAGAAGCCTTTGAAGAAAGAATTAAGGTTTTAGATTGGATGGAAGATGAAACTAAAGAGAAAGCCTTAGAAAAATTAAAGACTATTAATGCTAAAATAGGATATCCAGATGTCATAGAAGATTATTCTTCATTAGATTTTACAGGAAAAGAATTTATTGAAATCTTAATAAAAATGAACCAATGGGAATGGGAAAATGAATTAAAAGAGATGTATCAACCAGTGGATAGAAGAAAGTGGGGTATGAACCCTCAGATGGTTAATGCTTATTATCATCCACTTAATTGTGAAATAGTTTTCCCGGCAGCGATTTTACAACCTCCTTTTTTTGGAGGGGATGATGAAGAAAATTTTGGGGGAATAGGAGCGGTGATAGCACATGAATTAACGCATGCTTTCGATGATAAGGGAAGACAATTTGATAAGGATGGTAATTTGAAGGATTGGTGGAATAAGAGGGATGAGGAAAGGTTTAATGTAAAGTTGAAAGTAATAGTGGAACAATTTAATAATGAAACCTTTTTTGGGGAAAATATTAAGGGAGAATTAACCAGTGGTGAAAATATTGCGGATGATGGAGGTGTAAAAATAGCGTATCAAGCCTTAAATAAAAAGTTAGGTGAAAAAATGTTTGAAAAAATAGATGGTTTTACCCGAGAACAAAGATTTTTTATGTCCTGGGGTAAAATTTGGAGAAATAATATTAGAGAAGAATATGCTAAAACTTTAATTAATACCGATCCACATTCACCAGGTAAATTAAGAGTGAATGCTATCTTAAAAAATTGTAATGATTTTTATAATGCTTTTTCTATTAATGAAGAACATCCAATGTTCTTAGAAAAATCCAAAAGATTTAATTTATGGTAATTCCTTCAAAATTACTAAATTCATAGGTTCCAATAAAACCTTTCTATCTATCATGGTTTTAAAAAATACTTTCCGCTTTTTTAAACATAAAACTCGCGAATAATAAATTTCTTTATTATTTATTTCAATAATATTATTATTATTATTATTAATTGGAAAAATAACACATAAAGTAGGTTCAACTCCTAAACAATTTCTAGATATTTTTAGTTCAGTTTTCCCATCAATACTCTTCTTAAATTTAGTTTGAATAAGATAATTTTCATTTTCATTGAGTTCCTTAAAACTAAAACATTCATTCTTTTTATAGATTTTTTCCATTTTCTCAAATGCTGAAAAAACAATAATCGGTGAAATAATTTTTTTGGATGGTTTGGTTCTTCTAATTGAAACTGGTTCTTGTAAATTTAAATTACTTGTATATTTAAAATAAAAAACCTCCTGTTCCAAAAGACCCTTAACCGTCAAATCATAAAATTTAGTCACTTCATTCAAAGAAGTCATCTCTAAAAATTTTTCATTATTTCTTTCATATTTTTCTAAAAATTCTTCCTGCCGAAATGTCTTAGCATCCTCAAAAACCTCAATAAACTTCTCATACTCCTTCAAACGATAATGAAAAGAAACCTTACCATCCCTCAAAAATAAATACTTCTCTAACACTCCTAATCCCTTTAACTGTCCTTCTATTTCTGTTATCTTTGTCAAACTATACCCTGCATCTAATAATTCCTCATAAGAACGCATTAAAACTGAACATTCTCTAGGAACATCACTTTGACTTTGACATTCCCTCAAAAATATATCCTTATCCATATTAAAATAATATTTCAAATAATCCATCTCAATCATCTTACTCAAACGCTCACGACATTGATAACTTTTATGAAATGCTGTTTGACTTCCCATATCCATCAAATTTAAAATTAACTGACTTGGTAAAATACAATAAATTCCATAACTATATTCCCAAAAATCAGAAACAAAATTAGAACAAGTAATCTCAAAAAAAGGTATAAATACCCTTTCATTCAAACAATAGGAAAACTTTAAAACATATATATCACCCATATTTATTCTTGAGATGATGCTTTTGATAGTTATATTATCAGTAAAATTTTTAAAAAAACATTTGTAACCTTCAAATTTTTTATCAAAATAATTTGAAAAAAATACTTTTAATTCTTCCAAGTCCCTAATTCCAGCCCCTCTTTTATTATATTGTACATCAATGTCAAAAGAAGACTTATCTCCTGTCAATAGATTATATAATCGGCCTCCTTTCAACAAAACTTTTTCTTCATGATTGATATTGTAGGAACGAAGGGCTTCAAAAACAAGGACATCATTAATTTTTTTTATATTTTGATTATTTTCTATCGTAGTCCTTAAATCCTTCATCTTTAAAAATTTGTATTATCACTTATTATCTCTTTAAATTCTTTTTTCAATTTTTTTATCAAGAATTATTTTTAAGAAAAAATAAGTTAAAAAAAAAATTTAAATTTCTATCAATAAAAAATGAAACGAAAATATCAATTTTTATTAAGTATTGTGATAATTACTATATTTTTTTTCATAATTTTATATGTTTATTTTGGTATAATTTTATGGAATAAATATAAATACCTTTGGAAAGTAGTAAAAAAAATGGAAAATGATAAGTATTTATGGCCAATTTCTAAGAATATTAGTAAAAAAATAGTAGATAATATAAATCTGGAGGGTGAAACCTTATTAATAGGGGTAGGTAATTGTGGGGTTTTAGATTATTTGGTGAAGCATCAAAATAAAAAAATAACGGTTTTAGATAGTAATAATTATTTATTGGATATAGCCAGGGATAAATATCCAGAGTGTGATTTTATTAATGAGAGTTTTGAGAATTTTAAAGTAGAAAAGAAGTTTGAGAATATTGTTTCAACCTTACCGCATAAGGAATTTACTTTGAGGGAGATAGAGATGTTTTTTAATAAGTATTTTCAGTATGGGAAAGAAAATATTATATTTTTTGAGAGTAAGATGCCGCATGTCAAGAATACTTATAATAAATTAATAATAAATAATTATAATCAAACTATAAAGGATGGTTATTTTGATTATAAGGTGATAAAGAAAGTGAAGAATATACCGCCATTAAATTTATGTGTTTGTCAGTTTATTCAAAATGAAGGGCAACAACTCCAAAATTCTTAATTGTTCCGTATTTATAATATTTTTCATAAAGCATTTTACCGCATTTAATAGTGGGGAACCCGGGTAAAACTTTATAAAGTTTTTCTTCAAAGAGAAGTTCATTGAAGGTTGGGTATTTCATAACTTTGGTGATTTTAACTGGTAATTTTTCTTCCTTAACATTATTTCCGTTTTTAACTTTATGGGTAAAAACGACAACATCACCTTTACGAATATCAGCGACTACACCATAATTAACGCGACCTTCTACTTTTTTAAGACCAGATTTTATTAAGGTAAACCAGGGGTCTTTAAGGGTGAGTTCAAATTGTTTTTTATTTTTACGGTCATTAGGGACTTCCATGCCGACGTTTTTGTAATTTTTTTTCATTTCTTTTTCTTTTTGAGCAGTAGTATTTTCTAAACCTTGATATTTTTTAGTGGTTTTTTTATTATTCATATTTTAAATAATAAAAAAATTTAATACCATAATCCTTTAGGATTAGTTCCAGGTCCAGTATAAACTACAACCCATTTTCCATTTTGTAATTCCCCTACACTACCGTTAACGTCTATTATTTTTAAGGTAACATTAACTTTGGGATATTTTTTAAGTAATTCTTTTTTGGCTAAGACTAAAGCACGTTCTTGGATTTCAATTTCTTTTTGGTTATTTTCACCTAAAGTTTCAGGATAACCAGATTTAGGTAAGAAAACTTTAAAAGCACCACAATCTTGATGATTAATTATGTCAATATTTTGAGTATTGCTTAAGGCTTGTGAAATTTCAAAGTTAGTTAATAAAGCTTTTTTTAAGGTGCAATTAGTATTTTTAGAATCACAAGTGCATCCTCCGCCGTATTTACAACAATATTTTTGATAAGAAATAGGTAAACAGGCACCAGCGGCAGTTCCATTATAATAATTGGCTTCTTGTCCGATGGCGTTGTAATACGCGCTGACAAGGTAATCGTAGCGGTAGTCAATACAGTTGATTAAATATATCTTGCTCATAATTTAAAGAATAAAAAAAATAAAAATTGAGATAATTTAAAAGTTTTTTGATTGAAAAAGATATGAATTTACCAGAAATAGAATATTTTTTTGTTTCAATATGTTTTTATTATTTTGGGTATCAAGTAGTTAATTTTTTATACAGAAATAATGTTGATTATATTAATTTACCAAAAGAACGCAAAGAATATTTTCAAAAAAATATAGTTAAAACCTTTGCTTTGGTTTTTATTAGTATTTATGGAAGTCATATTTTATTCAATGGATTTTACCACCAATATTGGGATAACGTTTTAATTCATCGTTTTGGATATATTTATAGTGCCTTAGATGTATTAGGATTATTAGTGGTGAAAAATTTACCTCTAAATAGTAAAATACATCATGTTAGTTCATTTTTATTTTCTTATATGAATTCTTTGGTGGATTATACAACCAATACTTTTTGGGTGGGATTACCGGTTTATTGTATTTTGAGTTGTTATGCTTTTGGGGTGAATTATTATTTGGCGAAAAGGTTATTAACTCCGCATGTTTTAACTTTGATAACTTATAATATTTTATCTTATGGGGGATTGTTGGGAATTAATTGGTTATATCAGTTATTAAATATTTATTGGAATGGGACGATGACATGGGATGTGTTTTTATTTGTAGGATTAGTGTTATTTGTGGCGAATGATGATATTAAATTAATGAAGTTTATGATTTATCATCGGAAGAAATATTTAAAAAAAATTGAAAAAAATAATGTTGAAAGGGTATAATAAAAATGAGATTTTGGAAAAATTTTTGGAAAAATAAAAAAATTCCTGAAAAAAATAATTTTCAGGAAAATAATTTTCAAGCAGAGAATTTGACAGAGGAAGAATGTAGTATTTGTTTTGAAAAAATAATGAAAAATGAAATAGTGGTTTTACCATGTTTACATAAATTAGATATTAAATGTTATGAGAAATATAGGGAAAGTGTTAAAGAAAGAATTAGTTCATCTTTTAATTGTCCGATTTGTCGGAATCCGATAGAGGTAGGAACTGATAGATGTATGATTTGTCAGGAACTTTTAGAGAAAGATAAAATGAATTATTTAAAGAATGTAAAATGTGGATGTGAATATCATTATACTTGTTACAATGATAAAAATCCATCTTATTATAGAACAAATAAACATCGATGTTCTGTTTGTTCAGTAGAACATCGTCCGGAAGATATGGAAGTTTATTCTTATTTATATTTTCCAGAAGGATATGAAACCTGGATTAGTGAGATTAAGGGGTGTCAACAAAATAATTGTCATCAGATTGGAAATCCAAAATGTGGGAATTATTGTGATGTTCATAAGAAATTTACTGTTAAAAATAGAGAAGTTGTTAAAGCCTTTAAATATTTTACACAAAAAGGGATAGGGATGAGTAGAGATGAGAAAGAGAAGTTATTTTTAAAGATGATGAAAAAAGGAGATAAGGTTTAAAAAATTATAAGGTTTATTGATTATGGAAAACATAGAAGAAAAAATAAAAAAATTATTAAATAAAAATTTAGAATATGAAATAGAAGATTTTGGTCAAGGGAAGTTGTTAGTTATTAATGAATTAAATGAAGAAAGTTTAGAATATCATTCAGGATTAAGAAAAGGAGATAAAATTTTAAAGATTAATAATATTTTAATAGATACTTTAACAATTAATCAGATAGATGATTTATTAAAAAAAAGTGAATTAGATGATGAGATGGAAATTATTTTTTTTAGGAATGGTCAAAGGGAAAGGATAGTAATAGGAATTCAATCAAAAAGTTTATCACCTAATTTTGAAGATGACCAGCATTTTGAAAATGAAAGTTTTAGTTTTAAAAGAAAAGTTAATGAATTTAATTTAGTTAATAAATTGGAAGAATATACTAGTTATAAAAGACATTGTCATTGGATTACTGCTAAATATTTTGAGAGATTAAATAAGTTTTTTGTTATTCCTAGTATTATTATAACAGCGATTAGTGGAATGTTAAGTTTTATTAGTTCAAGTAGTTATATTAAAAAAGAAATGAGTGTTTATTTAGCCTTAACTGTAGGTTGTTTAGCAAGTTTAAGTTCATTAATCCAATCATTTAGTAATGCTTATGGATTTGCAAATAAGGCAGAGGCGCATGAGAATGCAGCGGAAAGTTTTGACCAGGTGATAACCAAAGTAAGGTTTTCAAAATATAGTAGTGAGAAGATAGATGATAAATTTTTGGATGATTTAAAGGATACGATTTTAGAGATAAAACAGCGGTGTAAATATATTATACCGGATTGGGTGGATAATGAATATAAAAAGAGGGAGTTTGAGAGTAATTCATTAAAAATATTTTATGAAACTAAAAATAGAGAGTTAAAGGGTAAAAATAGGACAAAGTTAAAAAAACTAAAGTTTTATGAACAATTATTTGAGAAAACTTGGGATGAAAAGATAAATAAGGAAAAACCTACAACTGAAGATTGTCAAGAAATAGATAATATATTAAATAAGATAGAGGTTGATTACAAATAAAATATTTTATAAATACCGATAAGGAAAACTATAATATAATAAAGGTAATTACCCCAATTATTCCACCAGTTATGTTTTTTAAAACCAATAAGACCGAAAAATTCAGGGAATAATCTTTCTTGAGGAAAATCACAAAGTTTATTTAAGTTTTGTGTGATAAAACATTTATTTTTATTAAAAATCCAATGAAAGATGACAATAATATGACCAAGACAAAAAAGAGATAAGAAAAGTTTGTTATTAGAGAAGAAACCGAAGTTTAAAACAGTAGCGATAATATGATGACCAAAAATAATCATGACAACTTGTAATTTATTTTGAACTTTTTTGATACAAGAGGCAGAAACTTTTTCAATGTCTATAGCAGTAAAAATTAAGGAAAGATAAAGGAAGATAATACAATTAAATAAAAAATTTTCAATCATACTTTTTGGGAGAATAATTTTTTAATGGTTTTATCAGAACTTATATTTGCAGTTTGATTTTTTATCCAATATTTTAAAAAACAATCATAAATACGATTTAACATCACTCTATTAATTTTAGTGATATGTTGAGGCATAACTTTATCGTAAATAACACCAGGTTTTCCGTTAAATTCTAATAAATAAACCTTGAATTTTTCATTTAAAATGATATCTAATCCGTAAAGGTGCCAAAGGAATTTTGGTTCTTTTTTGTTTTTAAAATAAGCTTCAGTCTGCTGAATAATATAGGGTAAAAATTTTTTAGCGACTTTTTTCAAAACTTCTTGAACATTATTTTTCCAAAGATTTTGTTCTTCTAAAGAATAATTTTTAAAAAATTCTTCTAAATCAATAATATAATCATCTACTTTTCCAACTTTTGGAGCTTTAATATTTGTTGCAAAACATAAATTACTATTATTTTCTGAATTAAATTTAACACCTGCACATTTGATATGAGATTCCTGAAAAGTATAAACTCCATATTCTTTATCTTCTTTCACCACCAATAAAAATACTCTTTGGTCAAATTTTAAACCCTTATGTAATAAGGGAACAATTTCCTGTTGTAAAATAAAAGTATTATTATTTTTTATTTTATTTAAAACTTCTTGATGATTTTTAACTACATAAACGGTTGCAGCTCCAACACCATGGTCATCTTTTAAAACTGCGCGGTTATAAGTGGCTGTTAATTTAATAAATTCGTCAATTAAATGAGGAAACTTAATTACTGTTTTTTTGGTGAGAGACATGGAATATGGGTAATAAGGTTTTAGGTTGAAGATTTTATTAATAATAGCTTTACGGGCGTGACAATTAGGGAAACCATAACCGATAAATTTAGCATTATTAAAATGAGCGATATCGGGATTAAATTTAGAATATTGATAACCGTTTTGAGTTAACAAATCTGAAAAATGTTTTTCAAAATATTGACAATAATATTGTTGATTATTTAAATTAAAAAACATATATTATAAAGCAGAAATTATTATGTTTAAAGAGATAATAAAATATTTTATAAAATATGATAAAATATTTAGAGCAGTTATTTGATTCCTTAAAGGTTTCATTAATTCCAGAGTGGTTAAATGGTGAATATTCAGAAATAAATTTAGTAGAACCTCCAAAAATAAAGCCTTTTTTTAATTCAAAAAATAAATTTGCTATTTTAATTGGAATTGATTATTTAAATGATAAAAATGCAAGATTAGATGGATGTGTTTCAGATGCGTATAATTTAAAGACAGTTTTAATTGAAAAATTTGGTTTTGAAGAAAAAAACATTCTTATGATAGTTGATGACCCTAAAAATAAAATCAAACCAACTAAAGGAAATATTATTAATCAATTAAAAAATTTAGTTAATAAAACTAAAAAATTAAAAGATAGTAGTATTTTTATCTCTTATTCTGGTCATGGTGCTCAAATTAAAGATAAAAATAATGATGAAAAAGATGGTAAAGATGAAGTTTGGATACCTTTAGATTATAAAAAAGGTATAATCACCGATGACCAATTTAGAAGTGTTTTTCTTAATCAATTAAAAGGAAATGTAAATTGTGTTATTTTAAGTGATAGTTGTCATAGTGGAACTTATTGTGATTGTTGCTTCCAATATGATAATAATAAAGATTATGTTCAAATAAATAAACTTTTACCTAATAAAAATGCCAATGTTTTAGTTATTTCAGGATGTAGAGACCATCAAACCGCCCAAGAAGTTAGTGTAGATGGATTGATTCAAGGTGCTATGACTTATTCATTTATTGAAACTTGTTCTAAGGAAAAAGATTTTGAAGGATTAGTAAGAGATATGAATGGTGTTTGCAGAAGATTAAAATTACAACAAATACCTACTTTAACCACATCCAATAAAACTTGTGCAAAATTAAATGTTTGTTAAAGTTCCATAAACTCCAAAATGGTCAGACACTAATACAGTGTCAGTACTCAAATCTAAAACTTTTCCCGAAATAAAATATTCATTTCCAAAATATAATAAATAATCTAATCTTGAATTTGGGATAGAAGTTGTTGGAAAAATTATTTCATTATCAAAAACATCTTTCATTGTTGTATTAAATAATTCATTAATATAATAATAATCTTTTATTTCATTTGGATCTTTACAATCTATATTTAAATCCCCTCCTAATAAAAAATTATCAAAAATATTATTTCTTTCTAATGCTTCTTTAATATTTCTTAATTGCTTTCTTCTAATTAATGAATACTTTGGTAAATCATTTTGACAATGTAAATGTGTATTAATTACGGTTATCACATGATTATCTTTAGTAATATTAAAAATTAAAGCACCTTTAGTTGTAAAATATTCTTGTCGTTCGTGGTCATTATAAAAAATTTCATCTATTTTGAGGATAGGGTATTTAGAGGCGATAAATAAGCCAGGATTTTGGAAGAGGAAAGTTGGAGAGGAATGTAAAATATATGGAAAATGTTTTTTTAAAGATTTTTCAAGGTAATTTTCATAACCATAAGATTTAAAACCTAAAAACGAAAAAATAAATATTTCTTGTAAAAGTAAAAGTTCAACATTTAGGTCAACTACTTGATTGACAAAAACATCTAATCTTTCTTGATGATTATGAGACCCTAAAAAAGGAGTGAATAAATTATATGTTAAAATATTTAATTCCATATAAAATTAAATGTTCATTAATTTTAAATCTTTTATAAATTATGACTAAAAATTGTGTCAAAGATAATTACCAACCTTTTTCTAAAACTAATTCTAAATCCCCAAATCATCAAAACATTAATCATTCTATTAATTCCAGAAATTTAACTAATTATCAATTAATGCCTGCAGCCGACCAAGATGTTTACTGGAACAATGTTTATAATAAAGAACAAGCAAACAATAAAGCTCAAAGAATTGCTGAACAACAAAGTCAATTATCTAGAAGTGGATATAGTTGTGATTATAGTGGTTCTATACCCATTTGTTATAATCAACAACCTAATTGGGAAGGGGGTGTTAATGAGTCTATTGGAGATGCAGAACAACAATATTTATTTTCTAGAAATTGATTGATAAGTTTTTTTGGCTAAAAATACAGCTCCAAACCAAGGAGTTAAATAAAAAACATTTTTTAAAATATTATGTTCAGAAGGTTGGATGGTATTTAAATATTCACATTGAGTATCTTCTTCTTCAACAGGATTTTCTATTTCATCTAATAGATAATCATTCATTATTAATTTATTTTGGTCAAACATTATTTCAGGAGGTATAAAACTGATTTTTTCAAGTAATAGTTCATTATCATTATTAAGTTCAGTTATTTTCATATTCAATAAATTTTCAACCATTTTTTCACCACTTTCAGTAATTTTATCTTGATATTCTAAATCTTCGATATTTATAAGGTCTTGATTAATGGTAAAAGTTTTTTTACTGAAAAAATGTTTTATATTAATATTTGGTTTAAATTTGGTCATCACATGAAATTTAGATTTTGATAAATTAAACTCTTCATCATTAAAAGCAGGTATTAAGAAATTATCAATAATATCTGTATAAATGTTTATTTTTTCTCTTTGAACTGCTTTAGCATTTTTTACTAATCCAAAAGAAGGATTTAATATAATATCAGATAAGTAAGGTTTAAAGTTTTTATCTAAAACAATATCAATACCAACTAATTCAAATTGAAGATTTTCTTTTAAATTAATATCTTTTTTGGTTTCTAATAAATAGATACTACAAGCATTTCTTAAATAATTGAGTAAAACATTTCCGGTTTTAAAAACTAATTCATGAATATCATTTAAAACTATTTCATCTAAAATTAAATTCTCAGTTATTTCTTTTCCTGATTGCACAAACACCGTTGGATAATGGAATAAAAAGAAATTGTTTTTTCTTCTAATAATTAAAATATTAGTTCTTAACTCAAAATTTTTATTATCAAGATGCAATGGATTTTTAACTTCTTCTTCTAAAAAATACTTATTATCAGGATGAATAGTTTTTTTTAAATATTCTTTATTTTTTATTAAATAAATTGGTTGGTCATAAGGTAAATTAGAAGATTTTAAATAACATTTTTTAGTAGCAAAATAATTATCAGTATAATTTAACATCGTATTATAATCAACTTCATCATATTTAAGTATAAAATCATTATTTTTCTTTTTTAAAACTCTTTTAATAACTGATTTGAAATTCACGCCTATAGGAAAACCGTATTGAATGGTTTTACCATAAATAAAATAGGATAAATCAGATTCCTTAGCATTATTAAAATCCCATTGCTCTTTTTCCATTTTTTTAGATAAAAATTTCTTCAAATCAGAATATAAAACATTATTAAAATTATAACTACCTAATTTCATATCCTTTACAACATTATTTAATTCCAAAAAAAAAAAATTGAATATTAATTTTTTAATACCACTAATAAAAAAATGGCTGACTGGACAGAGTTTAACAATCAATTTACCGAGTTTTCTAACTCAATTTCTAATCTCACTTCAAGTGAGAAGATTATTAAGGTTAATAAATGGTTAAGTACTAAGCAAGAACTTATTCAAGAAGAAGAAGAAATTAAGGATACAGTTACTACTGTTATTAAGAAATTTCCGATTGTTTGGAACAAGAAAGAACTTTTTAATCATACTAAACCTTCTTTTGAGTCTCAAGATTATTTTAATTATCTTAAGACTTTAAACAAATCTTTTGGAAATTTACCATCTCCAAATTTGGATGTTGAAAATTTACAAGAGAAAGAAGGTTTTAATCAAGAATGGATGAAAATTAACAAAGTTGATATTTATGAAAAAATCAGTTCTAAAAACAATGATGGAAAAGATTATTATGGACTAAAAATTGTTTCTCTTAAAAAGATGATTTTAAATTCACCTATTCTTACTAATTTTCTTTTTGAAAATTACAATCAAGTTTTAGAAAGTGATGAAATTCTTTGTCAAGATTGGGTTTCTCCTAATATCTCACTAAGATATAAGGGAGGAGACGCTAAAGAACCTAAAAATTTTAGACCTTTAATCGTCTTTCCTCTTTTAGTTCGTCTTTTTGACAGTATCATTTCATCTAAACTCCATCAACTAGTTTTGGAGTATAATGTGATTGATACGAAAATTCAAAAAGCTGTTTTAAAGAACCTTAGTGGTTTATGGGAAAATTCATTTGAAATTAACTATGAAATTTCAAAAATGCAAGATACGTCTGACGTTCTTTTTTTCTTAGATTTCAAAAATGCTTTTGGTAGTGTTAATTATCATCTTCTTAACATTATTCTGAAGAAGTACAATTTTTCACCTCATCTTTCACAATATATTGAGAATTTTTACCTCTCTTGTTTTGTGAAATACAAAGATGATAAAATGAAGTGGGCTAATGGACTTTTACAAGGTTCTGGTTTATCTAATATTTTGTTTTTGATTTACAGTGATTTTTGTATTAAGAACATTAAAAAGGATATGGATGGAATGAAAATGAATGTCCCGAGTTTTTTCAAGGCATTTGTGGATGATTTAGTTATCAAACTCAAGCGTGAAAATTTGGAAAAGAACTTTAAGTTTATTAATCGTTTATTTTCCTTTTATGGATTTACGTTAAACTGTGAGAAAACTTATGTTTATGCAAAAGATGAAGTGAAAATTGGAGATAGTGTTTTTAAGCAGATTGATGATAAATTCAAGTATCTTGGAAATTCTCTTTTTATTAACCCAAATGTTTTCTTAAATGAACTTAAGGAAAAGGTCGTTGAGAAGATGATTTTAATTGATGGTTTTGATGTCAATAATGAGATAAAATCTTATGTTTTTTATCAAAATGTTTTCTTACGTATTAGTCGGATTTTAGAAGTTTATTATCTTATTCATGGAAAGCAAGAAAAAATGAATGAAATTTTTGAGGAAGTGATGTATTTTGCTTATCGGTGGAATTGTAAGGATTTTCAGTCTTATCCGCAAAAGCATTTGGAATATATTTTCAAGAAGGGGAAGACTAAGTTAGAGAAGTGTGTCAATATTGAAGATTTTGAGATTGAAAATGTGGAAGAGAAGTATGGAATTAATATGGAAGAGGATAAAACCTTAGATTTCCAAAATATTTTTGGATATGATGTTCCAAAGACGGAAGAAGTAGAAACTAATTTAATTTCATTGAAGAATACTAAGAAGTATCCTAAGGAATATTTTGAGAAAATTGGTTCTAACTTTTACAGCAATAATTTTGTGGAGAACACTAATTAAATTTATTATTTATAATATGATAATTTTTATTTTATTAATATTTATTTTAGTTTTGGTTTTACCTAGTTATGAAAACTTTTCTGAACATGAAAAATTATCAACTAAAGATTTTTCTATTTCAAACAAAAAATTTTCAGACTTAGATGTTTTACTTAAAGTTAATGAATGTCAAAATGGCTGTCTTGATGAAAAAGGTGAATGTCATTTTGGAACCAACCCTCTTTGTAGGTTTAATAACGTTTGTTATGCTTTTTATGATGAAAATGGTAGTTTAAAAACCCCTTGTGATACTTTTGATAGATATAATAAAAATATTTTCCAAGATTGTAATAATTGCCGTTATTGCCGTTTATGTATTGATGGAAATGAAAAACAATCCTGCATCTCCCAAAAAGACTTTTCTTGTTATAAATGTCCTTATAGTGATGGTTGTAAATATGATGTCATTAGTTTAGTTAGAAATCCGGATGAAGTCCCACAAGATATTTAAAAAGAAATTATTTTTAAAAATATGGATAAAATTTGTCGTGATTTTATGGAAAAAAGATGTTCCAGGCAAAATTGTCGTTTTGTGCATGATAAGAATGTTTGTTATCATTTTTGGAAATTTAAAAAATGCAAATTTGGAGACCAATGTCGGAAAAAACATTTCTTCAAAAAGAAAAACACAGAAAGTTTCGAACCTTCTTATGTAAAACCTGATATGCGTATTTTAGTTGAAATTGGAAAATCTCAAACAGAATTAAACATTCGCGGTAATGACGTCATTATTATTCCTGATTTATTTTTAGATATTACTTATGATGATTTACTTAAAGATATCAAAGATAAAGATATTTGGAAACTTTGGCATGGAGATAGTCACCATATAGCCGATGATAAATTAAATTGGAAAGATGAATGTCCTGTTTTTAACACCGTTATTCAACGCATCAAAAATTATTTTAACATGGATATTAAAGCCACCCGTTTTAATTGGTATCAATCAACCGCTGAATGGAAACCTTATCATCATGACGCAGCCGCTTTAAAGCCAGATAAGGCAAAAACTCAAAATTTTACCGTTGGTGTTTCTTTTGGTGTTGTGCGTGATATTGCTTTTGAACATGCAGAGAGTAAGAAAGTAATAAGTTTCCCCTTAGAAAATGGTTCAACATTTTGTTTTGCGAAAGATGTAAATATTGAATGGAGACATGGGGTCCCCCAATTACCTCCTGAACAACATGAAGATAAAGGAAGAATTAGTATTATTGCTTGGGGAAGTGTTGAGATAAAAAATTGATTTTTAATTTTATAAGGATAAGAAATTTAAAATGGAAAATTTTGAGGTGTTTAGTGATTTAGAAGTTAGAAATTTTATTTCGGAACATCAAGAATTTATAGAAAATAATCCGGATTTGTTTAATCCGAATTATAGGACATTAAAACCTAGAAACAAAGATGTTTTTAAATTTATCAAATGTTTAATTCCCAATCCTCCAAAAGAGATATTAAAAAGTGTTTTTGAGAAATATTCCAAAAGTTTAAACAGAGTTAGAACTCAATATAAAAAGGATAAAAGAAATGATGTCAATGAAACTGAATTTCCAGATTTAACTGGAAAATATCTTCAAAATGTTTATCAAAACTATAATTGGTATTTATTAGTTAAAGTCATAAAACAAACTAAATGTTTTGTTGTCTTCAATACAGCCAAAGAAATAGAAAATTTTGTTGACCAATCAACTATAGTTCATTCTATTAAAATAGAGAATGATGAAATACAATGGGATAATTGTCAAAGGAAAATGAAAAAAGATGTATTTTTGAAAGATATTTTAGAAGAAAATAAAGAAGTTGATTTGGAAACAGCTAAAACCTTAAAAAGAACAAGTTATTTTGATTAAAAAAATTGATTTAAAAAAATATAATGTTATAAATAAAAAAAAATGAATATAATTAAGCATCTTTTACCTGGTTTCTCATTATTTGGTCATATTGGTCAGGGAAAACATCCTGATGAAATTGACCAAGACCGACACCATACTGATAACCACTTAATTGTGGTTGCCGATGGGCACGGTCAGGATGGAAATATTATTGCCCAAGAAGTCGTAGATTTAATCAAGACAATTAAATTTAATTTTAACAAGGATGAGTTTAAAACCACCATTTTGGAAGCTATTTTTAACAAATGGGAAACATTCCCAAAGAATGGAGGGACTACCTTGACTGTGGTTCTTTTTAATGATAACCAAACGCGTTCATTAGTTTTTTCTTTAGGGGATAGTCCAGCGATTTTCAATTTACCAAAAGATTTTGAAGAAAATGCCCAACCTTTGGTGGTTGGTGCTTATCAAGTTAAATCTCCAAGTAGTGATAATTTTCATTGGACACAGGTAGGTCAACCAAGTTGGTGGCATTCTCAACATGGTTATCGTTTGAAGTCAATGCCTAATCATCGTTTCTTATCAAGAAGAATGTTGATTACTAACGGTTTAAAATTAGGGGCGATTGGAGTTCAACCTTTTGCTTATCAACCAGGAGATGATTATCAAACTTTTTTGACACAATCTGCAGTTTGTGAGGAAGTTGAACTTCTTCCAGGGAGGCGACATGTGATTGGAAGTGATGGGATGCCTATTCACAAACCGGATTTTTGGAAAATTGTTAAAACAGGAGAAGATATTGTAGAATGGATGAAGAAACAATATCCTCAAGAAAGGGATGATTTGACTATGATTGTGATGGAATAAGATTTTCATTAACTAATTTGTTAATGGAAAAATTGATTGTTTAAAAAATTATAATTAACTTTAGAAAAATGACTGGTGTTCAGATGCAGATATTGACGTCGCCCCATTTTCAAAAATGGGTGCAAGACAACTACCCAAAATACCTCCAGTGGAGAAATACTCTTCCATCAATGAATGAAGAGGAGGTAATACGAGAATATTATTCTATCATTAGGAGGTAATTTTTATAATTTTAAACTTTAGGGGCTAAGGCTAGTTTCAAATAACCTAATGAACCAACTTTATATTGGATAATCAATGGGAAATCGTTTTTCATGAATAATTGGACGTTGGTGGATAAGTTGGTGCATTTGGTGAATAAAACCAAATGTTTTAGATTATAAAAACCTTGGATAACATCAAAACTTTCTGTCCCATTTTCAAAAGTTAAACCATCATGTTCATTACAAATAGTTTCTTGCTCAGTGACATCCCCAACACAAGAAAAGATTAATTTATTACCAATATTTTTAATTTCAACTTTATCACTTAAAGCACTCATATCACGACAAATCTTTTGGAAATCAACTGAAGGCATAGAAATAATATTCTCAAAACTTTGAGGGGGAATTGAAACATCATCATGTTTAATATCCATTAAGTTTAATTTATAAATGGTATAAGTATTTTTATCACTATTATCTAATTTAATGATTAAACGATTAGGGTCTTTTTCACTAATACATAAAGTTATACAATCATTACTATTAGAAATTGTTTTAATTAATTTATAAAAATACATCATACTAATACCAATTATAATACGCTTTTTACAAGAATAAAATTCATATCGGGCTCCCTCTAATTTAAGGTGAACTAAAATAGTTTGGGAACTGTCCATGGCGACGATTTTAATACTGCCTTTATCTTCCTCTTTTTCTGCATCACTATGACCACGGTTAAATTCAATATTAACATCTGTCAAAATATCTTTTAAAGCCTCAGTTAAATTTTTAAAAACTGTTGTTTGAACGGTCTTACATTCCATAATATAGTCTGTCATCTTGTTATAAAATATGTAATTTTAATTTTTTTAAATCCTTTTCTCATTCATTATTCTTTATTTTTAATAAAAAAAATATTTTTTTTAATAAATTTTTTTTTTGGGAAAATAGTTGTTAAAAAAAATAATATTTTTTTTTATAAAAAATAATGAAAAATTGATTTAAAAAGAACTTGATATAAGGTTTAAAAAATGGAAGACTTTGATATCCCATTCAAGGAAGATAATGGTAATGATGATTTAATTTTATCATTTTTAAAGAAGAGTAATGTAAGTGAGGAACGTATACCGGAGGTAGGTCCGTTAAAGATATCAGTAAAGACGGCGTGTTGTTATATTGATAAAGAGTATGATATTAAAAAGTTATGTGTAGAGATAGATAATTTATTAAAGAATAGGAATAAGATAGATAAGGATGGTTTTAGGATAGGGAAGAAGACCAGGATACAGGAGATAAAATATACGAAGGATAATGATCAGATTTTGGTGAAAAATAGTAAAAAGAATAAGAATTTTTTTAATTCGGTGAATATTAAGGTGAAGATTAGGGATGACAAGGATATTAATTTAATGATATTTACGAATGGGAGGATGACTTGTACGGGTTCTTTGCATGATAATGATGGATTGGAGGCTGCGAATTATTTATTGGAGGAGATGAAGGGTATGAGTGGGGTATTTGAGAGTGAGGATGAGAAGATGGAGGCGAAGGTGATTAATTATGAGATAGTGATGATAAACAGTAATTTTTTTGTTGGATTTTTTATAGATAATCATAAACTTTATAAGATATTGTTGCAAAATAGGGATGAATATAATTTATTTGTGGATTATGAGCCATCAAATTATCAGGGTGTGAAGATACATTATTTATGGAATGAAAATCAGGAGGAGAAGAATGGGGTTTGTTGTTGTCAGGAGAAGAAGTGTAAGTCTCATGCGAAGAAGAGAGGAGGAAATGGAGAGGGAGATTGTAGGAAGATTTCGGTGGCGATATTTACGACAGGGAAGGTTTTAATTGCGGGGGCGAAGAGTGATAGGCAATTAGAGGATGCATATCATTTTATTACATATTTATTGAGGTCATTATATAGTGAAATTGTTCAAAAGTCGGTGGAAGATAATAAGGATTTGATAACTAAATGTGTTAAGAATAATAGTTTAATGAAGAAGATGCAGATTACGTCTAATTAGAGCAGATAGCACGGATAAAACCGGGAGCGCAGTTTTGAGAGTTAAATTCAAGGGAGGTTGATTTAGTTCCGAAGGATTTTTGGCATTCAAAGTCAGGGTTATTATTTTGGGGGAAGCATGAAGTAGAGAATTTGTTAATTTTTTGTCCTTCATAGTAATCACCGCTGCAGATAGCACGTTGAGTACCTTGAGGGCATCCATCTAATAATATTTTTTGATAACCAACATTTAGATAATTTTTAAATATTGGTTGTTTTTTAAATTTTGAGTTGCAGGTTTGGTTCATATTGGTTCCAATGGAGACGCATCTGGTGGAGTTAGGTTGTAATTTAATACCTAATTGGTAATTAAGTTCGCAGTTGGCTTGATAACCGGGTTGATTGGGGCATTTGGAGACGGATTCCATTCCGTAGTATAATCCGTAGTTATCTTTGCAGATAGAATCCCATTGGTAGTAGTTATTTTTGGGGATATCTTGACAAGGGGTTTTATTAGATTTGACGACTAGGGGTGTTGATTGTTGGATATCATTGATTTCGTTATTTTTTTCTTGCATATATTTTTTATATTTATCGGTAGGGACGCATTTTTTGCCGAACCTTTTAGGGTCTTGAATTCCGAATTTATTTTGACATTTACCGTCAGAATAAATACAAATTCTAGTTTCAAAATCTTCTACAGGAGGAGTGGTAGGTTTTGGTGGAGTAGTTGGTTGAGAGGGAGTTGGGCAACTAGTAGGTTGAGTGCATTTGGGACAACCTTTTGAGATGCATTTACCGTTGCTGTCTAAATAGCCGAATTCATTGTTGCTAGTACGACAGATACCTTGAGAGAAGTTTTCTTGTTTCATGTATTGGATGGAGAAGAAGGTGATGAAAATGATAAAGAAGATAAGAAGTGAGATGAAGATGAGAAGGGAGATATTTTGAAGGGTTGAACTGGGCATAATAATAAGAACTTGAAAACTTAAGGAGAAAACGAAGACTAAGATACCGGAGATGATGGTGAATAATTGTTTAGATTTAGTCATAAGGATGATGGCGGTGATAAAAATAATTAAATTAACCAAAGATAAAATTGAGTTCATAATTTAAATTATAAAATTAATTTAGAGATAAAATAATAGAATATATTAATGACTGGAGGTTTAATGCAATTAGTAGCCTATGGGGCTCAAGATCTTTATTTAACAGGAGACCCTCAGATTACTTTTTTTAAAACTATTTATAGAAGACATACTAATTTTGCGACTGAATATATACCACAATATTATAAAGTATTACCCAGTTTTACACCCACTCAAAGAAATTCTGTTAGTGTTAAAATAAATCGTGATGCTGATTTAATACATGATTGTTATGTGGTTTTAGATTTACCGGATGTTTATTCAACAGAAGATGAAAAATTTCAGTGGGTTGAAAATTTGGGTGAAAATTTCATTGCTAATGTTGATATCACAGTTAATGGATTATTAATTGATAAACATTATAGTCAATGGTTAAATGTTTGGGCACAATTAACTATTGATAGAAGTAAAAGAAGAGCTTATAATACCATGATAGGAAATACACCCGAAATGAGATTTCCCCCTAAATATAATGGGACTTATAGTTCAGGTTCGCAACCTAGTATTTATGGGAGAAGACTTTATATTCCATTATTTTTTTGGTATTGTAATAATCCTGGTTTAGCCATTCCATTAATAGCTTTACAATACACAGAAATTTATGTTAATATTGAATTTAGACCCCTCAATGAACTTTTTACTATGTGGTATGGTTTATCACCGGAAAATTTTTATGAATTTGGTAAAACCGGAAATACCCCCACCACTGGTATCCCCTCTTTTGATAAACAATTATTCCAGGCTATTCAAGATGCAGATAATCCAAAATTAGTGAATAAAACAGCTGCAGAAGTAGTAGATACATTAGAAGCACAAGGATATTCACCATTAAATTATTTTTGGTATTTTACTAATGGAACGGATGCACCTGAAAATTGGAGTCAAAATTCATATTTATTAGTAAATTATATTTATTTAGATGAAGATGAAAGAAGGAGGTTTGCGGCAGTTTCACATGAATATTTAATAACTCAAACTCAATTACAAGAATTTACTGGAATAACTGGTATTAATTTTTTGGAAATGAAAATTAATAATCCGGTGAAAGAACTTTATTATGTAACGCAAAGGACAGATGTTTATGTGGTAAATCAGTGGAATAATTATACTAATTGTTTATATTATTCACCTTTGGATAGTATAGAATTTATAACTAATGCTTATAATTTTAGGGAACAAAGGGATTTTGCTTCAAATGGGATAAGTCCGTGTTTACCGACTTTAGCTAATCAAATCAGTGGGGATCCAAATGCATTTGATTTAAATCATTTGAATATTTTGTTAAGAGGGAAGTTAATTTTGAATGGACATGATAGATTTGATACGAGAGATAGTATATTTTTTAATGCTTTACAACCTTATAAATATCATACTAATTCTCCAAATGAGGGAATATATCTTTATAATTTTGGTATCAATCCGGAAGGGTTTCAACCAGCAGGGACTTGTAATTTTAGTAGAATAAATAGAGCTCAATTTGAAGTTTTATTAAGACAATTAGTTAATACAGAAATTCAATATAATGTCAATATGTATGCCTTAAATAATAATATTTTTAGGATAATGGGAGGCATAGGTTCAATTGTTTTTAGTAACTAATTTTAATACCAATAATTTCTTTTTGATTTATTGCAATATAAACACTTGCGATAATATTTAAGTTTTTGTCGCTATTAATGATGGTAAAGGGTTGATGATTAATGAGGAGATTACCGCTGTCGATACCGAAATCATCATTAGTGATTTCCCAGTCAAATTGGTTAAATTTAGAATTTAAGATTAAGATTTCATCGTCAGAGGTATCTAAAAGGTAATTTCCATTTTTAACTTTAAAGTTAAGAGAGCACCAAACGTTTTTGTGGTGTTTTTGGTCTTGAATTTTCAAGAGAGAATTTTTGATAGAAATCATTTAAAGATATTAGGTTTTAGGGATTTATAAAATCAATTTTTATGATGAAAAAGAGAAAATTAGAGGATATGACAGACCTAAAAGAAGCTTTAAATTATGATTTATTAAATGATAAATTGAATGAAATTAATAAGAAATTAGATTTTTTAATAAACAAAATTCAAGAAATGGATGAAAAGTATTATTCTTTAGAAGAAAGAATAAAACCAATTAATAAAGATTGTCATTATATTTCTTAAAATAATCTATATAAAATAATAATGAATGCCGGAATGACTGCTTCATATGTAATAGCAATTTTATGTGGGTTATTAAGTGCTTATGCTATTAATATTTTTAGTCCTGATTTAGCACCCATCATTAAATTTATCATTTTACCATTTTTAGTTATTTATGTCGTGCTAATCATCTTAAGATTTATTATACCAGGATTAAATAAATTTGGAAGAAGATTTAGAAATTATGTTGATGATAAAGCTCAAAATGATATAAATTCTATGTCTTATATTGAAATTTTCCCACCCATCTTCGCTGTTTTTGTTATTATTGTTATTTTACTTTATAGTGGATGGTTTTAATAATAATATTTTCTTTTAATTATTATGGGAAATTATAATATAAGTTGCAAAAATACAATGAGGAACTATTTACTCAATAAATTACCCTTATATTCCTTAAGATGGCCAATTGCAATTTTAATAACTATCATCGCAATTAATGTTTTAATTAATGTCAATTGTGATTTTCCGAGACCTTTACTTTATGTATTAGCATTTGTAGTTTGTGCTTTTGTTCTAATCATTATTTATTTGATTGCAGGAGCCAGTTTTTCCAATCAAGAATATGATCATTTAGTAAGGAAATGTCAGCTTTGTATTGCGGACCCTCATATGAAAAATATAAATAAAATGACTGCTGAAGATTTCGCTAATTATTCAGGACAAATAGAAAATTTTGACGTAGCTGATTTTGAAACAGTTCCTCAAGAAGATGGAATTAAACCTATTAGTGACCAACCTGTTGAAAGAGTAATGGCTAAAATGAATGAGAGTGGAGAAGAAGAGGTTTTAGATGGTGTAGTAGAAGAATTTAATCCTAAATTATTTATTGATGACAGAATGTTTCATGAAACTCAAAGACCTTTAGGAGACAGTTTCCCTACTAAAAGAATGTCTTACAAACCCCTTAATGATGACAGCATGCAAACTAAAGGTTCTAAATGTTTATTAGGTTCTGATGGATGTAATCCTTTATGTTCTGAACCTGACCCAAAAAATCCTTGTCATTTAGTAGCACCCGTTCCTGGTCCCAACTGGCAACCACAAAGTGCAGCAGCTGTTCAAGAAAGATTAACTAAACAACAATATGTTCCTTCAAATTGTCCCTTAGGACCTAATGTTTTAAGAATGGCTCCTGATTGTCAAAATATCAAATATGATGATGATAGAAAACCTCAACAAGTAACTTGTTATGCCGCACAAAAACCCAAAGAATTTAAATAAATTTTATCATGATAAATAAATGATTTATCATGATCGACATATGGTGATAACGCTTTTATTAGTGATATTATTAATTATCATCTTAATGATTATTTATTGGGCATTTGATAAAAAAGAAGGTTTTTGTTCAATCTGTTCATCAAATATAGATTGGTATGTTGGGAGACAAGGTTATAAGAAACTTTGTCCTAATGGAAGACAAAGTTCTTTTTTAGATAGTAAAGTTTATCCTAAAACTCAACAGCAAGATGGAAAAATTAATATGCGGTTTTGTAATTTAGAGAATGAAGGGAGAGTTTATGAAGGTTTTAGTTCGAAAACACCTGACCAAAAATTTATGGATAAACAAATAAATATTTGTCAAGAAGAAGGATGGAAACCAGCATATAATCCAAGTATTTGCACAGTTGGAAAAGGTTTAGATACTAGATATCAATATGATAAAAATTGTATGTGCACTGATGAGTATAATCAGTGTACTAAATGTATGGAAAAACCAAGAGAAGACACAGTGATTTAATCTAAATATTTTTTCATTTGATTTTTAAATTTATTGGTGTAAGATTTACGGATATCATTATCATTAAATTTATTTATTCTAATTAATAAATCAATATCAGTGGAATTCATATCATAACGTTTTAAATAAGGTAATAAATAAGTTTCAATTTGTTCGTTTAAACATTTTTTATTTATTCGGCGAATAATTTCACAGATAAATTCTGAAAAATAATAAATATCATTGATATTTGTTCCATATTTTTGTAAAAGAGTATTATAAACTTTTTTTCGATTAGTATAAAATAATGAAACCTTATTTAATAAAGTTCCATAATCTTGTTTACTAAATTTTGAAGAATTAATATTTTTTAAATAAATATTATTAGTCATTTTTACAGTAATAATTGCTGAATTAATATTTAAATCCCAAAGTTGTTTTTCAAAAATAATATTTTGAATGACATCATTTTGAGATAAATTAGAACTTACGGTTGATAAATATTCAATTGATTTTTCTTTAGGAGTTCGTCCTAAATTATAAGGATAATTTTCATGAATTAAAAAAGGAAATAAAAATTTATCTTGATAATATAAATCAATACTTTCTTTAACTGAAACTTCTTTTGAAAATATTTTATTTAAACTTTCATTCAATTTCACTTCACTATTTTTTAGTGTAAAAGTATTTAAAATAAATTGAATGTTTTCTTCACTTGGATTATTTCCTCCCATTAAAATTAAATCTTGCACAAAAAACTTGATTTTTCTTAAATCTAAATCAATTTTATTTAAAATATCTTTTTGTTGCTTCTCAGTTAAATCTAATCCTTCTTCCAAACAACATTTTTTAAAAAATAATAAATAATCTTCATATTTTAATTCATTTAGTTTTATTTCTAATGCAAATTTTCTTAATTCATTTAATTTCTTATCATTATTTTCCTGCATAATACAAATAATAGGATGTAATAATATATTTTCATCTTTATTTGTCTTTTTATCAACATTAAAAATAGTAATAAATTCTTTAATAATACTTTTATCATTATTATTGGCCAATAAATCAAAATCATCAAAAATTAAAATAATATCTTCATTTTTTCTATAAATCATATTCATGATACTACGATTATTACTAATTTTTGTAATATATTCTTTGATGCTTTTATTATTTTTCAAATCATAATTGTTTAAAATATTACTTTTAAAACCAAAATTTTTAGAAATAAATATTCCTAAAGAAGTTTTTAATGAATTATTGGGTCCTTCTATTAAAATAATTTTTTTATTCATCTCATTAATGTTTCTCTTCTTCTCAAATTCTGAAAACCATTCTTGTATTTTTTTAATATTATCATCTCCCAAATTAAAAAAATCTTCAAATTTATTCATTAATTTTAATAATATCTTAAATTTTAAACTGAAATTTTACAAATTACCACATGACGCATATCCTTTACTTATCCCACTACTATTTATCCCCACCCATGACGCCTCAAGATTTTGTGAAGGTCCACATTGTGAAACAAATTTACACATCTGTTTTTGTGCCCTATTATCTAATAAATATTCTTTTTTATCCTTATCATAAGCAATATTAGCCTGATAAAAATTTTTAGTTTTCATCTTCTTATCATCATAACAATCCTTATTGTCCGGATTCCAAACTGGAATATTCATCGTATTTTTACAAATATTTCTCCCATTCGGGTCCTGTCCCATAAACTTCCAATAATCAGGACATCTACTACCAATATTTGCCATATAATCTGGGGGTGGTAAATAATCCATTGAACCTTGTTCTAAATTATTTTTACCTACTTCTACTATATAAATTATTAGTAAAATAAAAAGAATGATGAAAAAAATTACTATTAACAATAATATAAGTTGACTACTATCCATTATATTATTAAAAGAAAAAAAATTAAAAAGTAGTGGTGACACTCCTTAATGTCTTGGTTCCTGCACTTGATAAATTTTGTGGTAATGGTAAAGGATTAGGTAATTTTTGTATATTATCTAAATATCCTAAATATTGTTCTACCTCTGATAAAATATTTGGAACACAATAATCAGTCACTAATTTATTTAAATAATCAACCTGCTTCTGATAATTACAATTTTGATTTAATGAATACTGTAAATAAGTCCCCCTCATAATAATCTCTAACTCAATCGTACTTTGATTATCTATCACATGTTTCTTTCCACTTTGTAACCAAACCTGATATCTTATAATATTTTGAATTCTTTCCATGTTATATTCACTAAAAAATAACATACTTAAAGGTGACTCCTCCTGAATATGTCTCACTGCCTCAGTCTTAAATTTATCATTTTTATTATTGTTTCCTGGAAATAAAGGTAAACTTTTATAAGCTTTATTCCCTACATCTACCACTCTACCATTTTGAAACTGATTATAATAATCTTTCCCTAAATCATTTGTATTAGTATAAGGTGCTTGTAATTCTATATTCCTCATAATTTAACTAGTATTTTTTTTACTGTGATTTTACATTTACAGTCCCAGACCTTGAATCAATATTAGTTTCCTTTAACAAATTAATTCTCTCTACTATTTCTAAAGTAAAACTTGTATCCCAATTCATATCTATTATTTTTCCCTCATAATCTATATAAACCACTCTAAAACTATCTATGTTTAAAATTGGTTTTTGAAAAAAGATAATATCTGATAATAAATATTTATTAGGTTCACAATGACCTGGTATTGAACTTATTTTAATTTTTGCAAAAATATTTGATAAATTTTTATTTGAAAAATTATTATTTTTAATATTATTACTATTTTGAATTTCTGGGGGAATACAACCTGCTGTCACACCTTTTGGATTAAAAACAATATTCAAATTATCAAAACCTCTCGTCATATCAAAACTATCTAAATAAACACTACCCGAATCATAACCATATTGTGATGTCGGTAATATCTGTTCAAAATTAGTCCCTACCTCTAAATTATCCCCTAACAATTTCAAAAAAATATAATCTTGAAACACAAAAACAAACTCCCCATTGGTATCCTTACATATGGGTAATGCTATACTAGGTCTCTCTTCCACTAAAAAATCAACTCTAACCTCCACATCATTTGAATCTTCACAAATAATATATTTTTTTGCATCTTCTACAAATAATGTTAATGTATTGATTACTTTCACTGGGTCATTAATGTAATAATCTTTATTGGTTTGGATACCCCTGGTTCCATAATTAGGACCAATCACAGTATATAATTCATCTTCTTCCTTTAATCCTAAATAACTGGTTAATAATCTTGAACTACCATCTTTATTACACATACTTTCATTTATTTTTTCGATAAATCCTGTCTGAAATATTTTACAATACTCTAAAAAGTTTTTAATAATAATATTATCACAACTACTACAAGTATCACCTATTAAAAAAAAAGGATTATTTCCAATAGTATTATTAATATAATTTAATATCGGTGCATTCTCCCCATAAATAAAATAAAATGGTTGTTCTCTACCTATTTTAGCATCTTCTAAACCTTCTGTAATTAACTCATCACTCGAAAAAAATATTTCTTTTAATTCAGTCGGTTGATTAACCTGTTCTTTATTTACATTTTGATCTACAAAAAAATATAACAAAAATACATTTGGAACTATAGAACCACTCTCTATTTTAGGTTCAATATAATTAAGTGCATATTTATTAAAAAATAAATTTATTTGATAAGTTAATTTATTAACAAATTCTTTATAATTAATATTATCAGCATCTAAACCACCTATCCCTGGAAATCCAGTTGGAACAATCGCAAATTTTGTATTATTATAAAATGAACAACAACTCGTATCACAACCAGGAGGAAATTTTAATCCTACTTCTAAATAGTTTTTTCCCTTATAAGACCTCAAATAATCTATCTTATATTCTTCCATCCTTAATAAAAACTTAATAACTCCAGTTTGTGGATCAATACTAACCTTTACATTTTGAGGCATCCCTAAAATATCCGGTTCAGAACTAACTCCAGGATTATACTTATTCCCATCATAAAATAAACTATTATAAAAACATTGTTTATTCCATATCGTCTCTATCTGCTTTTCTAATTGACTAACTGTATAATTACCCGGTGGTATAGTTATCTTAAAAATATTTTTATATAACTCATTCCTTAAAATATTAACCTTATCCTCACAAGTTGCTGGAACTGCATTTGGGTCTGTACAATCTACATAATCTAAGGTCCCATCTATAACACATTCTGGTAAATTTTTAGCCCACTCTGAATAAAAAACTACATAATTCAAATTTTCCATATTATTTATTTTTACTAAATTAATTGATAAAGGTTTGGTCGATGGTTCAGGTATCAAAAAATCTGGAACCGTAAACCACAATAAAATATTATTCCTCTCATTAATAGGATAAATATAATTTGGAATATTATAATCTAAAACTTTAATAGAAGTCACATTAGTATAATTTCTCCCCAAAAAAACATTAAAATTATTAGGTCTCGGAAACAACCTAAAATCCCTAAATCTACTATCTATATTTATAATTGACTTACGATAACGATAATATTTATCCTCTACAATATCTCTGGTTGTATTACTTAATATTGGTAAGGCATTATTCAATGAACCTCTATTCCATCCTTCCGCTTTTAACTTCTTCTGAGTAATATCATTTTCTGTCAAACCTACCTGATTTAACTGCTCTTGAACATCATTGACACTATTGTTTTTGATTTGACGAAACGGTAAAAATTTATTACTATTCTCTTGAAGTTCCTTCTTTGATAAAACATTAGAAGCAATAAAAGTATTTGTATAAAGTAAATCCTTTGGATCCATTATATATTACTTATTTTTTTTTCCTTAAACTCTTTTTCTTTCCTGAAACTTTCTCTGCTGAATTCAATTCCTTCTCAAATCTTTCCAACTCCTTCTCATAAAGAGTTTCCAAATTTGTTAAATCCTCTTCCCATAAATCATTAATACTCTTCTTCTTCAAAGTTTCATAAAGCATATTCTTATCATCTAACTGCTTCTCCAAATCCTCTATCCTCTTCTTAGTCATCGACCTAATAGGCATAGAAACCAAATAATCATATGAAGGATTAGGATTTTCTTCCTTAGGATTATACTCTAACAATCCCTTAGTAAATTTAGGATACTCTAAAGTCTCTAATTCTTGCTCTAACTGCTCTTCATCCTTACCCTTCAAAATAATCTCATCATCTAAAATCGCCTTAATAAAACGAACCCGAGCTGAAATCACATCCAAATCTCTCTGAAGCTTATTCTCTAAATAATCTTTCCTCTTAACATACATCTCTCTCCTAATCTCATAAAATTCTTCCATCAAATCTACAGGAGTATTATACTTCTTAATTTGACCTTCCTTATTAAATAAATGCATATTCGTCATTCCAGTTCTCCCAGTATCTATCAATTTCATAAACCTCTCAAATTTTCCTGTAGTCAAAAGTTTATTCATCTCTTTCTTATCAAAATGTAAAACAAATTTCACTGTTGACTCTGTATAATGGTTCTCATAAGAAGTTAAAACACTCCCCTTCTTCCCCATTAAGGTCTCCAAAAATTCCTTATACTTATCAGTCCAACGACCAACTGGTAATTCACTAATCTCAATAGTTCCATTATCCTTCAAATGAAAAATACCCTTGTTTTGATACTTCCCATCAACCTTCTCTACCTTGCCCTTAAAGCCTCGGAACCAAGGTTTCATCTCCACCATGATCTCCCCCTTCATCTTACGCCTTAAATTCGCAATAATATCTAAGGGATTAAAGGATGGAATAGAAGAACTAAATCCTGTTCCAATTCCCTCTGTTCCATTTACTAAAACCATCGGGATAATCGGAACATAATATTCCGGTTCAATAGTATCACCATCATCATCTAAATAATTCAATAAAACATTATCATCCTTATTAAAAATAATTTTCATAAAATCACTCATCTTCGTAAAAATATACCTTGCAGATGAATGATCTTTACCTCCAAGAAGTCTACTGTTATGAGTAACTGTAAAATTAGCTAACAAAAATCTTTCATTACCATCTAACTGAAAACCATTAAATTTATCTTTACCAATATGTTTAATTGTAAATTTTGTAAAATGTTTAGTAATTTTTTTACGATTACCAGAATATCTTAATTGTTTTCTTTCAAGTAAAGTAGGTACTTCATCTAAATTTTCTCCAAAAATACGTAAAGTTAACATTTTCTTTGATTCATTTTTCTTGGTAATTCCTTCAAACATTGATTCATAAATAGAAGTTGAATATCCTAAACTATTTGCAATAAATTTTAATGAATAAATTAGATTTGAATGAACACGTTTTGATTGTGAAATTTCAAATGAAGCAATTGGAGTAAAATTATTTTTTACTGTTCCATCAGTATCAATAAAACCTGCCAATAATTTTAATCTAGTTTCTTTATCATTAAATAAATAATTATCTGGAATATGTTTATTTTTATATAAATTATCTGACTTTAATAACTCTATAAAAGAATTTAAATTATTTTTAATACTTCTTTCAATAATATCATTTGAAATAAAATCATCATCATTATCATATTTTGAATTACAAATTTCTGGATTAACTGGTGTAGTTGAACTTGTACATCCAATACAGTTATCGTAACAATGATTTTCACTACCTAGTGCAGGTAATTTACCACCATTTTTTCTACGAATTGTATAATGAAAACAATCATGATTTTTTGCTTTATGATGTGTAACTTCACAATTAATTTTTTTACAGTATCTTACAAATTCTCTAATTATCTCCTTATCAATCGATGTAAAACCTCTACCATTTGAATCACCATCGCCTAACCAACATCCTAAAATATAAGGATCAAGTAAAGTTTCTTTACGTTCCCAATTAATAGAATTTAAATTATTAATCTGATAAAAACTTCTTTTATTAAATTTTGATAATTTTAAATAATCTTTAATTTTTATATCAACTATTTTACTTGAACCATAAATTTTTTCATATTTTATTTTTTCGTTCACTATCATCTTGTAACCTTCTTCTTTTGAAATTTTAGATCTATTAAAATGATCATCATCAGAAATATTTTTATTTACTACAATTGAAACAAGTAAACATTTTTTTCCATCAAAATAATAAAAATACCACATTGAAGAACTTTCTTTCCAAGTAATTTCAAAATTTTTTAAATAAAAAAGTGTTAAAATATGTTCACTATTAACTTTCATTTCTAATCCATCAACATTAACGATTGAATACATATCATCAATACCTGATGTTGTTTCTAGAACATAACGCTTATATCCATCATCTCCAATTAATTCATCTCCAACTTCAATCTCTTGTGCTTGCTTTACTTTTCCATTCCACATTAATATTTCTGTTTCTGGACTTAAACAACCAAACATCCCAATAGGTTCCAATAAATTAATATTGTTTGAACCCACAAAATTTTGGGCCAATCCAATAATAGTTCCAATTAAAGATTGTTCACCATGATGGTAAGCACTATGTTCCGCCACATAAGCAGCCAATTGTGCAACCTTCAGTTCCTTCTGAGAATTCTTTAAAAATGTCCCATAAATAACTTTCCGTTGCGATGGTTTTAATCCATCTACCATTGATGGAACACTCCTTTCACAATCATATTTACTAAAATGAATTAAATCTTTATTAATAAAGTCTTCAATATTAACATCATTTTCATCATCCTTAAGAATATTCTTGCGGTCATAATTACCCAACCAATCCTTCCTTAAATCAGCCTTCTCCTTCGCAAAGGCTAAAGTCACAGTCTCATCCACAATATTATCCTCACTCCATAAATAACGAATTTCATTCTTATCTAATTCAGTAAAATATTCCTTCGCCTCTTTGGATGTAGAAGTACCTAATCCCTTATAGTATTTAATTTCATACCCTTTAGTATCAGTCTCCTTCCACTCTTCATAATCAGTCAAAGTATAAAAAACCTTAATATCTGAACCCTTTTTAGCCTTCACAATTGGAGTTCGCATAGATTTCACAAATCCATTAATCTTCAATAATGAAGGCCACATAGAATGAAAGAAATTTAAAAGAAGACCCTTGATATGTGAACCATCGACATCCGCATCCGTTAAAATTAAAACACTTCCATATCTTAAATCATTAGTATTCTCATAATTAACACTCTGCTTCAGGCCCATAATCTTCTTCAAATTAGTAATTTCCTCATTGTCTCCAATCTTCTTATCTTCAACATCTCGGACATTCAAAAGTTTTCCTTTTAGTGGAAAAACCCCATACTTGTCCCTTCCAATCACCGATAATCCGGAAATCGCAAAAGCCTTAGCTGAATCTCCCTCAGTTAAAATCAAGGTACACTCATTACTCTTTGGCGTTCCCGCCCAATTAGCATCATCTAATTTCGGAATACCCCTTAAAGTTGAAGTCTTCTTCCCATCATTCTTTAAAGCATTAAAACTCTCCTTATAGTTCGTCAATGCAATAGCCTTCTCAACTATTCCTACTTTTCCTACTTTCTCAATAAATTTATCATCTAATTGAAACTTAGAACCAAATTTAGCAGGAACAGTCGTTAAATATTCTTTAGTTTGACTGTCAAAACTAGGGTCTTCAATAATACTTCTGACAAAAAGCCACATATTATCTCTTATTAAACTTGGTTTCAATGAAATCTTCTTTTTACCCTTAGTTTCAACAAATTTAGCTAATTTAGTAGAAATTTTAGTGGCTAAGTCATCAACATGTTTCCCTCCCTTAAAAGTATAAATACCATTAACGAAAGAAACCTGCTCAAACTTATCATCTGGAGATAAACAAACACAATATTCCCATCTCTCATTATCATTATGATAAACTCGTTTAACATCAGATTTATCTCCAATAAACAAATTCACATAATTCTCAAAATTTTTAAAATCTAATTTCTCTCCATTTAAAAAGACCGAAACCGACTTGTCCGTACAAGCACACATATCATAAACTCGCTTCCTCAATAAACCTAAAATATCCGCATCCATTCCTTCCATCCCAAATCTCTCAAAATCTGGATAAAAAGTAATACGCGTAAAAGGTTTCTCCTTGTAATCTTCCTCAATTACCGGTTCATTCTTAATAATCATATTATTCTCAAAAACTTGCGTATAATGTCTCTTTCTTGAACCATCAACAGTTTCTACTATAAACTTCTTACTGAAAATATTACAACACTTGCTCCCTATTCCGTTTTTCCCCCCAGTAGTCTTATTCTTTTTCTCATAATTCGCTGATGTCAGTAAATTTCCAAAAATAAGTTCCGGTACATAAATTTGATGTTCAGGATGTATCTCTACATCAATTCCCTCTCCATCATTCATCACTGAAATATAGTCGTCATTAATATCCACATGAATTTCCTTCACCAATTTAACTTTCTTCTTCTCATCCTTTAATCTGGCATGTTGGTCATAAGCATTCACTAAAATTTCATCAAAAATCTTGTAAAATCCTGGAACAATATTAACTGTCTTTTTAACCATTTTTCCTTCTTCATAAATAAACATCTCAAATTCAGCTTTTTCTACGGAACCAATATAAGTATCAGGGAGCTTGTAAATATGCTCCCTTTGTTCCATTTTAACATAAGTGTCTTGAATGTCATTTTTCGCAGTCATCTTTTTCAAGTATGCTTAATAAATATTTATCTCTTTAAATTAAAAAATCAATTTTTTAACCTATTTTCCAATTCTTTTATTTTATTTGCTTGTTTTTTGACCAACTCAAACAACTCATTAATAACATTTTTTAATTCTTTTTTACCATCAAAATCAAAAATTAAATTTTGGGTTTCAATAGTTCCATCACAAATAATATTTTTACCTTTTCCTTCCACATAAATTCCTACTTTTTCTTGAATATCTTTTTCATTTTCCAAGAATATTTTTAGGCCTTGTTTTAAATAACTTTGGGCATCAAGTCTAATATTAATGGGATTTTTGCCTTCATCTAATTTAAAATAAGGATTTGGAGGTTTTATTTCTTCTTTTTTCTTTTTTTCTAATTGTTGACAAATAATTTCATTAACTTCTAAAACATCTATTTTAAGTTTTCCATTAAAAATTAATGATTTATCTTCCACTAAAAGTTCATTATTTTTCAGTTTTAAATTACTATTTAAAGTAATAAATTCAGGTGATTTTAATTCAATCCCTCCAAATTGTGATTCTAATAAAATACTGGATAAATGATGATTAGACATTTCTAAAACTTGAAAACTTCCGCGTTCTAGAGTTTCACCTTCTAAAATAAATTTATTCTTTTTCACTTCACATTCCATTTCTCCAAAAACTTTCATTCCTCCATTAACCTTTAATTGTCCATTTATTTCATTCTTTTGTGAATCTAACAAAAACTCTCCACTTGTTAGTAACGTTCTTAAACTTTTCATTTTAATTTCTTCACTTTCTATTTCAACATTACCTCTTAAAGAAAAACCACCATTTAAGGAAAAATTCCCCAACAAATTAAAATTACTTTCTACTACAAATTCTTGACTATCAATTTGATACTTTTTAGTTTCTATTAAAATATTTTCATGGGATAAAGATAAACATTGTTTTTCAAATAATAATTCCCCATATAAAGATTTTATTAAAATCTCTTCTTTTCCTTCTATTTCTATTTTACCTCCATCACTAATAAATTTTATGCCCTCTTTTCCTGTTTGATAAAGATGAAAATTTAAATTTTCTATTTTAACATCGCCTAAAACACAATCTAATTTTTTTTCATTTAAAATTTCTATATCTTTACTGACTAACTTAAAAGAAGATGTTTCAATATCCCAATCTTTAGTTTTTAAGGTTAATTCAGAAGTTTTAATAAATGTTTTTTGATTTAAACCATCTGAATAAAGATTAAAACCGGAAGTTTTCAATTCTAAGTCTCCAGTGGTAGTTTCAATAGAAATATTTTTAGTCATTAAAATTTCAAAATAACCTTTAGTATTAAAAACTATATTCCCACCTAAATATTCAAAATTTTCATTAAGTTTTAAGTTATTAGTTATTAAATTTGAATTTAAATGAATGTTTTCAATTGCTTCAAGGATGATATTTTTGGATAAAAGATTAATGTTTTCGTCTAAGATTAATTCAGATTTATGAGGGTTATAAATGCGGAATTTATGGTTAAATTGACAAATGAATTTATCAAAATCATAAAAAATTTCTTTTCCAAAATGAGAACTTTGATTACATTTAATTTGATATTTTAAAACATCCAATTCAAAATTTTTATTAATTTTTAAAACATTATTGAGATTAATATTCCCGAATAAATTAATGTTTTTTCTAATTTCTAAAACATCTTCTGTTAATAAAAATTTATTTCCTATTTTTAAAACATCATTTTCAAAATTAATATTGGAAACTTTAATTTTTAATTCATTTTCATTAAGTTTCAAAAATGATTTTTGAATTTCAAATAAAATTTCTCTTTCTAAAAAGATTTTCCCAAAATCATTATAAATTAAAACATTATCATCCAAAATAAGATTATTTAGGGAAATCTTTCTCCCCAAAAGTTTTATTTCATCCTCTAAAACTAAAGAACTTTCATCTGTTGATAAATTTATTTTTTGCGCAGTTAATTGATAAACATCAGTTTTAATATTTTTTCTTAAACAAAATTCATCTAAAATATCAGTTTTTAATAAATAATTTTTGGTATCAATTTCCAAATTATTAATTTCAAAAGGTTTAATTAAAAATTTTCCTGAACCTATTAAGATTTGGTCAGCTATATTGATTTTCTCTTTTTTCAAAAAAAATTCATTTTCATTTATTAAAATCACATTTCCCAAATTTAAGGTTTTAAAACCTATTTCTTCAACATCATAAATTTTAACATTATCATTAACAAATATTTTTTCATTAAGATTACATTCTCCAGAAATTAGTTTAACTGTTTGTAATAATTTGGGATAAATTTCATTAACTTCTATCTTTTCAGTCTTAAAAACATCATGATGAAAAATATCTCCAGTAATATTAATTTTTTGAAAGTTTAAAGACAAACTTTCATTTTGAAGATTAGTTTGATGATTTAAGATTTCAAGGAAAGTTTCATCTTCTTTTTTAATAATAATTTCAGAGTTAAAAAGGATGGGTTTAAAAGTAGAATCAAAATGAATTCCTATTCCATCCCAAGATTTGAATAAAATTAAATTTTCATTAATTAAGAAGGAATTACCTTTGATATTAAAATTTAAATTAGAAATATTTTTAAAACTTAAACCATTTTCATTAAATTTAATTTTTTGTTGATTATTTTTTAGGGAAATTTTTGGAGAAGTAATTTTAAATTTATTAGATGAAAAATTTATAAAATCTAGATTAGTTAATAATTGATTTTCAAGTATTTTAAAATAATTATTAATAAAAAAAGTAGGAGTATTAATATTAATTTCATTTTTAGATATTAAATTTAGTTTTTGGAAGGAATTGATAATAATTTGATTATTTTCAAAATAAGTGTTTTCGGAGAAAAAATTGAGTTTGGAGGTTTTAAAACCTAATTCTTCAGTTTCAAAATTTGTTTGATATCCGCGGTAAAAAAATATTTTATTTTCAATATTAATATTTTTATTTTTTAAAGAAAGGTTTTGACTTTCAAAATTAATATTTTGATTATGAATGAAAACATCTGTTTGGATATTTAAAGATTTATCAATTAAAATTTTTTCATTTAATAAAATTTTTTGGGAATTTAATTGAAAGGTTTTAAATTCATTAATTAAAAAATCATTTTGAAAACCTTTGATTTTAAAATTTTGAATATCCTCTAAAAAATTTATTTCAAAATCTTTTTCCCCAACTAAATTTATTTTTAATCCATTATTAGTATTTATTGATAACAAATCATTTGATTTTATATCTAAGGTTTTAGTTGTTTCTAAATAACAACCTTTTTGATTTAGAGTTAAGGTATTAACTTCATTATTAAATAAAATTTTGTTAGCACTTTTTAAATTAATGCTTTTGTTTAAAGAATAAAGTAAAACATCACCTTGAGAAGCAAAGATTTGTTCTTGAGATGAAGTGAATTGAATTTTAGATTTATTTAAGTTTAATTCTTCCATTAGAAGAATAAAACTAATTATTTTTAACCCCAAAGTTCTTTTTCCATTTCTATTTTTTTCTTATTTGGAACAATATCAAAATCCGCTATTCTTAAATTATCTAAGATAGGAACAATATTATTTTCCATAATTAATCCAACACAATTAAGTTTTCCTAAAATAAAAATTTCTTCTAATTCAGGTGCATAATATTTTCCATCTTTTTCAAAGATTTGAATTCCAATCATGGTTGCATTTAATTTTTGACTTTGAGTTTTTAAAACAAAGGTTTTACCATAAAGTTGATAATGAACGACACCAATAATTTTTTGACCTTGTATTTTATCACCAGGTTCTAATTCTTTAATTCTTCTCATTCTTTTTCCATCATGAATTAAACTATCAAAAGTAAAACCTGGATAAAGATTTAAGGCTTTATCTTCATAATAATCTAAATTTATACCAAATATTTCATTATTCGTAAATTTATTTTCTAAACAAGTATTAAACATTTTTTTATAAGAACTTAATAAATTATCACAAAGATAATCTCCAAATATTTTGTTTTTAATAATGATTTTATTATCACTAGTTATTAAATTATAAATAAAAGGTTCATTATTAATTATTTCTTTTTTATCATGATAATCTTTAACTCTTATCATTTGACCTTCATGTTCAATGAGATGACTATCGGCGACTTGAATTCCATTAATTTCATAAAAGATTTGACCTTCATTTAAGAATTGACATTTTCCGATTACAAAAGATTTATCAGTTAAATATTCACCTAATTCTACTTCATGAATTTTCTTCAAATAATTTTTATAAGTTTTTAATAAGGTATTAGAAGTAAAACAAAAAGCTCTTACTAAACCACCAATGGGACCAATCCACATACTAATCATTGTTAAAAAGGCATATTTAGTTAAATTAAATACGTTTTTAAATACTAAAAATACTTTGAAAATCAATCTTAAAAATGTTTTAAAAAGATAAGCTAATCTTTTATAAAGGTTATGAACTTTAGTTATAATAGCTCTTACCTGATTTTCAACACTCATTCTGATGTGGTAAATTATTTTTCTAAAATTCATATTATCATTTTGTAGTTTCTCTAAATTTTTATTAATAACATTCATTTTATTTAAATTACTGCTGTTTTTGTTATCAATAATAGGTTCTAACCATTGTTTAGTGCATTCAGCGAAATTAGTTGTGGTATCTACAGGAGCGAAAGAAGAGACTAAAAACATATAGGGCATTTTACAGCGATATTCCTGCCAGTTTTCTTGAAGTTCTTTTTTATTTTTTTTGATGACGAAGAAAGCCCATAAAAATAAACCGACGACAACTAAAACAATAATAATAATAACGATAAGAACAGCATAAGAATTTCCTTTTTTTTTGGCTTTTTTACCACCTTCAATAATTTCTTTAATTAATTCATTTTCCATGTTCCTGATTTATAATACATATTAAATCTTTTGGATAAACTATGGAAAATCGGTAACGTAACCATCAAAAAGATTTTCTAATTCTTTTTTTCTATTTTTATCATTAACGGTATAAACAAAGCAAAATTTTTCTTGTTCTTTTAGTTCTTTCATTAAATCTTTATTATAGGGGGTTTCATCATGAAAAACCATAATATCAACATTTTCATGATTTTGAAATTCTTCATCTTTTTCAAAAATATATCCTAAATTAAAATTAACACTTCCCTCTAATTTAGAGAATAAATTTATAAATCTTTTATTAAAACTACAAACTAAAACTAAAATATTTAAATCCTTAAAAAAATTTATCAATCTTTTTCCAAAATCAATTAAATATTCATCATCTTTTTCCTGATTTATTTTAACATCTAAATACATAACAAAATCAGGATTAGATTCAAACTCTCCTAAAGCCTTATTTAAAGTGCATAACCCCATCATTTTTAATTCTTTCCAAGAACATTCTTCAACTAATTTTTCTTCTTCGGTTAATAATTTTATTTTATCATCGTGATATAAAACAAAAAGTTTTTCTTCATCTAATAATCTGACATCTAATTCAATAATATTAGCACCTAAAACTTTAGCAATTTTTATGCTTCTTAAAGTATTACCTCTATAGTGTCCTTTAGCACCTTGATGCCCGATGACTATCATTAGTTTAATTATTTAGAAAAAATCAATATTTATTTTTTTTTAAATATGATAAGGTATCTTCCTTTTTATAGAAGATTTATAGGTGGGACTAAATTATCTCATCTAAATCATTCAAAAATGATAATAGATTTCAGTGTTGAATCAAATCAATATCGTGAAAGAAATATTCAGGAAATCAAAAACATAATAAATACTTTTGATAATCAATTTATCGCCATAAAAATTAGTGCGTTTGGTTTTCAAGGAATAGAAAAGGTTTTAGATGAGTTTAATCAGATTAATAAAACTAATAAATTTTTAATAGATGCGGAAGATTATTTAATACAAGATAAAATAAATGATATTGCGAATTTATGTTTAGAGAAGTATAACACTAAAGATAAAAAAGTATTTTATAAAACAATTCAATTTTATAGGAAAGACTCCCAAAAAATATTAGAAGAAGATATTAAAAATTTTATGTATTCTAATAAATACGCTTTAAAAATGGTTCGTGGTGCTTATTTAGAAACTGATAAAAAATATAATATTTTATTCAATCAAAAAATAGAAACTGATAATAATTTTAATTTGACTCTTAAAAGATTTATGGATGAACAATATTTTAATCCCCATAATAACTTAATGTGCGCTACTCATAACGAACAATCTATAGGAATGTTAAGATATGCCCTTCAAGATTGTTCTTACCCCGATAATTTTTGTTTTGCTCAATTGTTAGGTTTTAAAGATAATATTACTCAAGAATTGGCAGAAAAATATCATGTTTATAAATATGTTCCTTATGGTCCTTTTTGGGAAACCATGCCTTATTTAATGAGAAGATTTTATGAAAATAAAGAGATGCTTAAACACTGTTAAATTCCCCACTATTTTCATTTAATTCTCCTCCATCAATTCTTACTATTTCACCATTAATCCAACCAGCATAATCACTAGATAAATAAGTTACTAAATTAACTAATTCTTCTTTTTCACCAATTCTTTTCAATGGATTTTTTTGAATTAATTTATTTAAAAATTTATTTTCAGGGTCTAATCTAGAAAAAGCTCCTTCAGTATAAATAGGACCAGGAGCAACTCCAAATAATCTATAATGAGGACCCCATTCTGCAGCTAAACTTTTAATCATGGTATTAATACCCGCTTTTGAAACTGCACTTGGTAAAACATATTTAGACCCGGTATCAGCATAAGTTGTCGTAATATTACCGATGACACCTTTGGGAGTATGTTTTTGAAATTCTAAGGTCATGTTTAAAGTTCCATAAAGGTTAGTTTGAATGATAGAATTAATACCGTTAGGAGTTAACTTATGAGAAGGGCAAAGAAAGTTGGCGGCTGCATTATTGATGAGGATATCGGGTTGGGGGATAGATTGGTAAAATTCTTTAATTTTGAAGGGGTCTTTGACGTCTAAAACTCGGTATTTAAAATTGGAACTTTGGGCGTCAAAACAGGTATCAATAAGTTTTTTTTCATCACGTCCACAGATAAAGACATTGGCGCCGAGTTTGTTAAAACCTAAGGCTATGGCTTGACCAAGACCTGAACCACCGCCGGTGATGATGACGTTTTTGTTAAGGAAGGTTTTAGAAGATAGCATCATAGATTTAAGCATATAATATTTATTTTTTAATAAAATATTGGTTTGCACGCTGATGGTATTGTTCGGCCATGCGGTCATAGCCCATCAGGTTTTTGATGCGTTCTTCTTCTTGTTGTTTAAAGCGTTGTTCTCTGCGGTTTAAAAATTCTTGGTCTTTTTGGGTGACATCAAAGTTTTGGGTATCACGTGAACGGACGAGAGAGTCTAAATTTTTGTAATCACCGCGGTTATATTTTTCGTCATATTCTAAAACATTATTTTTGGTGTAAGCTGCTTTAAAATCAGTATAATTCATTTTATCAGTGTGAGAAGAAGTAAAGTCATTAACTTCACCTTGACCTAAAGTTTCATAACCTAAAGTGCAAGAAATAGCGTATTCAGGTTCTTCAATGACTATCATTTGACGACCAGGTTTTCTTTCTTCACGTTTTTTCTTTTGGTCTTGAAAGACAGAATTGAAGACATCTAAAGTAAATTTTTTATCCATGACAACTTCTTCTTCATTATCACTATCATCACCCCAACTTCCTCCATAACCTTTATCATTATAAGAGGGCATACGGTTTTTTTCGAAAATTTTGTTAAATTTATCTTGATTAAAATTTTTTTCACTAATTTCCATTTGGTCATCTACATCATCGATAAATTGAGGGTGCTTTTTAGTTTCCATTTCTTCAAAATAGGTTTTGGCTTGATTTCTTAAGTCTTGGTGGGAGGCATTACCTTGCATTTGTTTTATTTTTTCCATGAGATAGACGTAAGCTTGAGTAACCATTCTAAATTTCTTGGTGTTTCCATTGGGTCTATCAGGGTGATATTTGAGACTAAATTTTCGATAAGCTTTTTTAACGTCATCTTCAGTGGCGTTATAGTCTAAATGGAGAATACGGAAAGGATTATAATTTTCCTCGAAGTTTCTGAGTTCTTCTTGAAATTTATCTTCTTTAGATTTTTGTTGATGATAAAAGTTTTGTTTTTGATTTTCTAAATTTTTCAAAAAGTTTTCTTCTTCCGATTTTTGAGTGTTTTTAAATTCTTTTATTTTATCATTAACATCCAATATTCCTATTTTTGTTGCTTGTGGTCTAGGGACTAAAGCTTGTAAATCTCTAGGAGGTAATTGAACAAATTGCTGAGGAACTTGAACTTCAGGTTGAACATTTTGAGTTGGGATATTGGGGATATTTTGTTGGATAGGGCGTTTTTTAACTACTCTTCTAACAGTTTTTTTTACGACAGGTTGAGAAGGTTGATTTCCCATTTAAATAATGGAGAAATTATTTAAATGAATTTAACAAATTAAATCAGCTGGAGGTGCAGAAGGGAGCATTTTAATGGGAGAATGATTATAAAAACATTGTTTTCTCAAATTGTCGTAATAATTTGGATTATAATTTTCTTCTAAAAATTTCATTTTTTTAATGTAGTTTTGGTAAGCATTTTCAATTTCAATATTGGAATATCTTTTCATCCAAAACCATTTTGGGTTTTGTTTGACTTTATCAAATTTTTTTTTGGCATCTTCAAATTCTTTAACATCTTTAAGAAGTTTTGGGATAGAAAACCTCATTATTAACTTTTTTAATATCCTTTCAGTGGATTTCTAAAAAATTAAACAATACCAGATTGAACTTTTTCAATAATTTTTTTCATTCTGAAATCTTGAGCTTCAATGATATTTTCAATAGATAATAAATAAGCTTTTTTGATTTCTGTTTTTTCAGATTTTAAATTTTTTAATAAATGAACCAAAATATTTATTTGTTCAACTTCCCAATCTAAAAAGAATTCCTCATAAATATCAAACATTTTTTGATCTTCAGTTTCTAATTTATCTAAAAAATGACCATTATTTTGTTCTTCAATCAAACTTTTATAAAAATTAATAGTGTGATTTGCAATTTTATTATTTTCATAGGTATCTGATAATTTTATTAATCCTTTAATGGCTTCTTCACATAAATAATCAAAATTATCTAAGGTATTCCAAAGTCTATTCTTTTTTTTACTTGAAATAAATTTTTTAATAGGATTTACTAAATTATGTAAATCTTCATATTTATCACCTTTAGACCATCTAGTAAAACCTTGAGTTGAATTTGGTTCTTGAAAAATAATAACATTATTTTGAATACTTATTTTAGTTCCTTTTTCAAAATACTGAAGTAAAGATAGTTTAACCATGGTATTGATGGGTTCAAGTAAAACACCTAAATTTTTTTTAGAAAAAACATTGGTGGTAGAAATATAAGTATACAATCCAGTTGTTATTTTTTTCATAATTTCATTTTCCATTTAAATTTAAAATATTTATTTTTTTAAATTTAAGAATTTAACAAGGAGGTTTTAATCCCCAAAAATTAGCAGGTTCTTCATTGACACAAGGATATGCACTATCTAATAAAATTTGATATTGAGTTCTTACTGGTAAATTATTATTACAGAAAAACATAGGTCCTTTATTCCAATCTCTTTTAGGTGTCCAAGTATCAGTTCTAAAAGGAATTCCATTTCCTAAATTTAAAGTATGGACATTACCAACATCTTTTCCACTAGCATCACAATAAACAAATTTAAGTTGAGGAGGAATTAAAGTTTTACCCATTTCAATATAATAAGAATTAGGATATTCTAAAGCAAATTGAAATTTACCATTTACTACTTTAGCAACACCTTGATTAGGTGTATTTTCAAATGCCATTTCAGCATTTTGGTAAGGAAGTCCTGAACCAGCATAACTTAAAGAATAAGTGGGAGGGTTTGCAGCCCAATATTTTACAAAATTATAGTTTTCAGAGGTTTCGCCGTGAACGATGTAGTTTCCGTAGGCATTGTTACGAACATTAAGGTCTGTATCACTAAATCTTACAAAATTTTCCTTGAATTGAGAGCACATAGTTTCATCTCTTTCTTTAAAAATCTTATCGGCATCATAACCAAAAGAAATACCAGCAAAATTATTATTACTCATTTATAATAAATTAGATAAAAAAAATCTTATAAAAATAAAATGCATTCTAAAGTTTGGGGTCAATATCAATGGCGAATGATGCATATCATTTCTTATACTTATGATGGAAAAATGAGTGAAAAAGATAGAGAAAGATATATTAGTTTTTATAAAACAGTTTTAAATGTTATTCCTTGTCCTGTTTGTTCAACACATTATGCCAAAAGGTTAAAGAGATATCCAGTTGAAGGACATTTAAAAGATAAAGATAGTTTAACCGCTTGGGTTAATTTTCTTCACAATGAAGTTAATTATGGATTACAAAAACCAATTGTTTCTAAACAACAAGCAGATATGATGTATTATAAGGATAATAAATTAAGATATGATTTTAACGATGTTTATATGTTATGCAATATTTATGCAATGAATACTAATATAAATTATGAAGCTTTAAGAAAGTTATTAACTTTATTTTATAAAATTTATCCTAAATTAATTAAAAAAACACCAAAGAGTTATGGTAATATTAAGGATATTAATAATAACTTAAATCTAAAAAATTGGGCTGATAATTTTATAAATGAAATTAACAACAAAAAAATAGTTCCAAAAAATATTCCCGTGATAGTAGAAAAAAAAAAAGAAGATCCTAGAAAAACATTTAATTTAGGAAAAAAAGAAGATAAAGAAATCCATAAAAATTTAACATCCTTCCTTAGGGATTATAAAATTATTTAAACATTCTTCCAGTAGGTCTCATTGGTTGAGGCATACCTCTATTTAATTCTATATTATAAGGTTCTACATCTTCATAAGGAGATGCATAATTATTTTGTCCTAAACCATTATTTCCATTAGGTTGACATAATCCATATTTTTTATTGTAAACACAAGTTGCTTCATTAGGGATATTATTGTAAGTACAACTAGGACATCCACTTTTCATGTAATTATATTTATCAGTTACATCCATCATTTTAGTAGCATTGTGGATTAAAAACTGTCTATATTGATAACTGTCATAAACTTTGTTTTGAACTCTAATTAAATCATTGACATAGGCACTTGGTCTATAATCAGTAAAAAGTCTACCATCAGACATTAAAGCCGGACAATTAAAATATTTATTATTAGATGTTTTGATACAACTCTCTTGATTCATCATAATTTATGATAGGAAAAAAAATAATTATCTTTTCTCAATTAATTCCTTTTTCTTCCCCTTCCTCTTCTCTTTTTTTCTACTACTTGAATTTCTTTAATGACTTCGGAATTTTGTTTTTCCAAATCATTTAATTCTTCTTGTATTTTATCATTTTCTAAAGTCTCATCTGGTTCATCTCCATCATTATTTTCTGTTACTTCCACTTTTTCACTCTCCTCATCATTAGCCATCACCTCCCTTAACTCAATTTCTACATTCTCTTCTTCATCATCATTCTCTTCCTCTCCATCATTCTCTTCCTCTTCATCATCCTCATTTTCTTCTTCATCATTCTCTTCCTCTTCTTCATCATCATTCTCTTCCTCTTCTTCATCATCATTCTCTTCTTCATCATCATCATTCTCTTCTTCTTCTTCATTATCTTCATCATTTTCAGAATTATCTTTTGAAACTAAATTTTCATCATCTAAATCTTCATTTTGAAAAACTTCTTCTGATAATTCATTATCATCCATAGTTTCAATACTCTCCACTGAAACTGTATCATCTAAAGTAGATTGCAAGGTTTCAACTTTTCCTCCTTCTTGAACTAGAGGTACAAATGAATTTTGAAGATTTGATAATATTTGAGCATTAATTTGTGCTTCTTGAACATTATTAATTATGTTTTCAGTTTCTTCCCCTGTATCTAACATTTTAGTTAGTAGTCCTCTAATGGCTTCCAAGTCATATTTAGTTTTACTATATTCTAGTTCTAAAGAAATTACTTTCTTCCAACCAAAATAGACAACACCAATTAGAAGTACAACTAAAATACCAAGTAATATTAATACATAAGATTGCATAATTTATTAAAGACAATACTTTTTAAATTTAAACGATAAGTTTAATCGCTTTATTTAAAAATTCATCATTTAATTTTTTTTGTCTCATGAGTTTCAAAGCAATAAATTGTCTAGAATATCCCCTTTCTAACTTATAAGGAAAACTAATTTTATCTCCATCTATTAAAACCGAAAATTTAATATTTTTAAAACCAGTTTCTTTCTTTTTCTCTATTTTATAAAGTTTAGTATAATGAGTTGTAACTATATGTAAACAATTTTGATGTTTTCCAATAGTTTCACACAAAGCCATACTAGCCGCAAATCCTTCTTGATAATTAGTGGAAGTAAAAACTTCATCAATTATAGAAAAAACTTTCCCTTTAATTTTAGAAATTTTATCTAAATAAGCCCCTACTTTATGAACTTCTGCTTCAAATAAACTTTCTTTACCTTGTTCATCTTGATTACGAATACTAGTAACTAGGAATTCAAAAGGAGTTATTTCCATTTCATGACAGTGAACAACTCCGATGGTTTGAGCTAAATAAATATTTAAAAAGATACTTTTAATGAAAGTGGATTTACCGGCTGCATTAGGTCCAGTTAATAAATAGTTTCTTCTATCTTCTTTAAAAACAATAGAATTTTTAACGGGATTTTTAACATTAGGATGCCAAGTTTTAGAGATTTTTAAGAAAGGTTTTTCTTGTTCTAAAAATGTGGGTAAAGTTAAATTATTTTCAATAATTCCATAATAACAATCTATTAAACCTATGTTAATTAAGGCGTCTAAGATACATTCTTTAGAATGAATAAATTGGTAAAATTGGGTGATAATGCGGCCTTTATTATTAAAAAGTTTAGGTTGTTGGTCATAAAGGGTTTCTTGGTTAATTTGATGAAGTAATTGATGACAAAAGACGTTAGATTGGGGGAAATATTGAGGGTAAGTTTTTTCAATGAGGTGATTAAGGTTTAAGATACGTTTGATTGATGAGAGTTTTTCTTGGAACATTCCGATAATTTCAGTTTTACTTTTAGAGGATAAGTAATTATTGTAAATACTTTGGAAATAAAAGAAGACAGATAAAAATTTAGAGAATATTTGAATAAGTTTATTTAAGGTTTGATTTTTGACAAAAGGTAATGAAATCATTGAACTTTGGTTCCAAAGCATTTTAATAAGGAATTTAAAGGGAATTCTTAAACCCATAATCCTAATTAAAACAAAAGGAACTAAAATATAAATTAAAGGAGATAATGCACTAAAGACAGGTGAAATTATAATTTTATAACAATTACTAATATGCATAAAACTTTCATTAGTATTTAAAAATTTTAAGAAGCGGTTATTGTAAAAAATGAGATTATAAATGAAATCGCTGTGTTCATCTTGTTCTTTAAAAAACCAGAAGATATTATTTAAGTCTTTTTGACAAGATTTAATTTGATTGGATATTTCGGGTGAGGGGTTTAATGTTTTTAAGATTTGTTGTCTTTCTTGGAGGATATTGAGATGATGGGAGGGTGAATTTAAAAGTTTTTTGAGGAAGAAATCTCCGAAATTAGTTTTAGTTTTGTTAAACTGATGTAAAACATTGTTGATATCAAGTTCAGACCAAATATTTTGGGTGTCAATTTCAGATTTATTTTGGAAAAGTTGAAAGAAAGTTTGAGGTATATCTTTTTTATGGAAGTTTAAAAGTTCTTGGATATTAATGTTTTGGTTTAAGGTAAAAAAGTTTTCGACATGTTCATTGAGAGTAAAATCTTTATTTTGAAAGTTCATAAATTTAGAAGTATATTTTTGAAAAAAAATATCCGCAATATTATATGAAACAATTAAGTTTTGAAGCACAAGAAGATTGGGCCAAAGTTAATTATCCCGGATGTCCTTCTCATTGGTTTAATACTTATGGAGGTTATATTATTGAAACCACATGGAACCCTGAAAAATCGGCTTATCAAACGGTAAAACATAGGTTTAATTATCCGGATATTAGTTTGATGCCGAATGAATAAAAAATTGAATTAAAAAGATTTAATGTTTAATAAGAAAAATGGAATTAGATTTTTCTTATTTAGATTTAAAAAAATTGCCGGCGGAACCTCACTCTAGTTTTTTAGAGAGGAGTTATTTTATTATTAATAATAAAGATGAAGAGGATATTATTGAATTAAGTCAATATTTATATAGTATAAAATATTTAGGGTGTAAGTATGAGGAAAAAATAATGGAAAAAATAAGAAAATTAGCAAAAAATTGTGGAATTAAGATAATTTAATAAAATTATTAAAGGAAATGTTTTGATGTGTATTATAATTTAAAATCATAAAGATTATGTCTTGGATAAGTTCAGTTTGAAATTTAATAAATAATGGTTGATGAAAAAAATTAGGACATGAATTAATTTCTAAAATCCAAAATTTACCATTTTCATCTTCAATAACATCATAACCTAAGCAAGTTGTTTCTAATTCTTTATTATTTTCACTATTTAATTTAGGAATAATGTGAGTTTGGACTTCTTTCAAACATTCCAATAAATTTGGGTTTTTTGCATAATAAATATCTAATGAATTATTATTAACAGATAAACTATTATTCTCAGTTCTTTCGTTATTAAATTCTTGATTACATCTTCTTATTATTCCAGTTGGATAATAAAAACTTGATATTTGATTTTTATTTTTAACATATAAAACATAAATTCGGTAATCTTCTTTAAATTTTAAAGATTTAGGGATAATTTCTTCTTGAATAATTAAAGGATATTTTATACCTTTATTAAAAATAAATTTTTTATTAAATAAAAGACTAATATTTTCACAAGCACATCCATACTGAGGTTTGACAAAATAATATTTGTTTTCTAATTTTAAGTTATCAAATTTTTTTTGATTATTGATAATAAAAGTTTTAGGATAATGTTTTGATTTGTGAAGTTTATTTGTAGTTGCAATTTTATTAAAGGCATAAGGTAAATGAATATTAGTAAATTCTAAACAATATTTTCCATCTGCATTTTTGGTAGAAATTAAGGGATTAATTTTATTTTCCTTAAATCCTAAACTTTTAAAAATTTTTTTAAAGGCACGATAATATTCCCCTTTAGTGGAAATATAATAATCCATTATATAAATAATGTATTTTTTTATTTTTTTATTTTTTATCATTTTATTAATATGTTTTAGTATCCCAACTAAAGAAAACTTAAATTGTTTAGATTTAGCTATTAAACCAAATTTTTCATCCAATTATAAATTAGGTCAATTAGATGAAAGTTTATATGTAGACCCTAGTAGGGATTTTAATTTAAGAGGATATAAACGTTTTAGCCGAGATAGAATTAAGGGATTTTATTATGACCCTTTTAACATCAACTGTACTAAAAATATTTATAGTGGATATGAATGTAATTTAATAAAAGGAAATTATGTTAATACCATTCCAAAAAAATTTTGTAAGGATATTTGTCCAAAAGAATATAAATTAATGGAAAATTTTAATGGCGGGAAATATCTCAAAGAAGGAGGAAACAAAAAATATTGGTGTTTTAATACTAATTCTTTAAAATGTGAAGAACATGATTATAATTATTTGGAACCCTCTAAAAATACTTGTGGAACAGCTTGGACTGCTCAAGTTCCATTACCAATTTATTTTAGTAAACAATCTTGCTATAATAAAAATAAAAGATGTGAGGAATTAAATGAAAAGGAATGTTTACAAAATCCTAATTGTGGAGTTTGTCGTAATTCTTTAGGAGAAGGAAATTGTGTTAGTTCAACTGCTTCTGGAACATTAGATATTACTTTACCTTGTTTTCCTAATCGAGTTCCTAAAGGAAATCAGTTTCAACCAGGAGTTCCAGACCCTTTTAAAGATATTATGCAAAAATATTAAGTTTTTGATAAAATAAAACTTTAAATTATTATAATATGGGAACTAAAATGAAAGTTTTTTTATTAATTCTTATCTTGGGTATAATGTGGTTTATTAACTATAAATATAATAATATTATAGTTAAAACTTATAATGAAGCAAGTAAAATACCAAAATTTTTAATCATAGGTGTTTCAATTTTAGCATTATTAGCGCCGACATTATTAAAAAATAATTTAGTTTTGGATTATTTAAGGGGATACGTTCCAGAAAGTGTTAACCAGCAAATTGATAATTATGAGGAAATAAAACAAAAAGGCGGAAGAAAACCTAATGGAACAATAAAAAGAAATGTTTCAGAGTCAACCAAAAAATATGTGGCGTCTAATCAAGGTTGGAAATGTTTAAAATGTAGTCAAACTTTAGATGCTACTTATGAAGTTGACCATATTAAACCATTACATCAAGGAGGTAGTAATGATGTATCAAATTTGAGGGCATTATGTAGAAATTGTCATGGTAAGAAAACTTTAGAGGATAATATGAGAAGAAAAAAACTACTATAAGATATGTTTAATATTAATGAAAATTACTTAGGAAATTATAAAAAAAATTTTACTATTCCTTGTTTTGGGGAATTAACTTTTACAGCACGAGAAGCAATAACTGCATTAAGTTTTATTATTTTAGTAATTTTATTGTTAGTAGGAATAGGTAAAAAAAATATAACGACTAGTTTAGTTGGATTTTTTGTTTTTACAGCAGTTTTATTATTAATGTATTTTCCTTATGTTACAATTAATCAGTTAGTCTTTTTAGGGTTTTTATTAATTTTAGAATTTGGTTTAATGATTTATTTTGGGGTGAATGAGAGTAAGATAACATATTTGAATAATAGAGATTATCCAAAATTTTATTTACCGGGGAATAAAGATGGAAATAAATTAAAATATTATGATGGGAATGAGAGAGTATTAAGAGTGATGGAGGGGGGATTATATTCTTATGTGAAAAGAGATGAGTTAAAGAATGATTATGGGAAGGAATTTTCATATAGTTTTTGGTTGAAAGTTTGTCCGGATAATTTTGCACAAAGTAATAAGAAATGGCGTGTTGTTTTTGTTAGAGGTTTAATGAGTGGAAATGAAGATGAAATCTTTAAGAATAAAACCCCTGGAGTTTATTTAGCACCCAATTCAAATCAATTAATTATGAATGTAGCCATAGAAGATGGTCCAGATGAAAATAATGCGATTGTTTTAGATAATATTCCACTGAACGAATGGTTTTGTATAACTATGGTTTTAGAGGGTAAAAGTTTTGATTGTTATGTTAATGGATTATTAGAGAGGAGTATTAATTTAACTGGGCAGGCTAGATTTTTTAATTCAGATTTAGTAAAAGGTAAAAGTGGATTTAATGGGTTAATGGCGTATTTTAGGTATCATGCAGTAGCTTTAACGCCAGAACAAGTTATGAAGAAATTTGAGGCTGAAAAAAGAGACTTAGCTAAAAAAGAACCTTTAGAAATTTGTTTTAAGAATTAAATTTCTTTGTTATAATTAGATGAATAATAACAATCTTAATTTTGGAAATGCCGGTAAAAATACTGGTTCAACCCTTAAAGGTTTTGCTAATACTGCTAAAACCCAATTTCAAGATAATGGCTTAAAAATTATAATAATTTTAGCAGTATTAGTTTTAATTATTATTATAATAGTTATTTTAGCAGTTAGTTATTCTAAAAGTAAAGGTAAAAAGAGAGTTTTATTAATTGATAAACCTTTAGATGCTTATGATATTCAAAAGAATGAATTTAATATTCCTAATTCATCAGAAGGTTTAGAATTTACTTATTCTTTCTGGATGTTTATTTCAGACTGGACTAATGGATGGAAAAATATTTTTGTTAAAGGAGATAAACAATCCGCACCTGGAAATAGTAGTGCCCGTGCCCCTGGTTTATGGTTATACCCTGATACTAACGCCCTTCACGCCAGAATTAATACTTTTGCCTCTCCTAATGAAGGATGTGATATTAAGAATATACCTTTACAAAAATGGGTGCATATCGCTTATGTTTTAAATAATAGAACTGTAGATATTTATATTAATGGTAAATTAGAAAGGTCTTGTGTCTTAAGAGGTGTACCTAAATTAAATAATAAACCTTTATATATCTGTGAAAATGGAGGTTTTTTTGGTAAAATCAGTAAATTTAATTACTTTATGTATGCTTTAAAACCCGATGAAGTCTTTAGCATTTATAATAAAGGACCCAATTAATTTTCTCTATAAATATTAATGAATAATTCTCCTGAAATATTACGAACCAATATTTTTAATAAAACTAAAAACTTTTTATCAAATGAAGGTGTTTTATTAAAAATTTCTTTAGCTTGTGTAATTTTATTAGTCATTATCTTCTTATTTGTTAGATTATCTTATGATATAAAGAATTATACTAATGATTCACCTTTTTTAATTGAAGATACTTCTAGAGCATCTGACTCCAAAGTCATCAGTGGAAGAAAATTAATCAGATCTTACGACCAAAAATTTGGTTTAGAATTTAGTTATGTCCTTTGGTTATATATTGATGAAAATACCTTTAATAACAGTGGTAAATATCATCATATTTTCCATAAAGGAAGTTCAAGTGCAGTTCCTTTACAAGCACCAGGGGTTTGGATATATCCAGGTGAAAATAAATTAGCTATTAACATGAATACTTATAATAAAGTAAAAAATAGTTGTGATGTTGGTAATATTCCAATGAATAAATGGTTTTTATTGGGAATAACAGTCATAGGAGATACCATGGATGTTTTTATTAATGCAAAATTAAAGAAAAGGTGTACTTTAGATGGAATACCCATGCAAAATTATGGTGATTTATATATTTCTAAATGGGGAGGTTTCAATGGTTTTATTTCAAGATTTAGATATTTTTCATATGCAGTTCCATTTTATAGAATGGAAAAGATATTTAAAGAGGGTCCTTCAGATGCACCATGCACAGAAACAGGTGAGAAACCACCTTATTTAGCACCTAGTTATTGGATGACAACTGGTCAACCTAATACTCAAGTTAATGTATAAATAATATTATAAAAATTAAGATGTTTAATTTTTATTATACACTTTGTATTTTAGTTTTAACTATAATTTTTATAGTAAAATTTGGAAAAAATAATCCCTTAGAAATGTTTTCTTTACCAGTCAAAACTTATGTTATTACTTTACAGAAAGATAAAAAAATAGAAGAAAAATTTATAAGGTTTAATGGTATTGATGGAGAAAATTATAATTATCAAAAAGAGATAGATAAAAATATTATCAAACCTATTTTTGAGAAAGATGATATTTTAGTAGAAATGAGTAAAAAAGAAATAGGTGAAATTTTAAGTCATTATTACTTATGGAAACATATTGAAAATGAAAAAAATCCAATTTTAGTTTTAAACAATGAAAAACAAATAAATGAAAAATTTAAGGATAAACTTAATAATATTTTAATGAATTTACCTTCTCATTGGGATGTTTATCAAATCAATAATGATTACTTAATTAATCCAACTTCTATAAAAAAAATATTAAAATTATTACCATTTAATTCAGAATTCAAAAGTTGGTTATCAAATAATATCTTGAATAAATAAATGAATAATTTATCTGATGAAAAAACCTTAAATATTGTCCAGGATACTGCTGGTTCTAAAAATAAATTTAAAAATAAGTTAGCCCATTTTTTAGTTGATTTCAATGTTTTATCTTATTTAGTTTCATTTTTAATAGCTTTACAATTCAAAGATTTCTTAACAGATTTAATAAATAAATTTTTATCTTACTTTATTGATGAAAATAAATATAAATTGTTATCAAGTTTTATATCTTTAGTTATTATTTGTGTTTTATGTTATGTTTTCATTTATTTTATATTTTATAAATACTTATATACCGAAGATGTTGAAAAAGAAGCAATCTTAAAGAAAGCTTTAAGTGAAAAGAAAACAGAATTAGCGAAAAAAGAGGTTGAAAAACAAGGCGAAACTAAAAAAGAAATAGAAAGAGTAGGTAAAATAGAGGAATTTTATGGTTTATCTTGGAATTAAAGTCTAAGAATAATTATGGATCCAACAATTTGGGGCCCTAAATTTTGGTTTTCTTTACATACGGTCACATTTACTTATCCTTTTCATCCAGATATAGAACACCAAGAAAGAATTAAAAATTTTTTCAATAGTTTAGAATATATTTTACCTTGTAGTATTTGTCGTGTAAATTATAGTAAAAAAATTAGAAAACATCCAATTGATAACAATTTAGATAGTAGAAAGAAATTAATTTTTTGGTTAATAGATATTCATAACATGGTGAATATGCAAACTGGGAAAAGGGCATGGTCTTATCAAGAGGTTTTAGAATATTATGAAAAAATTTATGGGAAGAAAATTTTATTAGAAGACCCTAATCCTAATCAAGTTAAGGAGAATAAAATAGAAAAAGAAATTATTTATGTTCCCATTGGAAATCAATGTAATAAAAAGAAACCAATCTTATTAGGATTTTTCATTTTTATCTTAATTTTGTTTATCTTATTATTTGGTTTTGTTATCAATCGGATGGTTAATAGGTAAATTTTTTCTCATTAAAATTAATGGGAAAAAAAATAGTAATCTCTTCTCAAAAATTTGAATATTATCCTGATTTTGAAGATAAAGAATTTTATGAAAAAATAACCTACAAAAAAGAGTTTAATCAAAACAAAATTCCTAAAGAAACCAAATCCATGGAAGAAATTTGTAATGCTCGTTTATACACTCTTGCTCCCCAACAAGAATTCCTCCGAAACTACATTAGTATTGGAACTCCTTATAACAGCATTTTAATCTATCACGGAACCGGCGTCGGCAAAACTTGCTCAGGTATTCAAATCGCAGAAGGTTTTAAAGAAGTTATGAAGAGAATGCATAGTGATGAAAAACAAAAAATTTTAGTTTTAGTTAGTCGCAGTGTCATGCCTAACTTTAAAAAACAAATTTATGACATTGGAAAAGAAAGTAAAAAAATTAGACCAGATGATGTCGTTCAATGTACCGGTAATGAGTATAGTTTAGATTTTGAACAATACAGTTCTTTAACCAGAAAACAAAAAATCAAAGAAACTGCTAAAAAAGTTAATAATGTTTATAAATTTTATGGTTATGAACAATTTGCAAATGAATTAATGACAGATTTACATTGGGATGGAAAAATTTCTTCTTTAACTGACATTCAAAAGAAAGCCTTAAAACAAAAATTTAATAATCGCGTCATTATTATTGACGAGATACATAATATTAAAGCTGATAGCAAAAATGTAGAATTAAGAAAAGTTCCACCTATTTTACAAGCCATTGTTAGGTTTTCGGAAAATATTAGATTAGTTTTAATGAGTGCAACCCCCATGTATGATAATGCCGAAGAGTTTATTTACATTTTAAATTTATTATTAGAGAATGATGGAAGAGAACCTATAGAAAAGAAGGATATTTTTGATGCAGAAAATAATTTAGTTCCTGGAGCAGAAGGTTTAATAAAAAATTTAACTAAAGGATATGTTAGTTTTTTAAGGGGAGATAATCCAAATAGTTTCCCATTAAAAATTTATCCTCAAGTTGCTAGAACACCTAATATAGTTTATGACATTAAGGGTAATAAGATTAGTGATAGTAATAAATTAAGGCATATGAAATTATTTTTATGTGAGATGTCTGTTTATCAAAATAGATTATATGATAAAGTTTTTAGGGAAATTAAAAATGAAAATTTTAATTCAAATGAAAGTTCTTATAATACTCTTAGACCTATTACTAATATTGTTTTACCTAATAAACAAGAAGACCATGTTATAGCTAGAATGGATTTTGCTTATCAAAAGCAGGATAATGGGGAAGGACCTTTTATAGTGGATACGGGAGGAGTATCAATTTTAGGGAAGGAAAGCAAATTTAGGAAGAAGACTATGCAATTTAAATATCAGTCTCATGTGAAATTTGATTTAGGGAAGGAAACTGAAGCACCATTTTTGGATGAGAAACATTTGCAGAAGTATTCAACTAAATTTTATGAAGCCTTATTAAATATAAAAGGAGGAAAGGGTATATGTTATGTTTATTCGGAATTTGTTTGGGGAGGGGTTTTACCATTTGCGATGATGTTGGAGCAAAATGGGTTTGAAAGGTATCCATTTCCGGGAGAAAGACAATTTTTAGATTATAATAAGAAGCGAAATCCTATTTGTGCTATTTGTGGGAAGAATTTTCATAGGAATTCTGACCATGAATTTAAAAGAGCTAGATATATTTTAATGACTGGTAATCAAAACTTAACTTTAATGGAAACTGGTTCCTTATTAAATATTATGAATTCAGATAATAATAAATATGGAGAAGAATGTAAAATTATTATCGGAACCCGTAAAACCGGTGAAGGATTAGATTTTAAAAGAATTAGACAAATCCATGTTTTAGAACCTTGGTATAACATGTCTAGGTTAGACCAAATTATTGGTCGCGGTGGAAGATACTGCAGTCACGCTGATTTACCTGAAAAAGAAAGAAATGTTGAAATCTTTTTTTATGCGGTTATGCCTGATAAAAAAGCTAGTAAAAAAACTAAAGAAACTGAAACCATTGATACCAGATATTATAGAATAGCGGAAGTTAAAGATAAGAAAATTAAAGCAGTAGAATATATTATTAAACAAAGTGCGGTAGATTGTGTTTTAAATAAAAATGGAAATGTTTTTGATTTTGGTAAAAGAATAGTTCATATGTTAGATAGTAAAGGAAATAAGATAAAAGTTAATTTAGGGGATGTAGATTATAGTAGGGAATGTGATTATCAAAAATGTAATTATCAATGTGTTTGGGAACCTGAAAAAGGTAAAAATTATAAGATTAATACAGATACTTATACAGAAAGATTTGCGAGAACAGATATAGAAAAGAGCAAGAGGATTATCAAGGAGATGTATAATAGGGGATATATTTATGAATTAGCGGATTTAGTAAAAAGAGTTAATCATAAATTACCGCAGTTAGAAAATTGGTTTATTTATATTGGAATTCAAGAAATGTTAAATAATGTCAATGAACCAGTTTATGATATGTATGGAAGAAGAGGCTACCTGATATATAAAGGGAAATATTATGTTTATCAACCCATGGAATTTAATTATCTCAAGGCACCATTAAGATATAGAATGATGACCTTAGATGTTAAAACACCATTTTATACATTTGAGAATGAGTTGGAGGAAGAGAATATTAATTTAAATAAAAAAGATGAGAGTGGAGGAAATATTTTAGAAGAAATCATGAAAGAACAAGAGAAGTTGAATAAAATATTAACCTTTACAGATAAAGATAAACAAACAATTATAATAGGGATGATAGTGGATAAATTAACAGATTTGAAGAAGATAAGTTTATTGAGGAAGATAGTTTATGATTATGTTTCTACTAATGGAAAAATGAGTTCACCGATATTAAGTATCTTATTTTTTTATTTTAATGATTTATTGTTATTTAAGGGGAGAGATATGGAATTTAAGGATAAGGTTAGTAATGATAAGTTAATAGGATTTTATTATTTCTTATTAGAGGGAAGAAAGACAAGATTAAAAACATTTTGTTTAAATGATGAAACCAAAGTTATTACAGAATGTTTAAAAGATACGAAAGAAAAAATTAAAGCGAGACTTTTAACTAAATTTAGTAAAGAAAGAAAGAGTAATAATTTAATGTTGAATAATATTTATGGATTTATGGAGAGGAAAGATGGACCTTATGTTTTTAAGATTTATAATAAGACCAAAGAGCAAGTTAAGAGGACAAAAGAGAATGAAAGGAGTAAGAGGTCAGAGGTGAGGGGGAAAGAGTGTAGTAGTCATAGTTTAGAGGAAATTAAAAGTTTGGGAAAGATATTGGATATTAAACAAGATAAGATACAAAAGAGAACAGGATGTTATGAGTTGGAATATGTTTTAAGAAAAAATGATATGATTAAGTTGAATAATCGGTTATGGTTTTTAAATTCTATAGATTTTATAAAATCACAAATAACGATAAAAAATTGAATTAAAAAAATATTATATTTAAATTTATAAAATGGAAGTTTTGACTGAAAAAGATATTTATTTTCATTCTTTAATTAAACGTCGGATTAATTTAAGACCTCAGTTTTTAGATGAACATTTAAATACTAATATTGAAAATATATTAAAAAATGAGGTTGAAGGAAAATGTATTAAAGAAGGATATATTGTTCCTAGTACTATAGAAATAAAAAAAAGGTCTATTGGTAATTTATGTTCAAATCAATTTACTGGAAATGTTATTTATGATATTACTTATTCAGCAAAAATATGTAATATTCCATTAAATAGTGTTATTAGAGCCAAAGTAATGAAAATGAATGAGAATGGAATTAAAGCGGTATTAGGCCCATTGATGATTTATATTCAAAAAGAATTACATCAAAACAAGGATGTATTTAAGACTATTACTTATGGTGATGAGATTGATATTTTAGTAATTAATAAAAGTTTTGATTTAGGTTCAAAGGATATAACTGTAATGGGTAAACTTAATTCAGAGAGTAAGAAGAAAATTGTTTTAAAGACAAGGAAAATTAAACATAAGAATGATGATAAATTAGCAGAGGCTGTTATTTTAGAGGAAAATGAGAATAGGTTAAAGAAAGAGAGTGAGGAGGGGTTAGAAGAAACAGAAGATTTAGGAAGTCAAGATATGATAGACTCTGATGAGGAAGGATTAGAGGATATGGAAGCATTTGAAGAAGAATTGACGGAAGAAGATTTGCCTGATGAGTTAGATCAGGAAATTATCGATGATGAGGAAGGTGAAGAATATTAATTTAAAGAAAACTGACATTAAAGATAAAATGGAAAAGTTTGTGGTTATTAAGGAGAATGAAGAAGAAGATGCTTCAGTTTCAATTGATTCTGGAAAAAATACTATAGAAAACTTTGATATTAGGATGATAAAAGAGTTTGTTGAGAATAAGATGACTGCAAATCATTTCAAGGAAATTATTAAAATAATAAAATTGAATGAAGAAAGATATACTAAAAATAACAATGGATATTTTATTAATTTAAAAAATTTAAATGAAATAACATTGTTAAAAATTAGGAAATTTATAAATTTTGTGAAGGAAAATGATGAATATATTTCAGTGGCGGAGCATTTGAAAGATGAGGAGAGAATGAGGATAGAAACCATTGATAAAAAATCAAATATAGAAAATTTTGAGGATGAATGTTTAGATAAATTGATAAATTTTGAGATATTTTCGTTGGATGGGGTAAAGAGTGAAATTTTTAGTGAATATGCATATGAAGAGGGAGATGAGCATTATGATTTAAAAAATGAGGAACAGAATGGATATAAAATTAATTTAAAGAAATACAAAAAAAAATATACGGGGACGAAAGCGAAAGTATTAAAAAGATTTAAAGATATCTCTAAATCTAGCATTAATTCAAGAACAATTAAGAATAATTTGATAGTGAAGACCAAGATAGTAAAGAAAGATGAAAAGAAGAAGAAGGAGGAGACGACAGATGTTAATGAGGAGACTACTATTTATGAGGATGATACAGTTTTGGATGACGAAGAAGAGGATGAAGAAGAGGAAATTGAAGATTAAATAGGATAAAAAATTGAATTTAAATAATTTAATATTAAATTATTTAAAATGTTTCCGGTAGAGAAGGTAAATTCATTTTTGAATAAAAATTTTGAGGGTCAGGTACCTGAAAGAGAACTGGTTTTTCGTATTCCAGATTCACAAAAGAGGGGAGACCATATTTATGACAAGTATGTTTTAGACAGTAAATTTATTTTCCAAGGGAAAAATGTTATTCGCGTTCCAGAATGGACAAAAATTAAAAATTATCGTCTTTTAGTAGATAAATTAGATAAAAATACATTTACTAGTGCTATTTTAAATGCAGTTATTCCAGAGTTTAGATATTTTAGTTTAAAGAGTAGGGTTCAATTTATTAAGGATTTTTATCGTCAGATGGCGGTTGATTTAGAGGAGAAAAATTTATATAAGGATTTAAAGTATCATGCCATCAGGAATAAGTTAAGAGAGACATTACAAGGATTTTTTAATGCAGATGAGGAAGAAGTTATGAGAAAGTATTTAGTTGATTATTTAAGTTTGAAAGTTTATTTAATTGAGGAAAATGATGATGCAACTTTTTTGGAAAGAAAAGTTAGTAAGATTGAGTATTTAGAGGAATATCAAAAAAATACTATTTTTTTAGTTAAATATGAAAATAAGTATTGTTTATTAGTAAATAGAGATATGACAGGAATAATTGATGACAAAGAATTAGAAACTGAATTAAATGGTGATTTTGAGAAATTAATTAAGATTAACGCTAAAAAGGTTAAAATCCCTAAAAAGGTGGTAACAGTTGAGAAAGTAGAAGAGAATTTAGAGAAGAAAGAGGAAACATCAGAGAATTTAGATGATATTTCAGAGAAGAATGAATTAGAGGAACCAGTAAAGAAAAAGATTAAGATACCTGCGAAGGCGACTTTAAAAGTTCTTCAAGAATTGGCGGAACAAAATGGTATTTCATTAACTAAAAAATCTGAAAAAACAGGGAAAGATATTAAGAAAACTATTCAAGAGTTAAAATTAGATTTTGAAAATCTTTAATGTTTTATGATAGCAGAATATATTTGGATAGGTGGTAATTTAGAAATCCGTTCAAAAACTAGAATTTTACCAAATAATACAACTGTTTTCCCAGAATGGAATTTTGATGGAAGTTCTACTGAACAAGCATCAGGAGAAGATAGTGAAGTGATAATTAAACCACAAGCTGTTTTTCCTTGTCCATTTAGAAAAGGACCCAACAAAATAATTTTATGTGATACTTATTATCAAGGAAATCCTCATTCTACTAATACTAGAAATTGGGCCCAAAAGATTTTTGAAGAAGATTTGGATGCTCAACCTTGGTTTGGATTAGAACAAGAATATTTTATAATGGATAAAAAAACTGGATTTCCATTAGGAGTAAAACCTGATGAAAATATTATTCAAGGACAATATTATTGTTCTAATGGCGGTTTAAATGCTTATGGTCGTGATTTTGTAGAAGAACATATGAATTTATGTTTAGAAGCAGGATTAAAAATAAGTGGTGTTAATGCGGAAGTTGCACCTGGTCAATGGGAATTTCAAATTGGTCCTGCAGTGGGAATAGAAGCAGGAGACCATTTATTAGTTGCAAGATTTTTATTAGAAAGATTAAGTGAAAAATATGGATATTGGATAGAATTAGCGCCCAAACCTTATTTAAAGGTTAATGGGAGTGGATGTCATTGTAATTATTCTACCGCTTTAATGCGAGAAGGAACTAATGAAAAAACGGGATTAGAAATTATTGATGAAGCTATTAATAAATTATCTTTAAAACATGATGAACATATGAAGGTTTATGGGGAAGGAAATGAAGAGAGGATGACGGGAAAACATGAGACTGCGTCTTATGATAAATTTACTTTTGGGAGGGCCAATAGAGGGGCGAGTGTGAGAATAGGGAATGAGACCATAGATAATCAGAAGGGATATTTTGAGGATAGGAGACCGGCGTCTAATTGTGATCCTTATTTAGTAACAGCAATGATATTTAAGACTACTCATTTAGAATAATATTCTTGAGGAACATCTTTAGTTTCATTGATAGGATAAGAGATAAAATCTTTTAAAGTTTCATTAAGTCTTTCTTTTGAAAAATCATCCACATCATAGTGCACGAAATATTTTTTAGTTATTGAATCATAATAATATTTATTATTAAGATTTTTAATTGGGGGTAAAGGTTTTAAATCATAAAAATGACAACCAAAACTTTCTTTAAAAAATAATTCAAAATCTTTATCTTCTAATTTTTCTCTTCTTTGAGCACATTCATCATCATCAAAACAAACACAAATAAAATTTCTGTTCTTAAAAAATCTATAAATTTCATAAACATCACCTTCTTGGTGACATAAAACACACTTCATTTTTTTTATATTTATCAATATTTTTTTAAATGATTTAAAAATTTTAGTTTAAAAAAAATTGAAATTTATTTAATTTAAAACATATAAATGTTAAATTTGTTTACTTTTAAAGAAAAACCTAAGATGTACAATATTTTAGGAATAGGAGGGTCGTGCGTAGTAGTAAAAGATGAAAAATCAGTCATAAAAATCATTCCAGATATAGAAAAGTATAATTATTTTTTGGATAATACTATTGATATTAAAAAATGTTTAAAAAAAAATATAGGGGAAAAAATAACTGAATATTTTATTTTTCCAGAAAGTTTTAAGGAGTTAAAAAGGGATTTTGATACTGATAATTTTCTTTGGGAAAATAATTGTAATATTAAAAATCTAGATTATGAAAATTATTTAGTAATTAAGTTACCTTATTATGAAAACAGTATTGATTGTTTTGACTATTTTGTGAAGAATAGAAAATCTATGGATATAATCAATTTAGATATAGTTTTGGAAGATTTTTGGAGTGGATTAGAAATTTTACATGAAAATGGGATAATTCATAATGATGTTAAATTAGAGAATGTTTTATTATCAAATGAAAATGGATGGAAATTAAGAATTATTGATTTTGATTTTTCATTTCAAATAGAAGAAGCAAATAATATTAGTTATGTTGGAACTTTCAGTCTAATAAATCAAACAACTGGAATAAATCAAGAAACTATTGGAATTGATGGAATGTTTAAAAAATTTTTTAGATTTTTCAAACCTTTATATAATCCATATAAATTTTCAATATATATTTCAAAATTTCAAGAAGAATTACAGAAAATGTATATTGAAAATAAAGAAGATTTTTATAGATACAATGATATTTTTAATGGTATTATTTTATCTTTATTTATGATAAAAATGAATGAAAAAAATAGGGGAATTAATAAAAATGTAGATAATAAATTTGTAAAATCTTTTTTAGAGATGGTAAAAGTAGATGAAAATTTGAAGTTTATGGAAATTTTTGAAATCAAGAATTATTTAAAAAAAATGATTATTTAAAGTGTTATTTATCTTATAAAATATATTATGGAAATAAATAAATCCAATTTTGACAATTTATCAAGTCTTTTTAATCATCTTAAAAAGAATGAAAATAATATTTTAAGTTTAAAATTTAAGGGTTTAAATGAGACTTTAGAGAGGAATGTTTTTCAAAGAGTTGTTGAAAGATTTATTTTTACGGAAGAAAATGGAGGATTACATTATCCTTATAAAATGCATTCTCATTTAAAAATAGGTAATGAAAGAGGTAATGTTTATTTGCATTTAAAAACCTTAGATGAGATTAAAAGGTATTTTCAGTTTTCAATTTTACCGGAGAGGGATAATTTTGTGGTTGAAAAGAAAGTTGATACTTTTGAAATAAATAATTCTAAAATGTTATTTGAGGAGATAAGTTTTCAGGAGAAAAAAGATGAAAAAATGGATGATGAAAAGGTTTATGAAATCTTAAATATTTATGAAATTGAAGATAAGAAACATCATTTTTTTATTAAAATGATTGAAAATAAAAAGATTTTATCTGATAAATCTTTTAAAGAGTCTAAGGTTTTAGAGCAAGTACCGACTTATCACATTGAATTAGAATTTAAATCAGGGGATTTTAGTCAAGAATTTTTTGAATATTTGGGAAACTTTTTAGAATGGTTATTAGAAGAATTACAGCAATCTTATTTCATTTTATCAGATAAGGAAATTTTAACTGTTCAAGAGTCAATTAAGAAAATCTTGAAAGTTAAAAATGCTTCAAATAAAGAATTTGGTGTTCCTGAACCTGTTGAAATTCTCCGTAAAAATTTTCACCCTAATACTGGCGTCATTAATGTTAAAGATGATACTTCAGTTGGTTATTTACCTAATGGTGAATTATGTTATTTATATATTTTAGAGGATGTTAATTTATCTGGAAAAGTTTTATTAATTAAAAGTGATTTATCAGTTATCAATACCGGTAAAAAGGTAGATGGATATGATAATACCTTAGTAGAGGGATATTTTCAGGAGGATAAGAATACTTTTATTATGACAGATGTTTTATATTATAAGGGAAAAGATATTAGGGATAATAATTTTTTTGAGGGGGGGAAGGCTAAAGATAAATTTAGGTTTGATTTTATGCATCAATTTTTTATAGATGGATTAAAGAAGAGTGTTAATATTAAAGAAGAATATAGTGAAGAAACAACTAGGTTTATGATAGTAAGATTTTTATTTGGTGTAGGAAGTAAGTTTATGGATAATGTCAGGTTATTATTTGATGAGATTAAAACGCAAGAGTATGATGTCATAGGGTTATTATTTAAGGTTAATAGGGAGCATTATCCAAAGGAGATGGATAAGTGGTATCAAAGTTTTGTTTGGAGGTATAGGAATTTTAAGACGGTTAATTTTTTAGTTGAAAAGGTTAAAAATGGAAAAGTAGATAAAGTCACTCCCTTTCAACTTCCTTCACAAGGAAAAGACCTTTATGGTAAAACTATTTATTTTAAAACCTTAAATTTGAAAGTTGGGGGCGTCAAGGAAATTTATTCCAATAAGGAGAAGAGGTATAAAAATATTTTTACAAGTTTAGATTTTGTTCCAAAGGGAATGACTGCAGAAGAAAATATAGGAATAGCTAATATTATTTTAGATAGTTCAAATAGAATGATGACTGAAGACCCTAATACTGGAAGAAAGAGTGAAATTTTAGATAAAATGATTGTGGAAATGACTTATGACCCACAACATAAGGAATTAACTAATTTATTTAAATGGAAACCATTAAGAGTTAATTATGCAAAAACTAGACAATATCAAATGGGTTCCTTAGTTTTTGGTGATACAGAAAAATACGCTAATCATATGTGGAATTCTTATATGAATATCATTACAGAAAGTATGTTAAGGGATGATAATGTTCCAGAAGAAAAAGTAGAGCAATATTATTTAATGAATAATAATGAGATGAGATTGAAGAAATATCCTTTCCAAGTATTCCATAATAGAGTGGTCAAAGATAAATTAATTATGGAGGTTTCACCTTCTATTATTGGAGGTAAAAAAGATATGACTGGAAGTTTATTAGATTTAGCGGTTGGTTCAGGAGGAGATTTTATGAAATGGAAATTAGGATTGATTAAGGATGTAGTAGGAATAGATATTTATAAAGATAATATTGAAAAAGCTTATGAATTTTATAAGAGACAAAAGAGACCGAAACCAGATGTGAAATATTTATGGGGGGATAGTAGTAAGTTAATTTTCCCTGATTTTGAGTGTGGAGAGAATAAAAAAGAGATGGAGAAGGTCTTTTTATCTAAGTTTGCCTTTGATATAGTTAGTTGTCAATTTGCTATCCATTATTTCTTTGAGAGTGAAATTACTTTGAGGACATTCTTGCAAAATGTTACTGATAACTTAAAAGTAGGAGGATTTTTTGTAGGAACTAGTTTAGATGGTAAACGAGTATTTGAATTATTAAAGGGATTAAAGAAACCTGCAGAAGGATTTGTAGGGGATGATTTATTATGGAAAATAAATAAGAAATATTCTTTAAAGAGTTGGGCGGAGAAGAAACCTAATTTAGGGCAAAAGATTGAGGTTTTAGTTTCTACAATTGGAATTCCGCATGAAGAATATTTAGTTAATTATGAATATTTGAAGGAACTTAGTTTAGAATATGGATTGAAGGTTAAAAAAATCAGGGGTTTTGGGGAGATTTATGATGGGGCGTTAAAGGAGAAGAATTATGAGGAGGAGTTAAGTTCTATGAGTGAGGGAGAAAAGGTATTTAGTTTCTTGCATAATGAGTTTATTTTTGTGAAAGAAAAAGAAGCGAGTGATAAGACTTATGGTAAATTAATGTTATTGAAGGAAAAAGAGGATAAAAAGAAGAAGAGATTAGATGGGATGAAGGGAGGTAATATTAAGATTGTTTTAAGAAAGAAAAAAGACTGATAAGATATGAGTAAAATTAAATTTAATGAAAAAGTAGTTCCAGGAGATGGTAATTGTTTATTTCATTCTATAGGTTGTTCTGTTAATTTGGTTCAAAATCAAATTAGAGAGTTAGTTTCTAGATATATTTTAAAACATAAAAATAAAAAATATAATGGGTTAAGTTTAGAGGAGTGGATTAAGATGGAGAGTGAGATGAGTGTGGAGGCTTATGCACAGTATATTTTGAGGAATGGAGAATGGGGAGGAAATATGGAGCTTTATGTTTGTTCACAGGTTTTTAAGATTAATTTATTTATTTTGAAAAGGGATATAAATAAATATAAGGTTATTAGTTCTTATGTTTATGAGAATGATGCGAAGAATGTGTTTTTGATTTATAATGGAGCACATTATAATTATTTGAAAGTTGTTGAAAATAAGGCAGGAATTAAAACCTAAAATAAATTATGAAAAAGGCAGAATTAGTGATGATGACATTATTTCAGATACAAACATCATTAAAGTTTTCACATTGGCGGACAACCAGTTATTCAAAACATAAAGCATTAGATAAGTTTATGAAGAAGTATTTAAAAAGGATGGATGATTTTATAGAGGTTTGGCAGGGGAAATATGCAAGGATTAAATTTTCAAATAAGGAAGAAGATATTAGTCATGAATTAAAAGTTTATCAGTTAAATGAAAATGATTTACAAAGATATTTAAATTGTGTGAAAGGGTTTTTAGTTGGAAAAAAAGATAAAGATTGTAAAAAATATGGGATTACTAATAAAGAAGATTATTGTCAAGTTTCAATTTTAGATATTTTGGAAAAGGATGATACTGATATGTTAAATTTGAGGGATGAAATTTTAGGTTTAGTAAATCACTTAAAGTATTTGTTAACTTTAGTTTAAAAAAAATAAGATAAATATAAAAAATGATTAGAGCATTTATTTTTTATATTATAAATTTTTTTAATTATTTTTTTGTAAAAAAAAAATTTGAATTAATTGAAATTCCAGAAAAAAAAATTACCAGAAAACCAATGAAATTCATTTTTGAAGAAAAACCTATTGATATGGAATTTTTGTTTTCTGTTAAACCAAAAATTAAAAGATCTAGTTCAATTAATGACCTAGGAAAAAAAATAATGAAAAAACAAAAAAGTATTTAATTATTCAAGTTTAGGTTTAACGTATTCGTCATATCTTTTTTGACCGTAATCTTCACTTGCTTTTTCTAATGTTACTTCATTCTTTCTAACTTTAGAAACCATATTCATGGTTTCTTCGAACTTTTTTAGGTCAAATTTATTTCCATTTTCAATAATCATATTGAATAATGCAGGATATCTCATTAATAAACTTTCATATTTTTTAACATATAAACCGCGGATATCAGCATATTTTCCTTTAATTCTCCATTGATTATCTCTGGGATTATTAGTTTCATGTAATAAACCATAAACTAATTTCTTAGTTTCTTCTACTGAAATATGTTCATCAAATTGCGGTTGATTAAGAGGAGGGAATTGACCCTTATTAGTATATTGATCACTCATATTTTTTAAAATAAATATTTCTTTAAGTTATTTTTTATAATTATATAATAATGTGGTTTTACATTACTATACTTTTATTATTTATTTTGATTGTTATTTTAATAAATTACAATTTACCATTATATTATCAGGAAGATTTTGAAAATCCTGTGAAAGTTAAAGATGGAGAAATAGATAAACTTTACGTTAAGTTATTTGATAAGGTTTTTGATGAGAAAATGATGTATGAGGGTGAGGTTAAGATTATAGATGAATTTTTAAAGAAAGAGAAACATAAGAAGATATTGGAAGTAGGTTGTGGTTTAGGGAAACATTATCAGTTATTAAGTAAGAATTACCAATTAGAGGGGTTAGAGAGGTCAAAGGCTTTTATGGATGTTTTTAAGGTGAGAAATCCTTTAGGGAAAGTTAAAAAGGGAGATATGGTAGAAGAAAATAATTATCCAGCAGAAAGTTTTAATGTAATCATGTGTTTGAAAGAAACCTTATATCATAATGATTTTAAGGATTGGGATAATATTTTAAGTAATCTTTATTATTGGTTAAAACCTGGGGGTATTTTAGTGATACATATTTTTGATAGAGAGAAATTAGACCCAGCACCTCGGGCTCATAGTATGTATAAGTTTGACGAGAAGAATAGGAAGCATAGTATTACGCATTTTAAGAATTTTACGCATGATTCATGGTGGGAGGTTAAGAAGAGGTATGTAAAATTTCATGAAATTTTTGCGATTAGAGATGAAAAGAATAAAGTTAGTAAGAAGCGACATTACGTTCATAATTTAGATATACCTAAAAAAGAGAAGATTGTGGAGAAAATAGTGAGTAATTATTTTAAGTTAGTTAAGATAGTTCCTTTAGAAAATTTAGGGGTTACAGACCATGAACTTTATTTTTTCAAAAAAAATAAATATTAAAATATGAGTTTTCAAAGGTCATGGTTAGATAATTATAGTCAATATATAGGTTTTAATAAGATAGATGGACAAACTACTTTTCAAAAATTACCGAATTTTGTTTTACCGTCATTATATACATCCAATAAAATCAGTAATATAGTGGGGACTGCCGGAGAACAACAAGGAGGGGTTAAAATTTATGAGATAGAGGGAGAAGATTTAGAGAAGGGATTTCAGGAATTGGAGAAGAAGATGGTGAAGGATTTTAAGGGTTTAGGAGATTATTATTATTTGGAGTTAAGGAAAGGTAATAAAAATTTTTATAAAATATATAAAAAAAATAATATTTGAAATATTATGACAACATTCCAAAAGGAACTTAACAAACTTGAAAATTTACTTGGACAATTAAATAAGGCTAATTCTAATAAAAATAACAAAAATAAAAATAATACTAATAATATGAAAGGAGGTAAAACACCTGATGTAGATGTCAGACACTTCAAAGTTGTCGCAGTTGACGGAAAAAAAGTAGAAGATGGTGGAAGATATTCTCTTCCCACTATGACCAGTCCCAAAACTGGAAAACCTAAACCACAAAGAAGAGGACCTCGTGATCAAGCATCCAAAGCTTTCTCTGAACTTTGCAGAGGTAAAAATGGTGAATGCAAACACAAAATCACTTTACAAGAAACTACTCAAGGTTCAGCTAAAAAACTTTTCCATTATGACATTAAGAGAGTTAAATTAGCCAAACCTGTAAAGGTTCAATATAAGAAAAATGGTAAAGTAATTAAAGAAGTTACCAAAAAATATACTAATGAAGTTAAATCTTTAGGTTCAGAAAGACCTACAAAATAAATTAATTTAATCTATTTAGATTAAATTATATTCAATAAAATATATGGAAAAAAGAACTTTTTGTATATTAGATTTCCCAACTAAAGGTGAAAAATATGGAAATTTTAAGGGATTATATCCATCTAATGCAGCTCAAAAAGCTTTTGAAAAATTATCCAAAGAACTTAATTTTATTGATAATCAAGAAGGAAAAAAATATTTAGTGTTTCACATTCAAGATATTAATAGTAAACAAATTTATAAATATATTGGAACAATTGTCATTTTAAAAAATCCAATTGAAATAAACTATCAAGATAAAACCATAAAAATTAACCATCGAATTTTAGTTGCAAAATTTGATAAAGATATGGAAAAAGTCTTTATTAGAAAATAATATCAGATAAATTAAGAATGAGCACAAAAAGTTTAGATATGGGTAACTCTGAAGCTTATCAAACTGACCAAAGATTAGAAAGTACAACTAAAAATGCAAATAATTTATCAGCTGGAGATGAAATCGTAAATAGTTTTGTAGTTAGTTCACCTTTACCGACAATCAAGCCTTATATTAGTCCATATCAAGTTCCAGCTGTTGGTGGAAGTAAAAATGAGTATGAGATTTTGTATAAAAATTTGAAAATCAAATTAAATGCGAAAAATTTGGAAGAAGCTTCAAAAAAAAGTTTTGAGGAGATTTCTAAAAAACTTTTCAAGAAAACAGAAATTAAAAAGAAAGTTTTAACTATTTCAATTAGAAAATTTAATGAAAAAAGAGAAAATAAATATTATAAATTTAAATTGGTTGTTCGTCAAATAAAAAGTCCAAATAAAAAATTTCAGATTGATATTAAAAAAATTTAGATTTAATTTAATAAAAATGATTAGATTTTTATTGAGAAACTTATTTTTTTTATTAACAGGATGGAAAATTGATAATAGAACTTATTTAAAAACGGAGGAGATTTTTAAGGAAAGAGTTGTTTGTGTTTTTTCACATACTTCTTCTTTTGATGTTGTTCCTTTTGTTTTTACTAAATTTTCATATCCGGTTAATAGTATTGCCGTTACCATAAAGGAACAATATTATGGAAATATTTTTAAAAGAATATTTTTTTATCTTTTCAACATCTTTCCAATTGATACCAAAGGAAACTTAGGAATGACAGATGTGATAGTTGATAAAATAAATGAAGTTTCAGATGGAGATAGATTTACTTTTGCAATTTCTCCGGAAGGAACTCGTGAAAAAACTGATAAATTTAAAACAGGGTTTTATTATATTGCGAAGAAGACCAATAGTTATATTTTAGTTTGTTTGCCTTGTTTTGAGACAAATACTTTTATTTTCCAAGATTTTTTTCAACCTAGGGATTTAGAAGATACCTTGGTAAGAGTTGAAAAAGGATTTAATGAAGGTATTCCCTTACATCCACAAAAAGTTCATTATGGAATTAAGAAACATCAAAGAAATAATTTAACAATATTAGATTGGGGAAGAATAAGTCATTTATTGGGAATATTTTTACATCCACAATATTTTTATTTATATTTATTAAAACTTTACTTTGGTAGTAATTTATGTTTTATTGATTTTATTGTCCCAGCTTTATTTTATCAAAATTATTGGGTTAGTTTTTTGTTTTTATTAGAGTATCTTTTAAGTTATACTATAAAACCTGATACAAAATGGAAAACTTTTTTTTATAATGTTGGATTTTTATCATTTAATTATATTTTGTTGAACTTTGGATTGAACTTTTAATATTATAATCTTGTTTACCTAATTTTGGATTAAAAATAAACCAATCTTCATTTTGATATTGTTTCCATTGTTGGTCAATCGCCCAGGTTTCATGTCCTTTATTGGTTGTTTTGTCAGAAGACATATTTTCAAAACATTTTTTAAATAAGTTTTCTAATTTAGGTAAATAATGTTTTTTAACGATATATCCTGAGGTAGTAGAAGCACCACCTAAAATTTTATGAACTTCATCATTATGGGGTTTAGTTTTTTCCCACATTGCTGATAAAAGTAAAACATTCCAATTATTTTTTGGAATTTTTTTTTGTTTAAATTCTTCAGGTTTTATATCAAATTTAAAATCATCCTCCATAATTAAAACTTGGTCCCATCCTTTTTCTCTCGCCATTTTTAATGCACGATAATGACTATCTGCACAACCTTTATGACCATTATTAGGTGTATAAGTCGCACTTAATCTATAATAATTTGTTAATCCATATTCATTTAATAATTTTTCCATACGTTCTTTTCTATCTGGTCTATTATCTAAATTAATGTAAATTAAAGGAATAGGTTCATCAAAATATTCTGGTTCCGGATAAAGTAAAACAATAAGGAATAATATGATAAAAATTAAATATAACATTATTTTTAATAAGATATTTATTTTGTCCATTGATGAGCAAGAACTTTAATAGATAAATATTAAGGTTAAAATTACCTAAACGAATTTTCAATTGAGGTTTTGCACTTTTAGAATAATAAAACTTAAGGTCGTATCACTAATTCCAATAATAATTCATGTCTTAAAGCAGATTAGGGCACTAAAGTGCCATAATTTTGTCTTTAATACAACTCTCGTAAAACATAAAATTTTCTGCTTTATGAGATACTTTTAAGATTATTTCATGTCTTAAAGCAGAATAGGGAACCTACGGTTCCCTAATTCTGTTTTAATACAGCTCTCGTAAAACATAAAATTTTACTACGTAAAATTTTCTGCTTTATGAGATAATTTAATGTTTTATGAGATAATTAGTTTTAATGTAGAGGCATTTTTTATCACTTTTGATTTTTATAAAGATAAATATTTAAGAATATTTATTGATAGCATATTTACAAATATTAAAAAATTGTTTTTTAATTTTATCCCATTTTTCTTGATTATTTTCTCTAGGGGGTGGTTTATTTAAATAAATTCTTTCATTGATTTTAGAGCTAAAATGCCAGATTAATTCTTTAGTTTCATTTTGGTCTTCATTATCTATCCATTCTAAAATTTTAGGGAAACAATGGAAATCAATTGCTCCTAAAATCCAATCTTTCTTTTCTAAAACTTGATAGGAAAAATTTATTTTTATTAAAGGTTTTTGAAAATAATTTAACCAAGGTTTTTTATTATCTAAAAATCTATTACACCATAAATAGGCAGAATTTTTTAACATTTCCATATCTCCTTTCATTCCTCCATAACCCGCTCTAATTAAAATACTATAAATTAAATCTTTTTCTTCTTTTTTTAATTTTGGTAATAAATCTTTGATTTTTGAAACATTATTTTCAATTTTAGGGTAATAATCACAATAAGGAATATCACATAAATAATGAATTAAACTTAATAACCATTGAATTTGTTTTTCTTGTAAAACCATTTGTTTTGAACTAACTGCAATCATTAACCAAACTACAATAGGATAATGTTTAACCAATAAAACATCTTCAATCATAATAATAGATAAACGGCGTAAAAATTGTATTGGGTCAAGTTTTATTAAATTAAGAGCGGATAAAACAGCAACCTGATGATTTTTTCTTCTAATAGCTTTTTGAAGTAATGATTTTAGGAAAGAAATGTTAGTGTAGTTGGTTTCGTAATTAAATTTAGTAGATTTTTTGATATGACCGGATAAAATAAAAGGTAAATGTAAAACATGATTGATAAAATTAAAATTTATTTTAGAGGTTTTAAGTTTATCATTTGAAAAATAAATATTGGGTTCATCATCCCAATTTACACCCTTGCAGATTTAAAACCGCACCCTTTAATAATTTTTTATATTTTTCTATAAATAATATAGATGACTAAACATAAGACAGAAGATTATAAAATTTCTGCGGTTAAATATTACTTAAATAATGATAAAGGAGATGGATATAAGAAAACTTGTAAAATCTTTGATTGTAAAAAATCCACTTTACGAGATTGGATTAAAAGATACAATAGTTCTAAAAATCTCACAAGAAGAAACAGAAAACCTATTTCTTACAAAATTACCAAACCACAAGTGAAAACTGCGTTGGAATTATTGAAGAAAAACGAACAATTGACTATGAATGAATTAGCGTTTGATATGAAACAAAAATACCCTACATTTGATATTACACCTCAACATTTAGGACATGTTATTAGGGATAATAACCAAACAAGAAAAAGAACAAGACACGAACATTTCCCAAAAGAAAGATACAAAAAACCAATTGATAAACAAACCGAAATGAATGCCTTTTACCAAAAAATAAAACATTATCCATTAAATAAAATTATTTGTTTAGATGAAACAAGTGTAGGTTCTGCGTTGCATCCTACTTATAGTCGTTGCTATTTGGGAAGACGATGTAGAATAAAAACAAGTAATCAATTTGTTTTTCGTAAATTTACTTTATTAGTAGCAATAAGTAATTCAAAAATAGTAGGAAAAGAAATGTATGAAAAAGGTGGAATGACTGCTGAACGATTTGTAGATTTTTTACAGAAACATATTTTTCCAAATTATAAAGGATATTTGATAGTATTGGATAATGCGAAAAGTCATAATAACGAATTGATTAAAAATGCGATTACCAAAAGTGGTAATGAATATTTATTTGCGATACCTTATACACCTAAAACCAACAATCCAATAGAGGCATACTTTAATCAAATTAAAACTTATATGAAAAAGAATAGAAATGTTGAAAATTACGAACAATTAGAAAAGAATGTAGAAAATGCGATAGAAAAAGTAAAACCTGAAAATTATAAAAACTATTTTCAACACGCATACGGAATGAATGAAAAAATAGAATTTATAAGGAAACCATCTACAAGAAAAAGGAAATTAAAAATTTATAAATAATATACTTAAAATTTATTTGTGTATTTTAAGTATATTTAAGATGCCTATGCGATTGAAAAGTGATTTATATAAAAAAGAACAGGAAGAAGTTATAGAAAAAATTATATCCATATTAGATTTAACAAATAAAAATACATATACACTTTATGAATTAGATAAGAATGAAGAAATGCAAAATAAAATCATGGAACTAATACCTGAAATAAGAAAATGGTTTTCGTTTAATGGAATAAAAGCAGTTGGTGAACCAAGTAAAATAAAAAGACCTTGGTTGTCAATTATAAAACAATTATTAAAATCAAAATATAATATTGAAAGTAAAGATTTTCAATTTACAGAAAACGGAAAATATATTAGAACACATATTTATAGTTTTGAATTAATCCAATAATGTTAAAATAGTTGCTGTTGAATTATGCGTGTTTAAACATTCTTTTAATGAATTATCCTTGATTATTTTTTTATATTCATTACAAAATCTAATATAATCATTTCTATTATCCCATGGTTTATTTCCATCATTAAACAAATATGCTTCTCCTCCTCTCTCGTATTCAATAGATTTACTTTTTAATCCAATATATTCATAATCACGATTAACAATATAATAATTATTATTAATATCCCACCGAATTACATAAGGTATATATTTTCGTAAGAATGTTTTGTAATCATAATATTTTGAATTTATTTTATACAATGTTATCATATTATAATCTTGTATTCCTACATCTATTCTAAAATTATCATAATCTTTAAGATTTTTAAATTTTTTAAAGATATCATATGTTTCGTCTTCTTTTACAATAGTAGAATATAACGAAGTATTAACAATAGTATTGCAGTGAAATAATTGCCTAATTTTTTCTGTTATTTTACAATAAAATTTAATATTTGTTAGATGGATTTGGAAATCATCATAATTTTCAATATTTATATAAAATTTAGTTTTATTGATTTTAGTTATAAAATCCGTTGAATGTATATCGTATATTTTATCAAGACATACTAATTTTTTATTAATTAAATGATTAAAATATTGTAATCGGTCAGCAACATTTTTATTTATTTCATATTGATTAATAATATAGTCGTAAAACAATGTTTCACATTCATTTTCATAATAATAATGTAGATAATCCATTAATTTAGGATTTATATAATATACAACATATTCATTATCAATTATGCTAATTTTTATATATTTTTTATTTCCCCCAAAACTTTCGTCATTTTTATAATCAGGAAATATTTTACATATTTTTTCACACAATAAATTAAATTTTATTTTATTTGATTGCTCTTCATCCTTGTCATCGTTTTCTTCATTTTCTTCTTGTTCTTCCTCAGTATTTATTGTTTCTTCTTCATCATTTATAATTTCTTCGTGAATATTTAATTCATCTTTTATAGTTAAATAAATTATATCAATCATATCTTTATATTCACCTTCAAAATATTCATTACCAATATCTTTTCTTTGTTTGAAAGTTTCTTTAAATTTTTTTAGAACAAGTTTTTCCATATTTTTACAATTATTGCAAATCATTTGAAATAACAGAACCGACCCTTTTGGGTATTGATTAAATCTTTTATAGTTTTCTTTTTTAGTCATTCCAACTTTATAAACATACTCTTTTGTCTTTATGAACTCTCGTTCTTGTAATAAATATATATATTGTGGCATCATAATAGTATCGCTCATTTATAGTTATTGTTAAATAGTTTTTATACTATTTTGTTTCAATTTTTTATTTATTCGTTAAATTACTTAAAAATAAAATATTTAGGAATATTATAAGGATGTCTATAAAAGAAAAACCACCTGACGACTTTTTCAAAGGAATTAAACTTTCTTTGAAAAGTGTCTTGAAACATCCTGATATAAATACGCCGAAAATAACTAATGCTGTTATTCTTTGTAATAAAATAGTAATTAATGTTTTATTGTTTATGAAATTATACTTATTGAATTACTATGAAACAAATAACACTTTACCAGTTATAGATAAGGTATTTGTGAATTCATGTATGAAAATTATGTGTAATGAAAAACCACAAGGCAGACCAGCAAAGAAAGAAATTAAGGAACTCAAAGATAACCTAACTAACTTTTACAAAACTGATTTTGAACCACTTATTCAAAAAGATACACTTGAATATACACATATGAATACCATTTTGGATTATCTTACAATTGATATTCTTACCATGTATGAAAATAATATTAAAAATCATTTTGTAGAATATGTAGAACGATATGTAAATGTTGTTTGGAAAAAGAAGTTTATTGTAAGTAAAATAAGGAAACTGAATATTACCAAAAAAGAAAAAGACGCAAAAATAAACAAATTATGTAATCAGTTAAGAAAAATCAAAAACGATTTATTGAATATTGAAACAACACAATACAAATCTCATAATTCTTATCATACATGGATTAATCAACAAAAACAATATATTATACCAGTTAAAACATTCAAGAAAAATTTATATTATGATTTAATGTGTAGTCCTATGGATTATTTCCCTTGTATGATTAAAATGATGAAACAAGTAGAAAAAGAAGAACAAACAATTTGTAATGTATTTCCTATGCGTAATGAAATTATACCAAAACATATAAGATTAGATACGACTACATTAGTGCATCTTCTTATGACGAAAAAACAAGGAAACAAAAGCGAGTATTTAACAGAAGGAAATTTGAAACGAAATGAAAATAAAATTTGGGAATTCTTTTTTAGAACTGAACGCAAATGTTTTCATAAAAAGCATTATGAATTTCACCATATGATAGAAACAGATGGAATTAGTTGTTCTTTGTTATTATTACGAAAGGACTTAATTGGAAAGAAACTACCGATGATGAAAAAAGGAATAAATAATGAAGAATATATTGATGAACTGAAAGATTATTCACAACTACAAAATAAGAAGATAGTTGGAATTGACCCTGGAAAAAATGACCTTATTTATTGTGTAGATGCTGATAATAAAGAAGCAAATAAATTTAGATATTCACAAGACCAAAGAAGAAAAGAAACAAAGAAAAAGAAGTATTCAAAAATTCAATTGGAATTAAAAAAAGAAAAAATAAATGGAAAAACAATAATAGAATTTGAAACTGAATTATCAAAATTAAATCGTAAATCACTTAACATAACAAAATTTAAAGAATATATACAAAAGAAGAGTGAAATAAATGGAATGTTATTCAAGTTTTACGAAAAATATATTTTCAGGAAACTACGATTACAAAGTTATAGAAATACCAAGAAAAGCGAACAGAAAATGTTAAATAATTTCAAACGAATTTTTGGTAATGAAAAAGAAGTAGTAGTTTGTTTTGGAGATTACGAACAGAAACAACAAATGAAATACAAGGAAGCAACCAAAGGAAAAGGAATGCGAACACTTTTTAGAAAAGCAGGTTTCCAAACTTATTTGGTTGATGAATTTAGAACCAGTTGTAGATGTTCCAAATGTGAAATAGGTATTTGTGAAAAGAATATGGTAATGGAAAACCCAAGACCATATAAAACAGGAAACATTCTCGTCCATGGACTGATTTGTTGTAAGAACGGATGCGGTTATTGGAATAGAGATGTGAATGGTGCAACAAATATTTATAAAATTGCTTATAATGCGATAAATAATAAAGAAAGACCAAATTATTTATCAAGAATCAATAACTCATCAGGGTTTTTAGAAGAATTCCCAAAATCAAAATTTACATGCCTTGAAATAGGCAAACCTTGAAGTTTCCTTTCATTTTTTTACGCAGTTATAAGAAAGGTGCGGTTTTAAATCTTCAAGGGTGTAAAATAAAAACATTTTCAGTTTTATTAAATAAAAAATCTAAAGTTGTTTGCATTTTTCTATTTAAAAAAAAGAATATTTTAAAATCAATTTCTTTTGATAAAATATGAAGTGTCAAAAGTGTGAGGGAAGTGGATTAATTCCATGTGAAACCATTTATTGTAATCACTGTCAAGGAGTTTCATGTTATCTTTGTGATGGTAGAGGAACTATTAAGGTTGGTTATGATGAATGTAATAATTGTTTAGGAAAGGGAGAATGTTTTAGATAGGTTTGATAAATACTTTTAGGTTCGGTTTTTCTTAAAACAAAATCAAAAAAATATTTTTTTTTGGTTAAACCTTGTTTTTTTGCATAACTATAAATTTCATTAGTTAAAAATACTTCATCTGAACCCCATCTACTTCTAATAGGATAATTCATAATAAAATCTTCATTCCATGGAAGTTTAAAACCTTTCTTTTTAAAAAGTCTTCCAGCCATTAAATGAGATTTTGGAAAAGGAGAAGTTCCCATACCACTAATCATGTTTTTATCTTTTTGAAAAAAGTAAGTTATGTTATTAACTTTTTTATTATCTATTTTTTCATCTGCATCTAAAATTACTGCATTAACATTTTCAACTAAAGGTAAAAATCTCCAAAAAGTTCCAGAACCACTACCAGGAGTACAAATTGGGTCATTGACAATGTATAATTCAGCTCCATTTTTATAAAGTTCTTCTATAAATGATTTTGGAACTTTATTATGAATATAAACACGAATCTGCCATTCTGGTAATTTTATTTTAGCGACTTGAATATTATTGATTATATTTTTAAAATATTTTGGATTAGTTCCAAAAATAGAATAAGAAATAATATTATCAGAATAGGTTTTATTTAATACTTTGTCTATGGTAAAACCTGGTTCAGGATTATATTCAGATAATTTTTTTAAATAATCTTTTTTATAGAAAGAATTACTACGATGAGAACATTTGTTACCACAAAAAATACCATATCTAAAAATAACTAATAAAAACATAAATAAAAATATTAAAAAACAAATAAAAATAAATAACATAATATTAATTATATTTAAAAAATAATTTATAATTAAAAAGAAATGAATTGTATTAATCATTTAGACATTTTTGGAGATTATCAAGAATTAGTTAATTTTTTTAAAAATAATAAGAATAATGACTTAATTTTAAGTTTTAATAAATTTATGCCTATAACCAAAGGTTTAGAAAAAGAAAATTGGGGAACAAGTTCTGAACCAATTATTAAAGAATATGAAGAAGAGATATTAGAAGAGGAAGTTGACCAACTTTATTATGTTTTTTATACCTTTGGTAATCCTCCGAATAAATGGTTAAAGAAGGTATCTGAAAAATATAAAAATTTAGAATTTAATTTAGTTTATCAAAATACCGAAAAAAATATTAAAGGCGAGATAATTTATCGTCAAGGTAAACTTTTTCATAGTTCTAGGATTGATAATTCTGATGAAACTTGGGAGATAATAGGGGAAGATGCAGTTTTAGAATTAACTGAAAAAATGGGTAAATTTGTTAAGAACCCCGAATTCTTAAATAATTTAAAAAATGAAAATTCTAATGAATATCAATTCATTAAGGATTTTTTAGAAGAATTTGATGAAAATGGTTATTTAATTTTAGATAAAGTTATAAATCAAATTTACAATAATTTTTCTGAAGTATTATCCTCATAAATATCCATAAACTCCTTATCAGATAAATTATAGACTTCTCTAGAACTTGCCAAATAAATTCCTTTTGAACCAATTAATTCTTGTTGATTACTTTTTACTAATCTTTTAGAAAAAGGTGCATCTTGTATAGTTTTACCTAAATAACAAATAGCATTCATCTTTTTAGCTTCATCTGCATATGCTACTAACTTACAAACATCTCCAAATGGACATCTCATAAAATCTCCATCTAATCCAGCAACGATAACTATTTTATGGTATTCTTCTACTAATTGACGAATATGTTTAAAAGCATTTTTGAAGAATTGAACTTCATCAATTAAAATGATATCAACATCATTTATTTTTTCAAAAATATCACTTAAATCCTCTAGGGAGACAGTATTATCAAACTTTTCAAAATTATGACTGCAAATTTTACCATTTTCATCATATCTTTTATCCTTGGAAAAATTAATTGCTAAAACTTTTTTTCCAATACTTAAATATTTATTTCCAATTCTAATAATTTCAGTACTTTTTCCACAATACATTGGTCCTGTAATAACACTTAAATATCCAACTTTTTTCCCTAACAGCCATGGACGCGATAATGCCTTACCTTCTTTGGTAAAAGAAGCAGGTGTTCCATCTCGTTTTTCTTCACAAAAAGCTTGAAGTTTATTTAAAGATTCACAATGAGGGATTAAATTTACTAAATTCTCATAAATTTTAAATTCCTCTTCATTATCTAAACCAGCGATAATTACTTTTTTATGAAATTTGTCTGCTAAAATGGGAATAATATCAGTTAAATTATCATAATGATGAGCATCATCAATTGCGATAACATCATAGTCAAGATAATTAAAAATTTCAGATAAGTCATGTAAATTTACTGTATTAAATTCTTCTAATTTTTCATTTTTAATAACAATAGGTTTTAATCCTAAAACACAATAACGATTTAATAACCTACAAAGTTCACTGGTTTTACCAGCATATCTAGGACCACATATTAAATCAATTCTCCCGATATGCATTTCAAAAAGACTTTTCATGACTATCATTAGAATATTTAAAAATCAATTTTTCTTAAATAAAGAAAAAATTAGATTTTAAAAATCCTTGAGTTAAAGAAAATAATTTAAAGATTTTAAAATTAGAATTTATAAGATGGATAATAATAATGCCCCAAAGAAGAGAGGAAGAAAACCTAAAGAAACTATAGTTGAAAAAAATGAACCTGAAAAACCTATTCCTAAAAAAAGGGGACGTCGTCCGAAAGATAAAAGTTATTCATCCATTATAAGTTTTAAAGATTTAAATAATCAAGAGGTAGAGGAAGATGTAATTATGCATTTACCTATTAAGGATGACATTGAGACGACTGAGGGAGAATTAATAAATGATAATGAGATAATACCATATGAACCTAATAATAAATTGCATAGTAATTATTCATTATTAAGTAATGAAATACAGGGTGAATTAGAAGATTTAAATGAAATAGAAGATAATGAAGAAGAAGAGGATGAGATAAGGGTTCGTAAAAGTGTTTGTGATGATTTATCAAATGATTATTTTAGGTTGATAAAGAAGGTAAAAGTCCATAAGTTAATGAATGATTTTAAGGGGGATAAATATCCAGAAAAGACATCAGTTTGTTGTTTTAATTGCACTTATCAGTTTGATACATTACCTATTGGTTTGCCGGTTAAATATTTTAAGAAAAAATTTTATTGTATAGATAATTTTTGTTCTTTTAATTGTGCAGCTAGGTATTTATTTAGCGGAGATAATAATATAAACCAGATAAAACGTTGGGAAAGTTATTCCTTATTAAATTTAATGTATAGTAAAATGTTTGATACCAATGAAATTAAGAATGTTAAGTTTGCATATCCAAGAGTAATGTTAAAGAAGTTTGGTGGCATTTATAGTATTGAAGAGTATAGGGATAGTTTTATTAAGACAGATAAGAATATAAATATTTGTTATCCACCTTGTTCGACTATCATACCGGAAGTAGAAGAAAGTTTTACAATTAAAATGCATCGTAAAAAAGCTCAAATAATAAATAGTGAGAGTAAGAATTCTTATTTAGGGTCAGGTGTAGGTGATTTGAGGTTAAAGAGGGATAAACCCGGAGAGGGTAAGAATACGTTAGAGAATTATATGTCATTGAAAATTCAGTAAAACTATTTAAAGAAATATCTTTAATAAAATTAAGATGGGTAGGACAATTTTTGTGGAGATAGATCAAATTACATTTAATTATTTAAAAAGACAAAGTAAGGATAGGGTAAAAGTAGATGAACAAAAGTTTTTTAGAACATTAAATAAGGGAGATAGTGTGGTTTTTAATTGTAATAATAAGAAGATAGAGGGATATGTGAGTGACATAAAAATTTATGATAATTTATCGGATTATTTGAGGGAAAAGGGATTAAATGGATTGGAGATAGATTGTAAAAATCCATTAGAAATGGTTAATTTGATGAGAGATTTAGATAAAAATAAGAAAAAATTAAGATTTTTTGAGATAGATTATCATCCATATGGGGAAGATGATAATGAGGAACCAGAAGATAATCAAAAAAAGCAGGTGATAGATTTGTTAGATTTATTGATGGGTGGCGGTAATAATTTTGGAGGTGATGGATTTGGAGGTGATGATGAATTTTAGTCTAATATTTGTGCTAAAATTTCAGGATTACTTTCAATCATTTGAACTTCTTCAAGATTATATTCAGCTACAGGTTTTTCATTAATAGTGGTGTAATGTTTTTGACTGTATCTTGAAATACTTTTAGGCATTCTAGAATTAACGTAAAAATTTTCTATATTTCTAAGATAATTGATTTGGTAATATGAAATGAATATTAAGATTATTAAAAAAATAAACAAAATTAATAATAACATTATATTATTAATTATATATTTTTTTTATTGTTGAGCACATTGGACTGAACCGGGAGGTCCATTAATTTCATCATCACTTTCATCGTGATTTTCTAAGGGGTAAAGTTCAGTTTCTAAGGTTTCACCCATATTATTAGTTTCATTTTGATGTTCAGTAATAAATTTTTTCATTAAAGTTTTAAATTCTTCTTGATGTTCCATAGGGATAAAGTCAGGGGTTTCAAGTTGGAAGTTAACTAAAATATCTTCCTCATTAAAACCAAAACCAGATAAACGGTAAGTTTTTTCTAAATCAATGGCGTCATGGAAGGAGAAGTTAAGTTTTTGGTTATTAAAATAATCAATAGTTCTGTTTAATCCGCAATATTTTTCAATTAAATTTATTTTAAGATTTAAGACTAAATTATCTTTTTCACGGACAAAATCATATTTTTTAAATTCAACTGGTTCAATGTTTTCATTATATTCTTCTGCATCAACATAAATAAAAACCAAATCACCTTTGACTTCTTTACCGCCATCTAAAATTAAATGATGTCCTTCATCTTTAAAAAGTTCATGCTCGCCTGGTTTAGCACCTTGAGGGATAATAATTTCTTTTTCAACTTTTTGTTCCATTAAATATTCCTGAACATTGCCTTTGAAACCTTTAGGAACTTTTTTATCAGGATTAGGTATCATTCTGGTAAAACTTAAGGTTTTAGATAAACCTGAATAAGCATCGTCTAAAGATAAAGAAACAGGAACTTTTAAGGGTTCAATTCTAATTTGTTGTTGCTGTCTCATACCTCCTCCAAACATTTGTTGGAAAAAATCAAAGGGATTATTTTGAGGCATTTCTCCATTTAAACCTTCTTTACCAAATTGGTCATAAATTTGTCTTTGTTGTTCATTAGATAAAACTTGATAAGCTTCACCGATTTCCTTAAATAATTTTTCATCTCCTCCTTTATCAGGATGGTGTTTCATGGCCATTTTTTTATAAGCTTTTTTGATGTCATTTTGAGAGGCATCAGGTTTTAGATTGAGGATGTCGTAATAAGATGTATCTTTCATTTTATTTAAAAAACTAGATATTTCTTTAAATAAAATTTTTTAATTTATGGAATTTATTAAAAATTTCTTTGAAGAAGAAACACCTGAACAAAGAATGATAAGGTTATCTAAAAGAATTCGTGAAAATAATCCTGAAAAAATACCAGTTTTAATTAAAACTAAAAACTTAAAAATATCTAAAGAAAAATTTGTTGTTTCAAAGGATACAACTTTAGGAAATTTTACTAAAGCTATTAGAAAATATGTTGAAATCAGTGAAAAAGATGCCTTATTTCTTTTAATTGATAATTTATTATATACTCCTAATAAAACCTTTAAAGAAATAGATACGAAAGAACCTTATTTAACTATTGTTTTATGTAAGGAAGAAACTTATGGATCTCATAAAGCAGAAAATTTTTATTTTAAAAAATTGATGCTTTTGGAAGAATGGTTTAAAGCAGAATTTGGGTGATAATTTCACCTATTCTGCTTTAAACCATAATTTTCTAAGATGGAAATCATATTTTTATGAATAAAAGGTTTTAGTTCAAAAAAATTAGGACGCATTTTATTTTTATCTGCTCCATTATCTAATAATATTTTAACCATTTCTTCATCATTATTACTAATTGACCAAAAAAGTGCACATTCTTCCCATTCGTGAATATTTGCTCCGTTATTGATTAAAAATTTAACTACCTCATTATTTCCTCTTAAAGCTGCATATCTTAAAGCATGATCTTCTTGAAAATGAATATTAGCGTTATTTTCTAAAAAAAGTTTAACAAAGTCAAGTAAATTATTTTCAGCACTAGAAATAAAAAAATGATTGATGTAATTTCTTGGAAATTTAGGTTGATTTTGTAAGATAAATTTTAAGGCATTAATATTTTGTCTTTTAGCATAATATTCAAATAAAAAATCATTATCATAATGGTTCAATAAAGAATAAAGTTCATATTTAGTTGGAGTTGCAGTTAAAGGAGTTGGAAGATGTTTGATGATATTTGGGATAATATCAATAATACCAATTTTACGATTAAGAATGAGTGCTATTTCATTCATTATTAAAAATGAATGAAATTTTTAATTATTTCTAAAAAATTAAGCATTGTATTTAGCTTTTTCTTTATCAGATTTGCCTCTCCATTCTTCGGCCATCTTTTTAGTAACTTCAGTTACTTTTAAATTAGGATGTTTTTTAACAAATGCACTTCTTTCTTTTTTAACGAAGTTCATGAAAGGATTAAGAGGTCTTTTACCTTTCTTTTTATTTTTACCTCCGGCCATGTTATTATTTGGACCGTTATTGTTAGTATTTCCATTAGAATTATTTCCATTAGAACTATTTCCATTATTAGTATTTCCATTTGAATTATTTCCATTAGAATTATTTTCATTAGAATTATTTCCATTATTGTTAGGGGTAGTTCCTTCCATAAAGGCAGTTACACTAGCAGTGTAAGAATTATTTTTATTATTCTTATTATTCTTATTATTCTTATTATTTTTATTATTGTTAGTGCCCATAGTTTTTTCAAAATGGTTCACTTCATTTTCAAGTTTTTCCATGGCATTTTTGATTTGGTTCATGGCATTCTTAAGATTATTAAGAACAGGTTTATTTGACATAATATTAGTTAGAAAAATAATATTATGAAATTATTGGTATTTTTTCTTTTCGGCATCACTTAAGGCTCTCCACATTTCACCTAATTTTTTACCGGTTTCAGGAACGGAGAGGTTAGGATGTTTCTTCTTAATTTCAGGGCGTTTTTCTTTACAAAACTTCATGAAAGGGTTTAATTTTTTGGGTTTTTTAGAATCGGTTTTTTTAGTGGGTTTCTTTTTACCTCCATCTTGGTTAGTCATAATATATTTAAAGAAATTAAATTTAATAAATAAAATGGAATACGGAATTTTATCTTTTGATGTGGGAATTAAAAACCTTTCTTATTGTTTGGTAAAATTTAATAGGGATACTAAAGAATTTATTAAAATAGAAAAATGGGGAATTATCAATTTACAAAGTTTTGATTGGATACCTGAAAACCATGAGAAAAAATGTTTAGGTCTTCTAAAGAAACAAGATAAACAATGTTTAAAACAAAGTATTGGATGGATAATGAAAGATGGTGTCCGTCAAGAAGTTTGTCAAAAACATAAAGAAGATAAAACTTACTTTTATGATTTAAACTTATCTAAATGTTCATGTTCTGAAAAAGGCCGTAAAGTAATGTTTCAAGGTGATTTATTTGAAAATAAAACTTACGAAAGTTTTTGTAATAAATGCTCAAAAAAACAAACGGGAGAATTACTGAAAATTAAAGATTTAATGAAACTTGATGATAGCATTTATCACACTAAACTTTATTATGCCCTTAAAAACTTAACTTTAGAAGGTATAGATGAGGTAGTCATTGAAAATCAGCCCGCCTTTAAAAACCCTAAAATGAAATCTATTCAAATGTTAGTTTATTCTTTTTATTTTATTAAAAGTTTAGAAGAAAATGCTATTAAAAATGGTATCCATTTTTTTAATGCAACTAAAAAACTAGATTTATCAGAATTAGTAAAAAATCTACTTAAAAAAGAAGTAGAAATTGAAGTTGATGATTATAAAAAACGAAAAAATAATGCAGTATTAATTGTAAAAAATATTTTAGAAGATGATGATTGGTTAACCTTTTTTATGAAAAATAAAAAGAAGGATGATTTAGCGGATTCATTTTTACAAGGTTTAGCACAATGGAATAAATTTATTCAACAAGATAAGTGATGATATTGAAATCGTTAGGTTTAAATTCTAGTAATAATGATTCAGGAAATAAAATATTATTTTTTCTCATTGTATCTATGTAATAATTTTCAAATAAAAAATTAAAATTAATGTTTTGTTTAAAGAGTTTTTCTGTATTTATTTTTTTATAGTTTAATTTTCTAACATAAAAATGTTTATTAAAAAAATTATTTATTTTATCAAATCTAAAAAAATTATTTTTTAAAATTTTTAAAAAGGTTTTATTTCCTTCATATTGAAATTCTTCTCCAAAATAAACTTTTGAACCTTGATTTATAAAATTAAAAACATTTTTTTGAATAAAATCGCGTTGTTTAGAACTAACTATAAATTCTTTATCTAATGTAATAATCATCATATCTGTAAAATTAATTTTAATAAATGGATTATCAAAATAATATTTAGACTTTTTAATTTGGTCAAAATATTTTCTATTATCATCATTATAATCATTTTTATTAGGAACTATATTAACATAAATTCCATTATTATTGGGTAATACTAAAACAAACTCCATTACAAATGTTTTATTGTTATAATTAACTGTTAAATTTTCAATGATTTTAACAGCCGATGTTTCTTTAAGAAATGTAGTTAAAAAATTTTTTAAAGTTTCATCTGTTATTTTATTAATTAAATTATTTTGATTTTCAATACTTTCTATATTTTCAATATTAACATTGTTAATAAGTAATTTTATTCTTTCATAAAATAAATTATTCAATAAATATTTAAATAACATTTTTATTTTTAATGCTTAATTTCTTTAAATAGTTTTATCTTTATTATAATAATGAATAAAAAGAAATGCAAGAAATCATGTAAAAAATTACTTTATCAATATCAATATTTTTATAATGATGCTGAAATAACTAAATTCCCTAGTATCAATAATGAAAGTGCTTTTTTTGATTTTTATTGTTTAACAACCGATAAAAAAATTACTTTAGCAAATTTTTATTGTGATACTAGTAATCAAGAAAAATTTCAAGAAAATTGGTTGATGACTGATGAATTAGGAAATCAAATTATTTTTGGAGGTTTTAGTGATATATTAAAAGGTCCTATATCTACTGGAACTTCTAATTATGCAGTTTCTTCTACTATTGGAGAATTATGGACTGAAGTACATGAAATTACTATTGAATTTCTTCCAAATGGTATAAGAAATATATTTTTTTATAAAAATAATTGTTAAAAATATTTCTTTAAATTATATATGAGTTATAATTTAATTCAAAAATTTAACTATGATGCAACTACCGCTGAAGTTATAAGATATGAAGGTGATAATAATTTATCTTATTCATATACTTTTAGTGTTTTTTCTACTGATGAAAAAGTTTTTTTAACTATTCAATTTCAAGAAGTAAATAATTCAACTAAATTTTTTGAAAACTGGGTTATTAAAGAAGGTGATAATCAAATTTCTTTTACTGGTTTAACTTATGGTGAAGCAGGGACAGGACTTAGTTATCCTGGAGTAAGTGATTATTCAGTTAATAGTAATCTTGGTGAAAAGTGGAAAGATGTGAAAATAGTATCAATTCAATATAATACTGATTTAAGTAGAATTGTGAGATTATATTCTATTTTATAATTATGAAAGTTATAGCTGAATATAAATATGATTTTACGGGTGGAATAATTTTTAGATATTTAAGTCAAAATAAATTTTATTCTACTTATAGTTTTGATGTTAATTCATTAGATAAATCAGTAGAAATATCAGTTTTTTATTCTGAAATAAATGATAAAAAAAATTATTTTCAAAATTGGTTAATTTATGATAGTTCTAATCAAATTACTTTTAATGGAATAACTGACGGTGGAATAGATGGTAGAACATCTGCTTCTATTAGTAACTTTGGTGTGAGAAGTGTTTTAGGAGATAAATGGAAAGGTGCTAAAACGGTAAGAGTTAATTTTGAAAATACAATCAGAATTATTACTATTTTGGGTTAGATATTAAATTTTTTCCTTTAAACAATGAAAAAAATTCCTCTTTTTCTTTAGGCGGTAATTCATATTCCCCCTCTAATATTTTCTTAACCGCCCTCTTAGTTAACTTATGGTCTTTAACCCATTTACTTCCTGTAATTATGGCCATTTTAGCATCTTCTTCTGCTTGTTTTCTTGTACAACTTTCCCTAATGTCAAATTCATCCGCCCAATTTTCAAATTTTTCTTTAACAACTTCATTAAAATTCCCATTTTCACCATTGCCGTATAAATCTATGATTTGGTCATATTTTTCTATCGTAAATTGTTCTACAAATTTTTCAAAATTTGTATAATTCCATTTATCACTCGAATTTAAGGTACGTATCAGGTTTTCTTTAATATTATCTAAAATAACATTTTGGTTTTCTGGATGATGTTCATTATAATGAATTAATTTAATAAATTTTGGTATACAAGTTGGAGGATGACTTAACAATTTTTCAACATCATCTCTGGTAATATAATTTAAATTTTCATTACCATAAGTATTTATCTGTATATTTTGTTGATGGACACTTTGGTCGATTTGTTGATTAATAATATAATTATTACCTACTTTTTTAGTTAATTCATTAATGGTTTGTTTCATTTGTTCAATTTGACGTTGATACATTTTTTCTTTTTGGTTTTCGGAGATAATTGTACATTTTTTCTTATGTTTATTGAGGTTGTATTTAGTTGAATAAAATTTATTACAATATTCGCATTTATTTTCAGCGAATTCAGAGATATTGATGTTATCAGATTGATATATTACGATGGAGCAGGGAACTTTCTTATTAATATGTCGGTCATAATTATATTTTTTAGGAAACATTTTACCACACCTTTCACATTGATATGTCATATTATCCTTTATAAGATATTTTTTAAATTATCTTACCCTAAATGCTCGAATTTTATTCCAAAAAATGAGGAAGTATCGTATTATTATTCCATTTTATGATATTAATGTTTATTACCAGATTATGGTAATAATATTTTTGATAAAGATTTTTTCGTAATAATAGTGAAAATTAATATTACACAGAAAATAATGGGATTTTAATAAAATTATGTGAATAAAAAATATTCCAAATATTCCAAAAATGGAATTTTTAAGAAAAAACGAGCAATCCTTATTTTCTCATTTATTTCATTTTTTTAGTCCATTACCATAATTTTATTTTTACTTCATTTTTTTCATTTTTTATTACCATATGGTAATATCGATACAACTATTTTTATTTTATAAATATTTATCATAAAATTATTGTAAAAAACATTATTTTTTTTTCTAACGTTTTTTTAAGGGTTTTTTTATTACGGTACATTACCATAAATTCAAAAAAAAAAATATTTTTTCGGTAATTATTTTTTGGCGTCATTTTATCGTAAGAAGCATTTTTTATGAATACGGTTCATTACCAAAAACCCCCTATAGCGTGTTTGAAATTCGTCCAATTTTCCGGTCTCGTATTGTTCGTAATAATATGTCTTTGGTAAATGGGGTTTATTTTTCAAATTTTTGTAAAATTCACTTTTTGAAAAAAAAACGAGCTCCAAAGTCCCAAAACGAGTTATCAGTATGGTTTTATTACCATAATTTTAAAAAATTAAACGCTGGTTTTAGATTTTTATGGTAAATGGTATTATTACGAGATGCGTTTTTTTAGTTGTATCATTGAAAAATATTATGGTAATGTATTTACCTTTTTTTTTAAATATTTTTTTCATGTCGACAATATGGTTAAAAAAACTTGGACGATAATGAAATTTCAAAAATTCTTTTTTTTAAAGAGGTACCTCCAGGCGTGAAAATTTTTTTTCCCGGTCATTTTTTGAAATCCACTTTTCACAAACGGTGTCCTACCAAAAAAAAAGTTTCTTCCTGACTGAATTTCAGTCTTTTACTATTACTTTTATTTTATTATTATTTTATATATTTTTTAATTATTATATTAGTAGTAATTAAATAAAAATAAATCAATAAAAAAATAAATAAAAAATAAGAAAGGTCAATTTGGTAAAAAAATGTTGAGAACCTTGGGAATTGGTAATGTTTCATTACCATACTGCTTGTCAACACTAAATTTTTTCATTACCATAATTTAATTTATGGTAATATCAATGAAGTTGTAAAAATAAGTTGGTTTTAAAAAAACGAGCTCTTTTTTCTGATGCCTTGTAAAAATGAGGGTTCATCGTCAGGGCATAAATTGAGGGGTTTTAAAATATATCATTACCAAACATGGTAATAGACATTACGGTTATTAAAAAAGTGTTAAACTTCTTTTTGGTAATAGATTATGGAATTATGGTAATAAAATAAAAATAAAAAATAAAAGAGAAAAATAATGGTAAATAAAAATCACTGAAAAATAGTGAAAAAATAAGACTAAAACTATAGGATTGACTGAAACATATTTTTTATTACCATTTATGGTAATAAAACTGCTTTGATAAAAAATAAGTTATGTCCATATATTACTGAAAAATGGTAATAAAAAAAATATTTTATAAAAATTACACCTTACGAGATGGTAATGAAATTTTATCGTAATAAACAAAACATCCGGTTTTTTGGTATACATGACACCAGAGAAGCTTTTACTAAAAATGGGGGTTATTACCATATATTACCAAACGCGTGATGATAATTTTAAAAACCGAGCTTCCATTTTTTCAAATATTACCATCTTTCGTATTGTTGGAAACGTTAGAAAAAACATTTTTAATAAATTAATTAGTTTTATAATTAAAGAATAATGTTTTTTTTAAAAAAAGTTGTGTCGTAATAGTGAGAAGTTAGCACTTTATGGTGTTAAGTATACCATAAAAGAGGTTATTTTTTCTTTGTTTTATTACGATGTATTATGAGAGCATTACGGAGATGCTCTTCTTTTGGTTGCATAAAATTGCCTGATCGTCGGGTTTTTAATACGGTGTTTTTGATTATGGTAAAATTCAACATGCATGTCTGATTTTTTGGGGTTAAGAATATGAAATATGGTAATTGAAAATAAAAAAAAGAAAAAAAGAGATTACGATAAAAAAAAACGTTAATTACCATGAGATGTTTTTAACGCAGGTCTATACCATAAAAGTGGTAATATTGCATTTTGAAAGGTCAATGATGGTAATGATGAAAAAAACGAGCTACCCTCAGGCGTGGGAGGTGTTTTTTGGTAAAAAAGGGGGTAAATTTTGAAAATATTACCATAATTTTTATGATTTGAAAAACATAAGGATGGGAAATGGGAAAAGTGGTCTTCTAAACTTTCAAAAATGAAAATGAAACGCCAGGTGCGTAAAAATCAAATTTAGGGGAAAACCTTTAGAAACTCGAAAAATAAACGCACCTTTTTTTTTCTAAAAAAAACGCACTTGACTAAAAAACCATTGTCTAAAGGTTTCAGATTTCAAAACTTAAAATGTGCATGAAAAATGACCAAATGTGCTCATTTATCATTTTGGGGAGATGGTTCTTAAATTTGCTTCTCCTAAATTTTACGCACCTTCTGTCAAATAAGACTAAAATACGCACCTGCTAAAATTCTTTTTTCTAAAGATTATTTTATTCCTAAAATTATGACCTTGTTATCTTTAGATAATGCATGTACTTTAGAACACTTTGATAATAACACTAAGATAATTAATAATTTCACTTCTTGTAAAACTCCTGTTATGCCTTTACCTACAGAACCTCCTTCATTTACTAATTATCATTGGAAAAATGATTTTTCAGTCTCCAATAGTTTAACTAATGGTCCTTTTGCCGGTTCTAAATATTATGGATTAGAAGGCGAAGGAACTTGTCAATACTCATCTATCAATTTCGGAAATTCTAATCAAACTAACGAATATAACACTTATCATTATGATAACAAATTATTAACTAATAATGAAACTAGAAATTTAGTAACTAATAATTCAACTGTTAATACTGGAGGGACTAAAGTAATAAATTATCCCATGATACCAACTCAACAGCAGATACAAAAAGACTGGAGTAATCCAGTTCCACCAGAATTAAGGAAAGAATATAAGGGGTCATTAGATGTTCAGGAAATAACTAATGATTATCCAATAAATTATACAGAAGAACAGGTTAATCCAAAAGTTCCCATATTAGAAAAAAAAGGTAAAAAAACAATTGAAAAAATGCAGAACCAAGTTAATCAACCGACTGCATTTTGGATTATTTTAGTGGTAATATTTGTTTTAATATTAATAACTGTTATGTTTAGGAATTCTTCTTAAGGTTAGAACCTAATCTGACGAAAATATCTAAGGCGAAAATAAGGAAGATACCGACGATAATAATAATCAGGATATCTTTAGCATTATAATCAGATTGAGGTATTGGATTTTGAAATCCCTCTAAAACTTTAGGATTTTCATCTCTAAAGTTTCTAAATTTTTTCTTTAATTTTTCTTTATATTTTTCAGCTAAATCTAAATATTTTTTATAAAGGAAATAATCATTACTATTTAAATAGTTTGGTTCATACTCTGGCACAACTTTTCTTTGTTTATCAATAAATCTCATATCACGGTCATCATCATCTAAAACATCTAAAGCACTATCATTATCCGAATTTTCATCTTCAAGAGAAATTGGATGAGTGAAATTTCTTGAAGCATTATCTGGAAATTTCACTTCATAAGGAACTATTTTAGATTTTGCTTTAGACATATTAGTAACTAGAGGTGGTCCGGAATAAGATGGAATAGTTTCGTCATGGTTTTTAGTATGAACCTGTGGAACTTGATTATTATTAATAGAATTGAAATTGGAAAAATTTTCTCCCCAGGCTTCTTCTAAAGAACAATAGGACATTACCCTACTAATTATTATTAAGAAAATAAATAAACAAATTTTATATCATGAAAGTATGAAAGATATAATCAATAATTATTTATCTAAAGTTTTTAATACACCCATGTATGTTAATACTTTGTATTTAATGTGTGTCATTTATATTATTTTTATTGCACCAGCTATCTCAGAAGAATTTATAAATATTTATTATAATATTGTTATTCAAGTAGTCTTATTAATTTTTATTTTTGTTGTTACTAATTTAAATAAGAATTTAGGTATTATAATAATGTTATCTTATGTCATTACAATTAGTTATGTTTATGTCAATCATTTTCAACAGCAAAAAATAGAAAATTTTGATATAGTAGAAGATGATCTTAATAATATTATTGTTGCTGAACAAGATTCATTATTAAAGAGATTAGAAAATCAAGATGAAAATGTGGTTGGAATTTGGAGTAGCAGTGTTTTAGGAAAAGAATTAGGTTTAGATAAAGGATAAAAAAAATATTATCATATATTATAAATGGTCGAACCTTATATAATATTCAATGCTATTATTTATGCATGTATAGTAGCTTATATTTTATATATAAATTTTGCAGCATACTATAATAGTGGAACTTCATTTTTAAATTGGTTAATTAGATTAAATCAAAGTTGGATATTTAGAACAATTTATTTATTGATTGTGGCTTTCTTTGCTTTAGATTATTTCCCATGGGGAGGTTTTACTCTTGCCATCCTTTTAACCATCGCTTTCTTAAATACCAATATGTTAATGTATAAAAAAGATTTAAATGAGAAATTTACTAATAAAAATTTAGCTTATCATTCAGAAGAAATTGATTATCAAACTACACCTCCAGCAGAGATGATTATGACTACACCTCCAGCAGAGATGATGACTACACCTCCAGCAGAGATGATGACTACACCTCCAGCAGAGATGATGACTACACCTCCAGTAGAAGAATTTCAAAATGAGGGATGTTCTAGTTGTCAAGGATATAAACCAAAATGTAGAACACCATTTAATCCTCAACCTTATAGACCGGATGAAAGTTTATTAGTTCCGGGTTTTCCAGATAATTTACCAAAAGATAATGAGATGTTAGCACCTTATACTCAAAGTGGTATAGGATATGAGTTTAATATGGCGTAATTATTGTTAAGAAAATTTTTAAATTAAAATAGATGAATTCTATTTTAATATCAGTTTTGTGTGTGATGGTTGCGATATTTATTTTTTATACGCAAAGTGATTTTAGTTCATTAAGTTTACCTAATAAAGATGCTTCACTAATTTTATTAGTTTTTGGGGTGTTTGCTTATGTTAATAAGCATGAGATATTATTTTTGATATTATTGGTTTCATTTATGATAATATATTTTATAGATACTAGTAAAATAAAAACTTATATCAATCCAATTTTTAAAATTTTTTCAGAGAAGAAAGAAGAGAAAAAACTAAAAGAAAATAAAATTATATCAGAAATAGAGACAACTATTAATACTGAAAATACAAATGAATTTACTATTGATGATAATATTGACGAATAAAAATCTATATTTATTTAAATGTTAGATTTATTAAATATTGTATTAACTCCTAGTAAAGTTTTTAATGGATTAGCCACATTAGCTTTACATATTGGAGGAAGATATGTTTCAGCAGAGGTTCCAAAGAATATGGAGAATGTTTTTAATCAGCCTCTTTTCAGGAGAATTTTTGTGTTTTTTGTAGCATATATTGCCTTTAGAGATTTAAAATACGCAGTTTTATCAACCTTAATTTTTATTTTAGTCTTTAATTATTTATTAAATGAAGAAAGTATAATTTATTATGAAAAGATATTTGGGATTTATCAAGGAAAAAAGACAGAAAAGATAACACCTGAAATGTATCAACAAGCAAAATCGGTAATGGATTTATATAATCAACAAAATGCGGTTTAATTAAAGATTTTTTATCATTATAAGGATAATGAACAATTTCAAAATTTCCAAAGACGATGATAGCAAAAATATCAAGATGAATTCTTCTAATATTAATGCTCCTAATATTAGAGTTGTTTCTGATGATTTAAAAGAAAGTGTCCCTAATATAAATAACGATTTTATGAAACCAAGATTAAATGAGAGAGATGTGGATTCTGAGAAACCTGTAAAGACTAATTTTAGAATGATGGAGGATGATTTAATGGCTTTTGGAAATGCTAAAAAAATGAAAAATTTTAAAAGTTCTTCTGAAGAAGAAGAAGATGATGACGAAGAAGATTATGACGATGATGAAGATTATGATGATGAAGAAGAAATAGATGATGAAATTCAAAACACAAATGAAACCTTAGGAAGTATGGATGATGAAGAAGAAGAAACTGAGGAGGTTGGAGGAAATTCTTATAATGAAGAAACTCAAGATACAGAAGAAACTGCATCAACTACTTCTAAAAGAATGCCTCCTAAAAGACATAAAACACCAGAAGAATTAGAACAAGAAAAGCAAGAATTTATTTATAGATTGGAAAGATTAGAAAAAAATGGATATAAACCAGCAAAAAGATTTACTATGGCTTCAAATTATGAAGATGTTAAATTTGAGTATGAAAGATTAAAGAAACAACGTGATGTTGACAATAGTATTAAATTCCAACGTAAGGTTTTAATGGCTGTCATCACAGGTGTAGAGTTTTTAAATGGAAAATTTGACCCCCTATCCATTAAATTAGACGGTTGGTCAGAAAGCATTTATGAAAACTTACACGAATATGACGAAGTTTTTGAAGAATTACACGAGAAATATAAAGAGAAAGGAAAGATGCCTCCCGAATTAAGATTATTAATGATGGTCGCCGGTTCTGGTTTTATGTTTCATCTCACCAATAGTTTATTTAAGAGCAAAATGCCTGGATTAAATGATATTCTTCAACAAAATCCAGATTTAATGAATAATGTTAAACAAGCTGCAATGAATTCTATGAGAAATAATATGGATGGTGAAGAAAAACAAGCTTTTGATTTCATGACTTCTGCTGTTCCTCAAGGTCCTAAAAGAGAAATGAAAGGACCGAGTGGTGTTGATGATATCTTAGGGAGAATAAATAAGAAAGAAGATACTAGTTCATCAGTTTCTAGTAATCAAAGTGTCAAAAAGAGGATTAAAATCAAGAAAAGTCAACACGTAATAAATCTTGAATAATTTTATTATTAATTACAATGATTAATAATGAAAAAATTTTTATTTCAATTGCATGTTATAGAGATGAAGAGATAATTGAAACAATTTTGGATGGTTATGAGAAGGCAAAAAATAAGAATAATTTAGTTTTTGGTGCGTTTATTCAGGTAGCAGAAGGAGATTTAGACATGAGTAAAATTCCCAGTAAAATTAATATTAGAGTTTTGAGAAAAGATTATACTAAAGCCAGAGGTCCGGCATATGCTCGAGCTATCATTTATGAAAAGCTTTATCAAGGGGAACTTTATTATTTACAGATTGATAGTCATAGTCGATTTGTTGAGGGATGGGATGAGGGATTGATTGAGATGTTGAAGAGTTTAAAGGCCAATTCGGTGATAAGTACTTATCCAAAGGGTTATCAAAGGGGAAAGCAGGTTTATCCTTATAAGAAGGTTAATGTTTTAAAGTTGAAGAAGATAAGAGATGGAATTCCAATTTTTTCATCGGCGGTGGATATGTTAGAAAAACCAAAGAGGAATTATTTTTGGGCTGCAGGTTTTAGTTTTTGTTATGGGGCGATATTTAAGATAATACCGTTTGACCCATATTTGAAAAATTTATTTTGGGGAGAGGAGTTTTTAATGTCGTTAAGGTTTTATACACATAATGTAAAAATTTATACTCCACATAAAAATTTAGTTTATACGTTATGGAGTAGAGATTATAGACATACCTTTTGGGAGTTAAAAAAGGTTTATGGGTCAAGATTTGAGATAAATGGATTTATAAGTTTTTTGAGGTTATGTTTAATAGCAAAATTTAATATTAAGGAAGACTATGATGAGAAGGTGAAGATTGAAATTGATAAATTTGGGATAGGAAAGAAAAAGAGTGTTGAGGATTATTTTGAGAAGACAGGGATAAAAGAATTAATAAAGGATTTGGATTATGATATTTTAATTAATAAATATTTTAATTCTTTAAATTTATCTCAATTTTGATTTGTTTTTTAAGAACTATTATGGATTTAAATAAATTTAATAAAATATTAGAGAAAGAAAAAATAGAAGAAACAATTACTAACCAATATTTATTTCTAATGTTTTTTTTAGAAAGATGTCAATTTATTTCAAATTTAATAAAATTAATTGATCCTTCTAAAACTGATACTTTAGTTTTAGGTATTAAATATAATATTTTATATTCAAAAGATTTTAGTAAAATATCTAAAAAAATTAAAGAATTTAAAAAAGAATTTGATAAAACTGATTTAATTAATGAAATTTTAAGTTTTATTAAATCATCTATTGGAGTAAAAAATATTGATGATGAATTAACTACCAAAAAAAAAGAGAATATAGAAAAACCTTTAGTTTCTAAAAATAAAATTAGAAGTTTAATTTATTCATTTGAAAATTTAAACGATTTAATCAAAGAGATTGATAAAAGTTTAATTATCAAAGATAATGATATTCATTCTTTTTTAATCGAAAACAACTATCTCGTCATTAATGATATTAATTTAATGAAATTAGAACGTGATATAACTAAAATGGAATTAGATTGGATAAAATTTAAAAGAAATAAAAAGCATTCTAATAAAATTTTTTACGAGGTTTTAAAACCTTGGTATAAATTTTAATATTTTTATTAAATAAAAATATTTTATATTTTAATGGTAACCAATACTAATTTACAAGATAATTTTCAATATATGGAATATACTTATGTTCAAGCAGAAAAAGATAAAACCATTTATTTATATGATTTAACTTTAAAAGGAATAGATTTGAATAAAAACAATGATGTTATTTTAAAAATGAACCAAATAGTTCCAAATATTTATATTAATACTGGTCTTTGGACCTTGAATATTAAAAAAGGAAAATATGTGATTAATAATTTAACTTATACTTATGCAATTAATTGGAATTTTCCTGGTAATACTAATTTAGGTAATAAAATTTGGAATAAAACTGCTATTTTTTTACCTCCAAATAAAATTGATTTTGATGTTGAAAATAATTTGATAAAGGGTGTTTTAAAAATCAACGGTCAAGATATATTTGGTTTAGTTAATATTACTAATGTTATTAATGAAAAAAAAGAATTAACAAATATTTTTATGTCAAGAGAAGGACAAAAAATAAAATTAAATGAACCAGTTTTATCAAATGGAAAATATACTTATTATTTTAATCAAGAACCAGATAATGTCATTGAAACTTTTCCGTTTTGTAAATTTTCTAATCCAACAGTTAGTCAAACATTTTATTTAGTTAATAATTATCAAGGTACCATTATATCAAGTCCAAATAATTTATTATCATACAATATTAACAATGAAGTCGTTCAAGGTGGTAATAATCAAATAAGTAAACAAATCCAAGATTTTATAGTTTATTTTTTAAAAGATAAAACAATTAATTCTACTTTATGTTCAACTATCCAATCAGGAGGAGGTAATTCTAATGGAGGAATAATTATCGCTAAAAAATTAGAAAATTATAAATATGAATATAATGTTTTAAATAATCAAGGTCAAACCAATAATAGTTCAACCACTTTTAATGTTCTAAGACCAACAACTCCACCCGCAACTATTTCACCAGATATAATAAAAAATAGTAATAAATTAAGATTTTTGATGCAAGGATTAGACCAACAATATGCTAGTCAAACTTATAATATAAGTGGTTATCCTTTTGTAAATTATTGGCCAGGAGGATTATTTGGAACTTATGAAGGTAGAAGTAATGATGATTTTAAAAATACTATTTTTACTTTTACTATTATTGGTGGAAAAGAAATAAAATGGGATGGTTCTTCAAATATTTTTTCAGAAACCGGAGATATTAAATTATCTTTTGATGGAGATACTTGGAGAACCCATCAAAATCAGGCATCTAATAATACTAATTTTTATTTATATTTAAAACCTGGAAAATATTACGAACTTTATTTTAGTAATTTTCAAGCTAAAAATTATAATAATGGAGGAGTTTTTAATTTATCTAATTTCTTCCCAACTCTTACAGATGTTAATAATAATAAATTAGAAACATTTAAATATCTCCAAATTAAAACTCAAAGTGGGACTTATATACCACAAGTTATGTCTGGTGAACCCCAAAAAGTCCCATTATCAGGAACTCCATCTTACAATAATAAACCTTTATCGTTATTATCTATGTTATCATCTTATTTAAGTAAAAATATGACAGTTGATATTAGTAATGTAAATATTGAAATAACTGGAACATTAGTTTATGCTAAAAATAATACCAATTATAATAATAAAGAATATGTAATCAGAATATATTATAATTCAAATAATTATTTTGTTAATTTAGTAAATGGATATGGTAATGGAAATATTGCCAATCCTTTATATCAACAAGGAGGTGGATACTCTATTCCTTATACATTAGTTTTATATAATAAAAATTATTATCAAATTAATGGTGAAACCTGTAATAAAACTTTTAAAATTAGTGATAAAACTTGTTTAGAATTATCTAAAATTGATGTTAGTTCTCAAAATTCAGGTCTTCCTCCTGTTTATCCTAACCAAACTTGTTTTAATGAAAAAGAATTTAAATGTGTTGAACCTCCATTAAATACAACAACGCCTATTCTAACAACAACACCAATGCCTACAACAACTCCTTTTCCTACAACAACCCCAATTCCTACCACAACTCCTTTTCCTACAACAACTCCTTTTCCTACCACAACACCACTACCTACTACAACACCTATTCCAACAACAACACCACAACCTGCTTATGGACCTTATTATCAAGATATTAATAATCCTAGTGTTCAAGTAAATGGATATAATAAAGAAATTGGTCAGAATTATGCGGGAGTAGTTTTTAAAACCTTTGATAACACTAAAACTATTTATGGATGTGCTGAAGAATGTAATGACCCTAATAACGCTTATGATAATCAAAATCAATTTTGCGTAGGTTTTACTTATGGATATGATGGAAAATGTTCATTATTTTCTTCTGATAAAAGAACTCCAACTCAAAATTATTTTGGAGCTTCATTTTTAAAAGATTTTGTTGATACACCAATTTATACTAACGCACCTGATATAACTTTAACCGGTGGAAGAACTCAAGAACCCCTTTCCACACTAGGAATAACTCCAGGTTTGACACCTTCAATAACAACACCAGGATTAACACCTGGAATGACACCTTCAATAACAATACCAGGAATAACACCAGGAATGACACCTTCAATAACAACACCAGGATTAACACCTGGAATGACACCTTCAATAACAATACCAGGAATAACACCAGGAATGACACCTTCAATAACAACACTAGGAATGACACCCGGTTTTACACCTTCAATAACAACACCAGGATTAACTCCAGGAATAACTCCTTCAATAACAACACTAGGAATGACACCCGGTTTGACACCTTCAATAACAACACCAGGAATAACTCCAGGAATGACATCCGATTTTACACCTCCAATAACAACACCAGGAATAACACCAGGAATAACACCAGGAATAACACCAGGATTAACATTAACAACTCCAGGAATGACAAAATCAATAAATATTCCATTAGAGGAGGAGGAAAAGAAATATGCAGGCTTAGAGTTAGAAAAGATATTAAAATATTTGGAAGGGGATGGAAAGAAGATAGAGGAATTAAAATTACCGTTAAATACCACAGTATTATTTAGGTTAAAAAATAATTCAAATACTTTAATAGAAGGAGATGTTTTTGTTAATGGAAAGGCAGTAGATAGGGTTAAAAATATTATTTGGGTTATCAATGAAAGAATGATGACTGAGGATGGAAAGGAAATGAAAATGAAAATAGTGGTAAGTAAAGAAAAATCGGAAGCATTTAGTTTTAATTATTTAGAAATGGGTAAATTATTTATTTTAAGGGTAATTGGAAAACCTTTAATAACTCCAATGATTACTTCAAAACCAATAAAACAAGAATATCAAAAAAAATGTAGTCAACCAGAAATAAAGAAAGAAATAGGAAGACCATTAACAGTAAATATAGCAACAAATAAGAATAGTCCGTTTTATTATAATAAGGTTCAAAGAAGTTTTGCAGATAAATTTTTTAATTAATATTTTTTTTATACAAAAAAAATATTAATTATTTTAATGGTAAATTGTAATTATCAAAATCCAACAGTTAATAAAACTTTTTATTTAGTTAATGGTTCTTATTATCAAGGAAATGTTATTTTATCTAATCCTGGTAATAGTAATTTACAAACTTATGGTATTGATGAACAAACAACTAATGGTTTCCAAGGAAATAAAATTGCAAAACAAATTCAAGATTTTATTTATTATTTCTTAAAAAATCAGTCAGTTAATTCTACCCTATGTGCATCAATTGTTTCAGGGGGAGGAGACTCAAATGGAGGAATGATTAGTGCTAGAAAATCAGGTAAATATAAATATGAATATAATATAAAAAATAATACTGGAAATACAAGTTATTCAACTTCTTTTGAAAATTTTGATAATGTTAATTATTTAGTAAGTTATAAAGATAATAAAATAGAGTTTACAACTCAAAACGTAAGCACTGGTAATAGTGAAATAAGAATTGATGGAAGATTATCAATAATGATTAATGATAAACCAATCTTTTTACCAGATGGTTATACATTAATTTTACCAGATGTGAGTGGTAATAATACATCTGGAAAACTTGTATTAAAACAAAATGGAAATACTACTGTAGTAACAAGTTTTGTAGGAATTCCTTATAGTGGAGTTAATAGATATTCTTATACTTTTAGACAATATCCAGAGAATTTTCCAAAGCCTAATGTATTTTATCCTCCATTTACACCAACACCTACTCCTACTCCTAAAAATGAAAATGCAAATCTTAATTTATCTCCATTTAAATTTGTTTCCTTTCGCATTGAAGGACCTTATTGGGTTAGAAATCTTGATAATAAATTTTATTATGCCTTAACAGTTTATGACGTAAAATATAATGGAAAACCCTTAAAATTACTAGAGGGTCAATCAATTAAATTAGATAATCTAGTTACTTATGATGAACAATTTAATAACATTTCAACAATGACTATTCATTATTACAAAAATAATTTTGTTATTCCCAATGGTGCAGATTTATATAAATATAATCAACCTAGTCTCTATGATAGAAAAAATGTAATTTACAGAAATTCTAAAAATCCTAATTTAATTGAATGTGGAGATAATATTAATTTATTTGGTCAAACCTGTAAGGATTATAGTAATGGTGCTAATCAAACCAATTCTGGATTACCCAATGTCTCACCCGGTCAAACATGCTTTGATGTGAACAGTGCTAAATGTGTTAACCCTCCTAATATTACTACACCAGCACCAACAACCAGACCAGCACCAACAACCAGACCAGCACCAAGAACGACACCAGCACCAAGAACAACACCGATACAAATAACAAGACCGATACCAACAACAACTCCTATACCAACGACAACTATTATAAATAAATTTTATACAAGTAGTGAAAGGAATTTTATTTACATACCGGGATTACAAAATGCAGACACAAATAAAATAAATGGTTATTTTAAAATTAATCAAACAGATATTATACCTAGTGATGATTTTGTTCCAGAAAATTATACATTAATATTTAAAGATGTTTATGAAGGAAATAATACTATCGGTTATACCAAACTTAATTTTGATATAAAAATAAAAAGAATAATTAATACTTGGTATTTAATAAATAAAAATGAATTATATACTTCTTCAACAGATTATAGACAAAATTTTAATCTTTCATTTTTTACTTTCCAAACCAATAATAATATTTATAAAAAAGGTATATATCTAACCTCTAAGGGTACAACACCAGCATTAACAACACCTCCTAGTTTTTGTGATTATTCAAATCCAACAGTTAATAAAACTTTTTATTTAGTTAATGGTTCATATTATCAAGGAAATACTATTTTAAGTAATCCTGGTACTTCTAATTTACAAAGTTATGGTATTGATGACCAAACAGTTAACGGTTTCCAAGGAAATAAAATTGCACTTCAAATACAAGATTTTATTTTTACTTTCTTAAATAATCAACCTGTTAATTCTACTTTATGTGCTAATATAATTTCTGGTGGTGGAAATTCTAATGGAGGAATGATTAATTCTAAAAAAACTGGTGTTAATCAATATCAATATGCTGTTAAAAATAATATAGGAAAAACTAATACCAGTTCAACTACCTTTACAAAATCAATACCTACAACACCTTATCCTACAACAACTCCAATACCTACAACAAGACCAATTCCTACAACAACACCAATTCCTACTACTAGACCAATTGGACCATATTTTAGTGATATTAATAATCCAAATGTTCAAGTTAATGGATATAATAAAGAAATTGGTCAAGATTATGCGGGAACAGTTTTTAAAACCTTTGATAATACTAAAACTATTTATGGTTGTGCAGAAGAATGTAATGACCCCAATAATGCTTATGATAATCAAAATCAATTTTGCGTAGGTTTTACTTATGGATATGATGGTAAATGTTCCTTATTTTCTTCCGATAAAAGAACTCCAACTCAAAATTATTCTGGTGCTTCATTTTTAAAAGATTTTGTTGATACACCAATTTATACTAATGCTCCTGATATAACTTTAACCGGTGGAAGAACTCAACAACCATTATCCACACCTGGACAAACACCAGGACAAACTCAAGGATTAACACCAGGAATGACACCTGCAAGAACAACACCAGGAATGACACCGGGATTAACACCGGGATTAACACCAGGAATTACTACTCAACCTGCTATAATAACACCAGGAATGATGACCAGTCCAGGAATGACACCTGCAAGAACAACACCGGGAATGACAACACAACCTTCAAAGGGACCTTATTACGATTACCTTTATAATCCAACAACACAAGTTAATCAATATGAAAAAAAAATAGGTAAAAAATTTAATAATCCAGATTTTGGGGAAGATACAAATATTTCAAATACTTTTTCAGATGTTCGTTTAGAAGATTGTGCTCAAAAATGTAATGATGAAAATGAAAATTGTGATGGATTTATTTATGATACTTACGGTAATTGTAGTTTGTTATCTAGTCCTGGAATAGGTTCGGTTAATTTTGATGGTGCTACCTTTTTTAAGGAAAAAGATATGGTTCATACGAATGTTCCTACTCAACCATTTATAACTCAACCTATGACAACACCTAGTATAACAACACCAAGTATGATGACTACATCACCTATAATGACAACTCAACCAATGATGACTACTCCAGGAATGATGACAACTCAACCAATGATGACTACTCCAGGAATGATGACTACTCCAGGAATGATAACAACACCAGGAATGATGACAACACCAGGAATGATGACAACACCAGGAATACTAACACCAGGAATGATGACTACTCAACCTATGACAACCCCAAGTATGACAACAGAACCAATGAAGATAATAACTAGTAAACCACAAATACCAAATCTTCCATTAAATTCAACGATAACATTTAAATTAAGACCAAATTCAAATACGATAATTGAGGGAGATATTTTTATTAATGGAAGTAAAATAGAATTACCAAAGAATTATAATACAATATTAGATCAGGAGGTTTTAGACCAAACCAATAGAAAAATTAATTTATTGATTAAAACTTCATTTGAAAATAATAAATTTCAATATTATTATGCATTAACTGACCCATCAGGAATTTTAAAACCAAATGAAGAAGTTAGTTTTTATACAACTGAAATACCTAAAACCATAAGTTTTCCAACTTCAAGACCTTATATTTTACCAACTCAAGAACCAATAAGACCAAGGGATAGAATGACACCGCAAGTTTCTTGTAAGAAAGACCAAGAAGATAAACAGGTTGTTGTTCCAAATGGAAAACAACCGATAATAATAGATGTGAGTTATAATAGTAATAATCCAAAAACTTTTAATGATTATACTAAAACAAGAAATTTAGCAGATTATTTTTTTGACAATGGATTTTAATTTTTAAATTATTATATTTGATAATTTAAAAATGGTAAATTGTGATTATCCAAATCCAATGTTTAATAAAACATTTTATCTTGTTTTGGGGAATTATTATAATAATATAGTTTTAAATTATCCAGATTCAAATAAATTACAATCTTATAATATTGATGAACAACTTGCAAATAGTATTAATGATACCAATAAAATTGGAATGCAAATACAAGATTTTATTTTTTATTGGTTAGGAGGTAGTCCTAAAAATTCTCAATTATGTGCAAATATTATTTCTGGTGGTGGAAATTCTAATGGAGGAGTAATTAGTGCAATTAAAGTAAATGAAAATAAATATCAATATGTAGTTAAAAATAATCAAGGTGCCACCAATGGAATTTCAACTATTTTTACAAAAAATATTCCATCAGGTTATTTTTTAAGTCAAGAGGTTAACCGTCTATATATTCCTAATTATCAACAAGGGGGAAGACCAAAATTAGATGGAACTATAATAATCAATAACCGTAATGTAGATATTTTTAATGATGTTTCTGATGGTTATATACTGGAATTACCATTTTGTTATAGTATTGACCAAGTATCAAAAATTAAAATTAAAAGAGATAATAATACTTGGTTTTTATTAGAAGGAACTCCTTACGCTAATTATACATTTTATTTATGTCCAACTAATACAAAAATAAATTTTAAAAATATGTTACCAAATAGAGAAACTTATAATAAAATTACATTTACAACACAAAGAAGGAATAATACTGCAATCTCAGGAGAATATTTTATCAATGATTGGCCTAGTTCAGGAAAAGGATCACAAAGTCGGTATACACAAAACTTAACTATTAAAAATTTGTTAACATTTGAAGGTTTTCAAATTGAAAAATTAGAAATTTACTGGAATACAGATACTTATTACATCAGAACACCAAGTAATTTAGAATATAATAAAGAATATACATATTATTTTACATCAAAAACACCTTCTTTTTTCCCAGATATCACAATGCCCACTACTACTCCTTATCTTACCACCGCACCTATTCCCACCACTACTCCTTATCTTACCACAACACCTATTCCGACCACAACCCCTAATCCTACTACTACCCCGATACCGACAACAATACCTTTTCCTACTACTCCACCTATACCCACCACAACACCTATGCCCACCACTACTCCTTATCCTACCACAACACCTATGCCCACCACAACACCTATGCCCACAACAACACCTATGCCCACCACTACTCCTTATCCTACCACAACACCTATGCCTACAACAACCCCTTTTCCTACAACAACTCCTTATCCTACCACAACCCCTTTTCCTACAACAACCCCTTTTCCTACAACAACCCCTTTTCCTACAACAACCCCTTTTCCTACAACAACACCTATGCCGACCACAACCCCTATACCGACCACAACACCTATGCAGACAACAACCCCTATACCCACCACAACACCTATGCCGACCACAACACCTATGCAGACAACAACCCCTATACCCACCACAACACCTATGCCGACCACAACCCCTATACCGACCACAACACCTATGCAGACAACAACACCTATGCAGACCACAACCCCTTATCCTACTACTACCCCGATACCGACAACAACACCTTTTCCTACTACTACCCCGATACCGACAACAACCCCTTTTCCTACTACTATCCCAATACAGACAACAACACCTTATCTGACAACAACACCTATGCCGACCACAACACCTTATCCTACTACAACACCTTTTCCTACTACAACTCCAATTTTAACATCTATTTTTCCAGAAACAACTATTCCACGAACAACTATACCAGGAACAACTATACCAGGAACAACTATACCTGGGACTATTATTCTTGGGACTATTATTCCTGGAACGACTATACCTGGAACAATTAACCCTTATATAACAAAACCAATAACATTTAATCCAACAACCAGACCTTTTATTATGCCAACAGAAAGTGGAATTCCAACGACAAGACCTTTTATCACACCAAGACAGGAAGAAATAACAACCAGACCTTTTATTATGCCAACAGAAAGTGGAATTCCAACGACAAGACCTTTTATCACACCAAGACAAGAAGAAATAACAACCAG